GCTTACCAGCATGAGAACCGTTTTGCCATGTCGGATATACATCGAACCCAATCGATAAAGTACGGTCACCATTGTTAACGACAGTAGTCGGTTTATCGTGAACGTATTCTGTATTGGTCGTATATTTATATGTCGATACATAACCTAAATGACCGGTTGCTTTAGGATCTGATTCGATATACACATCACCGGAAACACCGGCAGAGTAGTGACTATAGTCGTTATCTTTAGCATCAGTAAGAGGAGAGCCTTTAGCATTAAAATAAATAGCAGAACCTTCTTCTTGGAAAAGTTGATTTTTATCATTAAGCTTCATTTCCCGAATCGTACGATCTCGACCAACGAAAACTCGTGTCTTAGCATTTTCTTCGGCACGTACTTCGAATCTCCGGTTTAGATAACCTTTGGCTCCATATTCATCGGTAGAACCTAAGTTAGTAAATAATTTTAGCTTGTCTGATTCTTCGACACCGTTAGGAGCAATCGATAATATAGGAGAATCGATCCAAGAGAATAAATATCGATCAGTAAGAGCCGTAAAGTTTTGAACAAAGTTAGGGAATTTTAAATTATTAACTTTGATCTCAGCTTTATCTTCATTAGAAGATTCAAGTTTAATAAATGGAACTGGATAGTCTCCGTCTGGCAAATATTCTTTTTCGCCAGAATGCGTAATATCTAGAGAGATATTATTTAACTCTGTCGAAGCAATTGCACTTATATTGAGAAGATTGGTCGATAAATTCCAACGACCTGTTAATTTAAGATCATTTATTTTGTTAGCGTAGAAAGTAACGCCCGATAAATTAACTAGATCGATATCGTCGCCATAATGAATTACGACGTTGTTCATATCGACATGAGAATAAGAACAGATACCATAAGTACAGTTATTAGAAATAATGTTACTAATTTTAGTATTCGATCCTTCTACTTCGATATATACAGCATACTGACCATAATTAGCTTCGATATTATCAATTACGGAATTATGTAAAGGTTTCCCAAAATCGACAATTTGACCTTGCCCATCTTTTGTATTAGTTGCCTTAATATTTCTAATAATAAAATTATAATAGTTAGCATTAAGATCGCTATCGTCAGTAATAAATCTAATATAACTACCACTAATATCTTCTCGTGCTACTTTAAAAGAGAATCCTTCGACAGTCGTATTATAAATGTTATGATAGTCACTTAAGCCATTGTCGACACAGCTTAAAATAAAACCGATAGTGCTGACATTAGAATTAGATTCGTCGTGATCGCAATTAATTACAGCACCATATAATGATTCAGATTTAACTGTTAAATAATGATCGCGATCTAATGGACATAAAATTTTAACTTTATCGCTAATCTTATAAATGCCGTCCGGGAAGATAATTTCCTCGTATTTTTCCGTGTTCGCCTTAGTAAAGATTTCGTTTAACTTAGCTGTTACATCGGTAGCACCTGTATTATCGACACCTTCTGTAACGACGTTAAGAGATTTCTTGCCGCCTGTTAAACTTTGGACATCGGCTTTCTTAACGAATAATTCGTCGGTCTTAGTTTTGTTATAAATTGCTTTATCGTAATGGTAGGTCGTAAGTACGGTATAAGAATTAGTGCCGTTATAGTGTTTTAATTCCTTGCCCAAGATAGTTGTTAAATTGCGTTTGTCGCCGACTTCTAAGTTGTTGTTAGCATTAATTTTAGCCATAACATAATTAGTAGCTTTATCGACAGATTGACCATGATAACCGACTTGATTACCGACTACGATACCGTTATTTAAAAAGTCGTTATTGATATTATTAAAGTAGCTTCGAGCAAAATCGTATTTGTAGATACGAATATAGTCGTGGCTATTAGCTGCCATATAGATAGCACCATCGACTAAAGCAAAATCTTCAATTTCGGCCTTTGGTTCGAATTCAAGCTCTCTAACGATAGTTGCTTTATCGCCGTCGATTTCGACTTCTACGATGCGTCTCATTAGGCTGAATATAATTTTATTGCCGACAAACAAAGCGCCGTTAGAATCGTTATTTTTCTCGTTCACGGTAACGATATATTCTTTACCGTCAGTTAAATCGCTATTCGCATAAATACGAATCCTACGAGTGCTATTATCAGCACCAGGTAAGATACTAGCATACTGACCTGTCACCGGATTATAACCGACGTTATAGAAATTATCGGTATAATCTTTGTATTCGCTAGGAGTTAAATCGTCCCCTACGGTATAAATTCGATTACCGTTAGCGGCACCGTTAGTCGCACGAATCTTACCGTCGAAGAATAAAGTATTACAATGACCGAGTTTATCGGCACCACTGTTTTCAACACTACGAGCAACACTAAAATCTTTATTTAACTCATATAAGATTTGTGTCGTACTGTCAGCGTTGATACAAGCTACGATAAATTTTTCTGTCTGAGGATTGTACGTAAACCCTTGGCACTGATTTACTTTTTCTTTGTCGAAAGGAACCTCGGCTACGAGAGCGATATTCTCAGCATATTGCATAACCGGCTTTTGATTCTTCTTAAGAATAGAACTTAAACCTTGAGCAATTTCAGAAATAATAGACATAGTGTCTCCTTATTACAAATAATTAATTCCGTTCATTTTAGCAATTTCACGAGCACGGTTACGAATCCAATTACCACCAGCAGTATGTAAACCATCTTCAGTGCGAGTATGGCATTCTGGTACAAGAATATCGAGATCCCAACGTTCTGCCGGATAATCGTATAAATCTTGACGTGCTAAGCAACGTTCGCCATGAGTAAATACTCGGCTTAACGGTAAACCCCAAGATACGCAGCATAAATAAATTACAGTCGCCATTGCTTCGAGTTGTAATGCATTAACGGGCTCCGGCCCCGGCACGTATGTAGAATAACCTGTGAAGCCATCACCATTTAATTCGGAACCATAATTAGAGCAAGCCGAAATACCAAAGTTATTAGTATTTTCATGATAACAATGGCTCGCTCTATTATCTAAATCTTGCATTACATGTACGTTACCAGATCCATCGATACACATATGATAGTCATCGAACAACTGGTCGTAATGACCAGCTGTCCAATGCAAAGTAATCATAGTATTCGAAGAACCTTGTTGTTGAATAGTCGGATAAATATTTTTAATAACGTTATCACGAACTTGTTTTAATTGTTCTTCGTATGTCATATAAATTATTCACCTATATCAAAAATAATAAAGCCATTATTGATGCCAAAATTTCCAAGATATTTTTCTTTACCGGTAGAATCGTATAAATATGTCGTTAAAGCAGATGATTGATAAGCAACAATATCTTTAAGATCTCCTGAAGTTACTTGACCTGATCTTATTCCAAAATTATCGACAATATAATATGTTATCGGATTATTATTTTTGAATTCGATTTTTTTCTTAAAATTAATTTTAGACGTATTATAATTTTTAAGAACAGAATCTTTGTCAAAGTAAAGACCATCTTGATCATAATCTCTTGTCTGATCAAATAATTCATTAAATTTTTGAATTATAGATGAGCTAAAACCATTTGTTGCAATCTGTGACCCATAATCGCCAACTAATTGTTGATTGTTCCAATCATGAATATAGCCATAATAAACATTGTTACTATTTAATAAATTTTTGATAGTAAGTGGATTTTCTATTTTAGCCTTTTTTTCAATTTTAAGGTTATTAACATAAATATCAAATGGCGCTGTATTTTTAATAATAATTTTATTATCTAAAAATTCTGCCTTAAGAATATTTGTTGCATCATCGTTATATATTTTTTTAGAAATTAAAAATTTATATAACTTATCTTCTTGTTCATAAGAAAGATCAAATGTTTTATTCCCGATATCTTCTGTTTCAGAAAAAGAGTCAAAAGCTAAAGAAGAATCTTTTTCTGCTTTAAATGGTGTAGATTGAACTAATAAATTTAAGAAAATTCCATTTTGAGAAGATACTTTTGCATCTTTAACAGTAACAGTAACGATACCATTATCGTCAAAATTAGCATCTTTACCGTTAACATTTACATAAGATTTAAATGGTCCAGATAATTTTACTGTAATATCAGAGCCATTAAAATCGTAAGAAATAATTTCAACGTTCTGGATATTTAATACGCTATTAAATAATCGTTGTATATATAAATCTGTTTGATTTGCAAATGGAATATTTTTATCGGCTAAAAATTTCTCAAAACCTTGAGAAAATAATGAAGCTATTAATTTAGAAATTTCTTGAATTTGATTGTTTTCAGACATATTAAATTATCCTTATATTATAATGAATCAAAAAAAACACCTTTTATCACAAAACCAATAGCAGCTTCAATCGTAAAATCATCAATAAAATCACTATGTTCGCCGATTTTAAATGTCAAATTATCTTGTGATTTGGTATTATAATTTATAATAAGATGATATGATCCATTCTTTTTATATGCTTTAATAGAGTTCACTGATTTAATTTTATCAACACCGCTAGTAATATTGTAATTATAAGTTGTTGTATATTGTTTATTTTGAGCAAACGGTATAATTTGTAATCCGCTAATATTTTTCGGTAAATTTTGAGAATTTATTAAGTCGACAGCACCAGATTCATCAGTTTCTTCTAATGTTTTAAAAACATTATCGATAACATATACATATTTATTTATTTCAGTATTATATCCATAATCATTTTTTTGAAGATTTACTTTGTTGCCATCAAAACCGAATTCTTTTAATTCATCAAATGTATACCGTTGATAAAAAATGTCGTCATTATTAAATAATTGTTGAATACAATCTTTACTAAGTATTGTATTACTTCGATCATGTCGTTGTTCTTTTATCCAAGGATATTTGAAATTATTTTTAATTTTTACTTTTACCTCGGTAGTCCCAGGTTTAATTTTAGACAACATACTTCCACGTATTTTATCGTCAAATTCCATTGATTTTTGTCCGACAGGAATCGTAAAAGTTTCACCTAAATATTCGACTTCTAATGGTTCATAATATCGATTAATAATATGGTGTAGATAATCAGAATTAGAACTAGAAAATAGTAACTGATTTATAAAGAAATATCGTCCAAAAACACTAGGCACAGTATATACTGTTGCGCCATCGTTAGGAGCCGGAACATTTCTTGTGGAATGAAGGACATCTTTAAATTTGCCTTTATAATTAGAAACAATATCGATACTATTTTTTAATTCATCAAATGTTTCTGCTAATCGTACACCATCTTCAATCGTTGCAATACCGCCGCTATCGGCAGTAAATTTTACACCGTTAATTTCGTATTTCTTATTTGGAAGCAATCCACTAACTTTAAGAATTCTAGGATCGTTTTGATCTGGATATATAGAAACATTATCAGAGAATAAAAGTTCCGATGGATTTTCATAGAAAATATATCCAATTTTAACATAATTTTTATTTCTGTGTTCACTATCATCTGCCATAGGATAAGTAAAATCTTTAGAACAGTTTTCTAAGTATTTACTTTCTTCTGGTTTTTCGTAACCTTCAGGAAGATTTTTATTCATAGGAACCCATAAAATTTTAGCATATGGGAAAGGATTTTCTGCATCTTGTTTTACTGTAACAGTCAATGACCCAGATTCAGGAAATCGGTACACAGTATCATTAATTTCAATATAGCTAAAAGGTTGCCCAGAAAATGTTAAAATATAATTATCGTCTTGTTCAGTAACGACATTAATATTTACACCAGTACCATAAGCAACACCAATATTGCCAAATAACTTTTTTAAATAAAATTTTGTTTCTTCAGGAAATGGAGCATTAAGATCCTCTAAAATAGCTTTAACTAAAGAAATAGTTGTGTTCGGTTTATAGGCCGTAATCTCGTTAGCTATATCTTGTATTTTATTATCAGGCATATATATCTCCTTAACTTATACGTTTCCACATATTAACGACGATATATGGAGGCATGTTATTATGTGGTTGGTTTTTACCGGATGGTAACATATTTATATTTAAATTGATAGTATGATTATGAGAAGCATCAATAACATAATTTCGTCCTGGTGAAGAATTTCCACCATCCTTAGCATGAATTCCATATTCACTTTCTTTTGAAACTATTCCAAAACCATCTCTATAAGGAACATCTGTTATGTCTCCATTTGGTCTAATAGTTGAAGAAAATTTACCAATTAATTTTGCTGTACTTGTAGTATCACCATTAATATTATTAACATCGTGACTATGAGAAGCTAATTCATCTTCCGTTAAACGATGTTCTTTTTCGCCGCCGACTTGTCCGAGATTAAAACCGTCACCGCTATTAACTAGCATACGACCGGAAGGCATACGTTCCCAGCTACCGCCAAAGATAGCTGATGGCTCGACGTTATTAACGTTCATATAAATAGAACCAACCGGATATAATTGACCGGCTAATCGGTTAAGCTGATCTAAAGCTGAACTTAATTTTTTATTTAACTGTCCTACAGTTACGACATCGTTAACTTCGACTCCGTCTGCGACATTACTAATAATACGTTTAGTCGTATCGTTTCCGACAGACACTTGATTCTGGAGCGTAGCGACCGAATCTGCGCCTAATGCAACACTGTTTTCACCAGTTGCTGAAGCATTAACGCCAACGGAAGTACCACGGCCCAAAATAAAATTACCGATAGACATTGCTTTATCTCTGAGCTTGTACGCAATTGTCGTAGCGATTTTTGCACGACCGTTTTCAGTAGATATAGAAATATTATCACCAGCAATAATGCCATTAACACCTGTTCTTTCATCGATCTCCTCTTTAGTATACGTTTCGTCACGGCCCATAAATAATTTAGCAGTTTGCGTCTTCGTATAATAAGGACTTAAATCGACTTCGGCACTAATTTCATTATCGCTATTAATACTAATAGAACTACCGGCTTTTAATTTATTTTGTTTCGATTCTTTTAAATTTTGAATATCTTCAAAATTCTGAATCATTTCGTCGGGATCTTGAATATAGATCTCGCTTTTTTTATATTTATTATTACTCTTAACAGTCTTTAATTGCAATGCATTTAAAATATTGACCTTAAGAGATTCGACTTTTAATTTATTCACGCCATAATCCTTTCGTTAATTAAATAACAGATATACATTATATTACACCATTATTTAACTAATCTAAAGAAATTAATGCGATTTGCAAGCATACATCGAGATGGATTCTTAGCTTTATTTACGCCTCTAAACTTATAGCCTAAATAGATACTTTTTTTAAATAATCGACACCATCTACGATCATCTTTAACACAGAAAATTTTATTCTTCATGTCGACAGCAACGAAATAGTCTTCTTGGTCGACATATACTTTTATATCTCGAGGATGTACATATTTACCGAAAATATAATAAGCAAATCCATATCCACAATTTCGATATAGCCAAGCACATCGACATATATATCGCTGGAACCATTCTTTAAGAGTAAAGTTTCCATCAATTACATCGACATATCCTGGGATCATATATCCATCGCCTTTATTCTCAAAATAATATAAATAATGTTTATTAAAATCGTATCGAGCAAATTTGGGTACGTTGCCTTCATATATCATCCAAGCAACATCGAGACAATTATCGTATGTTTGCCACAATTTAAAAATCTTAGGGAGATTTCCTTTAGTATCGGCAAACAATACGACGAACCAGTTCGTTAAATAGCATAGCATCATGCAGAGCAAATTTACTCCGCACAACACTAACCATTTTAAATAATACTTATTCAGCATCATTTTTTTCCTTATATGTACCAACTTCGCTATTATATTTACTATTGATAAATTTATTAGCGACTTGAGTAACGGCAGAACCACCGCCAGCTAAGCTAGCAAGTGTTTCATAATGTTGCCAATTGTGACCGGTAATAACCAAATATAAAGTTACACCGATCAACAAAAGCAACAAGGAGAAAGAGATGACGCGTGTATAACTTAACTGTTCATTTTCAAATAACATCATTTTAAAAATTTTAGTCATCTTTCTTTTCCCTCAATTTAAGTTTTAATTCGCCTAAAGATACAGTATCGAGTCGATCTAATACAGCTTTATCTAACTTAGAAATAATATCGTGATTATATTTAATCAACATATAATTTTCTTTAAAGCTCCATAACTCTGTTATCACGACTACTAAGTAACATATAATAGATATTGCGTCCATAAGCTGGGCAAACCCAGTATGGACAGTAGCCGGTATTTTAATCACGTCGATAACGAAAGCGAATAAACACAATAAAGAATATTCGAACAACTTAAAAACAAAGCCGCGATAAAACACGCGGCTTGATTTTTGCTGGCCCCATCCTCCCCAGAACACTTCGATTATTGTTTTGTAATGCCATATACTATGTTTAACGATAGTAAGACTAAAGAGTTTCATTATTGTATCAATAACGATAAGAACAAAACTTATACAAAAAAACATAATCAAACGTTCTACGGCATCAGGGGCATAGTTGTTCAAGAACATGAAGAAGTTAAATAATTGCATATTCTGTTCCTTAAAGTTTTAAGCGAGAGAAGATTTTGAGACTCTAAGGAAGTGGAATATATTATTCACCTTTTAATGCTTTGATAGCATCAAGAATAGGTTGCAAATCGGCTTGTGTGATAAAACCTTTTTCTTTCATCTTAGTCTCAATATCTTCGAGTTTTAAGAATTTTTGTTCGGCACTTAGGATAGTTTCATATGGAGTCAAATCGACTGTATGACTTTCCGCAACAATTCTAATTTTAGATTTATTGCCATCAGTAGCATCTTCAAAAGATTGAACTTTAATCCCGTCGCCACCAACGATACCGTTGAAAATTTGTTCTTCGAATGCTTCTTGTGTTACGCGTTTTGCAACAGCTTCATCGATAGCAGCTACTTTAGTATCGTAATCAGTTTTGGCGACAGTTTCAGATTTTTTAGCGTATTCGCTAAGATCGATAGCTGCGCCACCAGTAGTTTTAATTACGAGATGAGGTGTATGATGTTCATCTTCGCCGATAACTTCTTCGATATGAATACCTTCACCAGCTTGGATATAAGCTTGAATTTCGGTAGATAAATTTGCTTTATCTAACTTTCCATCTAAATGTTCAATAATATTAGATGGGTTAAGTAAATAACGAGATGTAGGGTCGCTCGCGATACCTTTCGTATCTTTAACGATAACGTCTGGATCATTTACATAATAAAACTTTTTAACTTCAGCCATTATTAAGTATACTCCTTATATAATTTCCCCGCCATAAAGACGGGGAACATAGCTATATAATATATTTAAATTAGTCAGCTTCTACTGCGATACCAGTACCGCCACCAACCATAGATTTCCATTCTGTACCATTATAGAATACAGGAGCATTTAAGTCTGTATCATAGTACATTTGACCAGCTACAGGAGCTGCAGGACGGTCGGCAGTTGCACCAGTTTTAACAGTCAATTGTTGAATTTTTGCTTCGAGTTCAGCAATCTTAGCTTCGTATGCAGATTTAAGAGTATAAGGACTTAAGTCTACAGAAACGCCAGAAGCACTTAATGTTTTAGAGCCTTCGTCGTATGTTAAGCCAGCACCGAATGTAATTTTATCTTGTTTGCCGGCGATAGTAGGATCAGCTTCGATGATATCAGTTACGCCTTGAGCAGTTACATATGTACCTTTAGTAGCATATAAGCCGTCGGCAGTATCTTTATCCAAGAATGCTTTAGCAGTGATTGCATTATTAATAGCGTTAGTAAATGCGGGGCTAGTTGCTACATTATCTAAATCGCCACGAGTCATGTAATCGCCACGAGCTTGGAATACATTTTGAGCTGCAGTTAAATCAAGTTTGCCTGCAAGAGCCGTATTAATTTCATCGAATTTAGATTTGTTTTTACCGATTTGATCGTCGACATATTCGATAGTAGCATAGTTACCTACGCCTTGATACAAGCGGTCAGATTCATCTTTAGTAATATAACCATCTTTAAGGATCTTAGTTAACTCTTCTTTAGTTAAGTAGTTGCCTTTAAGTTGGAAGATACCTTTAAGTGTTTCAAGGTTAGTTGCAAGTTTAGCGTCGATAGCAGCATCTGTTTCGTCAGCTGTCATCATATCGTCTTTAATTTGAGCGATAGCAACGCCGTAAACATCTTTAACCCAAGCAGCAAAATCTACTTTAGTTTGATAAGCATTTGCAGCTTCTTCAGCTTTATCGTTAATAGCTTTTTCTAATGCAGTTTTAGCAGCAGCTAATGCATTTTCTTGAGCTGTGATAGCTGTATTAAGAGTTTGTTTTGCGTCTTCAAAATCAGTAGTCGCAACTTTACCAGCTACTTCATCTTTTGTGGCTTTCTTAGCTAATTCAGCAAGAATAGATTCTACGGAAGATTTATTATCATTAACACCGGATTGGATATTAGCAATAGTTTGAACGGCATCTTTAAGAGCGCCCAATTTATTATCGACAATACCTTCGACTTGAGTTTGAGTCAAGCCAGAGCCGCCAGCAGCAATAGTCGCATTATCTAACTGTTGTTTTGTAGCAAATGTATCGTCAGCATATTTTTTAAGCTCAGTAGCTTTCGCACCGATTTCAGTCGTTACGTCAGCTTTCTTAGCAAATACGTCAGCATCAGCTTTCGCTACGTATACATCACCAAGACCGGCAACGGCAGCAGAAATATCTTCTGTTACTTTAGCAGCTTTAGCATATGTATCAAGATCAGCAGTGTGTACTAAATTATCTTTATCGAGACCGTTAATCAAAGCTTCGTTAGCATTAGCTTTAGTTTTAACTTCTTCCAAAGCAGCAGCCGTAGCATATTCACCTTTTGGTTGATAATCACGATCAGCAGCTTCTTTAGTTACATATTCGCCTTTTTCTTGATAACCAGCAAGTTTGCCAGTAAGTTTAGTATCGATTAAATTAGGAACTGTAGCAGTTTCTAATGTATTTAATTTGTTATCCAACTCGGTTGCTTTAGCTTCGAATACAGCTTTATCGGCTTTGTCCGCTAACACAGATACATCAGCTTTACCCAACAAGTCAGAAGCATTTTTATCGGCTTTAGCTTGAACTGCAGTTAATGCACTTACATCAGCTTTATCGGCAAGTTTTTCGTTAAGCTTAGTTTCGCCTACAAATTTTTCTTGAGCGACGATAGCATCGACAACTTCTTTAACTTTGTCGGCTACAGCTTGAGCATCAAGGCCTGTGCCAGTACCACCATTAAGAGCAAGGTCGTTAACTTTAGTTGTTAATTTACCAAGATCTTCAATAGCTTTTTCGACTTTAGCTTTAGCGTCTGCCAAGCCTGCTTCGTTTTCAGTTGCTTTAGCTTTAGCTTGTTGAGCAGTCGTATTTACTTCACGAACAGCAGCATCGGCAACAGCTTTAGCAGCTTCGATATCTTCAGCTACTTTTGTTTTGTCAGCTTTTTCGCCAAGTTTAGATTCAACGTCGGCTTTTTCTGCATATTCAGTAAGAGCAGCCACATCAGCTTTCTTAGAAAGAGCTTCGTTAACTTCGTCTTTAGTAAATACTTTATTTAACTTATCAAGAACAGTAGTAAGATCAGCTTGACCAGCTAATTGTTGAGCAAGATCTTTAAGAGATTGCAACGTAGTCGGATCCAAAGAACCGATAGCTTGAACTTCAGCTTTAGTAGCATATTCACCTTTAGGTTGATATGCTTCATCGGCAACAGCTTTAGTTACATAATTAACGAGAGCAGCTTCAACTTCTTTAGCTTTAGCATCGGCAGCTTCGGCTTTTGTCTTAGCTTCAGTTACAGCTTCACCAGTTTTAGCTTCCGTTTTTGCCGCTTCAGCAGCAGCTTTAGCAGCTTCGACAGATTGAGCTAATTCGTCTTTAGCAGCTTTCAAAGCTTCTTTAGTTGCCAATGGTTCAAGAGCAGTAGTATCAGCTTTACCTTCGAGAGCAGTATTTGCTTTAGCAGCTTCTTTGGCAGCATCGGCAGCAGCTTGTTTAGCTTCGGCAGCTTCGGCTTTTGTAGCCTTTTCAGCTAATGCAGTATTAACAGCTTCTTGGTCAGCCTTTTTAGCAAGAGCTTTTTCGTTTTCTACTTTAGCTTGAGCCGCATCAATTTTAAGTTTAGATACGTCGTCAGAGATACCTTTTACTTTTGCATCGTTAAGAGTGTCGGCAGCTTTACGTTCAGCAGCTTCTGCTTTTACAGCAACATCGTTAGCTTTAACTTCGGCTTTTAGATTATCCAATGCTGTTTGATCAGCTTTAGTAGCAAGAGCAGTAACGTCCGCTTTGGCGGATACTTCTTCTTTTGTAGCTAAAGGAGTCAAATCGCTAGCATTAGCTTTTTTAGCAAGTTCAGTTTCGATAGTAGCTTTATCGGCTTTATCAGCTAAATCAGATTTTTTAGCATATGTAGCTTCAACTTCAGCAGTTTTAGCGAACGGAGTTAAATCGACAATAGCTTTAACTTTTTCAGTAAGTTCGGCAGCTTTAACTACGTCGTCAGCAGTAGCCGCTTTAGCGATAGCTTTTTCAAGATCGGTATCTTTATCGTTAAGTTTTTTAATCAACTTATCGATAGCATCTTTATCATATACTTTATCTTTATCGGCTTTTTTAGCGATTTCGGCAATGCTATCTGGGTTATCGCGAAGCAGTTCAATAGCATCTTTTAAAGTTTTAAGATCTTTAGCAGATACGCCACCAGTCGCTGTTTCGAGTTCTGCTTTAGTTGCAAATTTAGCAGCAGCAGCTTCGTCAGCTTTACCTTGAGCTTCGGTAATTTTTTCAGCTACTTTAGCATCGGTGATATATTCACCTTTAGGTTGATATTGAGCAGCAGCTTCAACTTTACTTAAAAAAGTAATAACGTCTTGTGCTTGTTTAGCAGCAAGATCGGCAGCTACTTTAGCAACGGCAGCTTTATTAGCTTCGGCTAATACTTTATTAGCAGCAGATGCTTCTTTGTTTGCACTAGCTTGTTTTGTTACGTCTTCAACAGCTTTGTTATCGACTGGAGTACTGGAACCACCTTGATTACCAGAACCACCAAGCTCAATACCTTTATCACGTTTTGGATCGTATAAACCAAAATGAGCTTTACCTACAAATTTTTTGGACATAGAATGTTATCTCCTTTAATTCCAATAAATTAATTCAGCACTAAGTCTGTTTTTCAAATCATCAATAGATTTATTTAAATAATCGTCGACTTGTGCATGAATATATTCTTGTAATGCGTCGCCAATTATTTTTAACAACTGGTCTAATGTCGGTTGATAAATACGTTGATTCATTTGGTCGACAAATTTTGTTAACTCATCACGAACAGTATCTCTTACTTGATTAAAGTCCGGTTTCTTTTTAAGAGCTTCCATTAAATCTGTATAGGTATTAATAGAACCATCTTTTTCGAATTGCTTTAACGTATCAGCCCAGTATTCTAAATCATGGATATCTGGTTTATTATTAACGACACGAATAACTTCATTTAATTTATAAACCAGGTACTGAATACTCGTTTCATCTAACGAGGCTTGATCGATAAAATATTTCATTCTCTTACCTCATAATTACGTTCGTAATAACTGACTGTTGATTTCCTGGTTCAATCGAACATTCGTCATCAGTGCATTTAATAAGAACTGCAAAATTTTCATTACCAACAGTAGTGGTCGAGTTCTTCTCTAAAATAGATACCGGAATAATTAAATCACCGATATTCGATTCTTCATATAAACCAGAAATAACGATTTCAGATTTATTGCTTAATAAGTATGCAGAATAAACGCCTTCATAACACAAAGTAGAGCAGGTATCATTTTCTAATAATACCTGCTCATCATTCACTAACAATTCATCTGATAAAGATAATGAATTAGAGCCATAAGAGATTACGTCTCCGTTAAATATATTTTTACCATTTAATTTTAATTCTTTTACGAATAAATTGTTAACCATTATCTTATCGTTACGTTGGTTTTTATTAAGATACTCGCTATTTATATTACTCAAAGTAATACCATTTTGGTCTAAATGTTCATTAATTTGAGTATGCGCTTGATTAATAATTTCAGATACATTATGATTTAAACTCATAAGTGAATCATTAATAGCACTTAATGAAATTTCATTCATTGAATAGCATCCTTTTATCTTATAAAAATATTAGAAACCTTTTCAACATTATCGATAATTAAGTTATTCTCTAGAATAGATACAATAATTGTTTGATCGACATCTTTATAAGTACCAGATTTTTTTACGATAAACAAATTGAAAACTTTATTATTATTTTTAAAAATAATATTTATTTCATGGGCATGAGATAAATCTATATTTTCTTTAGCTGGAATTTCGATCCAGTCATAAGAGTTATCATTTTTAGATAATAATTTTATTTCGTTGTATAATTTACCGGACAATTTTCTGCCACCAAGCTCGATATGATCTTCATCGATATTTATACTTCCAATAATCTTTTGAGTATCCAAAGTATCGATTGAATAATCGTATCGTTTAGTTTTTTTATAATACTGATTATCATCGATCGTATAGTTCTCGATATTAAGAGAAACCATATTGTCGATTATATCATTTTTTCTAGTATTTAAATAATCTTGAATTTCGATAATTTTATTTTGTAAGTCGGCAAGGTTAACAGAGTCATTATGTATTAAACTAATCATATGTTACCTTTTATATACTTTAAATTCTTTATCGGATGTAATAACGCCATCTTTTATCGTAATAAGATTATTCTTAAAATCTTTTCCGCAATAATTAATAGTTAATGGGATAGAATATCCACTTACGCTAACTAAAATATAATAATCGCCTTTTTCTAATTTAGATAAAGTATATTCTTTATATTCTGGTAATGCCATATCATAATTATTTTTAACGGATCGATTATTATAAGATAATCGTTGATCGAATGAAAGTGACTTATTGCCGACCAAGATTTCGTTAGAGCCAATCTTATTATTATTTAAAAATATAGATCCAGCAATATCGACAGTGTCGAGTGATAAATTATTTAACGTTTCATTTACCGAAATAAAATTATCGTAAAAATCTAAGGCATTAACATACTGATCGTTATCGATAACGGTTGATTCGAGGCTATTTATTTTAGAAATAAGATTATTAATCTCGCTTCTCAATGTGTTAATATCTATCGACATTTAATAATATATCCTCCTAAGCCATCCCAATAATCACTATAACTACTATGATGTTTTTTACGTTGACGCCAGATCTCATGAACTTCGAATTTCCAGTTCCATGGATTTTGATCGATACGAGAAATTGTTTGATAGTTCTTATCGCCGCCATAATAGTTTTGGAACGATACCGACATATTTGTCATCGGGCTTGAGCTATCGCTAACTTCATATGGATTGTATCTTCGTTTATATGCATCTTTAATCATAAAGAATACTGTATGGAAATCATTTTTATATGGGTTATATGCATATACTTCACGCCAATCATTTTTGTTCGATTCTCCAATGGAATTACCGTCTTTCCATTGAGGAAGTTTTATGAATTTACGATAATTATTTTTAGTAATAATCGTTTTATCGGTAGCCAAACCACTATTATTTATTTCTAAATATTTATTATTATCTTTTGCAATAACGAAAGGCCAAACAGAAATATCGACACCGTCAATCGTAAATAATACGCCGCTAGATTTATTAAACTTTATAGCTGGTTGATTACCAGAATTAATCGTTAAATTACCGTTAAGATTTAAATCGTCATAACGAAGATAATCGCCGACATTATTTTTATTTAAAAACTTATTATCTGATTCTTGTTTTGTATAATATCCAGAAAGTTTATTATTAATGAAAGCCAATAAATCATCTATAGATGTCGGAACAGTATTCGTTAAATAATCTTTCATTTGATTAATACGATTAGTATATTGATTAATTAAACCGTTAACGCCAGTTCCTTCAGCAGCGTCTCTGAAAGATTTTATGGCATCAATTATTTCATTTATTTTTCTTACTTGTAAGAACGTAGTCGTTCTACTTCTTAAATGTTCTATCATCGCCATAACACCTTCATAATATTGCCGTTATTACGGCTTTGATTATACCCAGTAAATACAGGACCAGTCTTTTGAGTTAACTTAACATAAGATGCTGTTACCTCGACACCGACCGTAGAATACGGAGTTAAGAATTTAATCGGAACTTCGGCTCTACACATATATACATAAGCTGGCGCAATACGATGATCGTTTTGTAGATCATGACCACCTTCGTGATATGTATTATCGACAATAAGAACTAAATCATTCCATTTCACCGGTAATTGAACTGTTCCACCTATATTGTTAATAGAGCTATTTGGGATTTCGTTCCAAGCTGCCGGAATATAAGTACGCTCTCGTAGCTGGAAGATATCTTCACCTAGAGAACGTTGAGTACCGGTATTAATATTCTTAGCATATAACTCAGATCCATCAGGATTAATTAATTTAAGCCAATCACCATCGATAATTAATTTTACACCGTTAAGAGTCATTAACGTGTTGCCATTTTTATGGCCTATAATTTTATTGTCGCCAGCAACGATTAGCTTATGTTGATAATCTAAATTTTGATTCTTTAAAATTGCATTATTTAAACTATCTTTTGTTAAATAACGAGCATCTTGTTCTTGCTTGTTAAAATAAGACTTAATAGTTTCATTAAATCCGTTTTTAATATTTTCTAAAGATTCAGAAAAACTTTTTCTAGCATTATTATAGATTAAATTAATTTTATTAAATTCTTTGATAAAATCGTTTGTCGAAATTGTCTTATCGGAAGTATCTTTAATAATATCTTTTAAGCTATCTATAATTTTATTAATTTCTTGTGTCGCTTTATATGACACAGAAAATTTTTCCATTCGTTTTGCCATATAAAACTCCTATCGATAATAAACTACTTTTATAATACCGTTAAATCCTTCTTTACTCCAATCAAGATTAATAATGCCATTCTGTAAATTAATCGTGCAATCTCCATCCTTATAATAAGGTTGACCTAGACTTAACTCGATTAATATATGATTGATATATAAATGTCCGTTATCATTACCGTCATGATATTGATATACGATTAACATTTGATTCGCATCATCACCGTATACTCTAGAATAGTTTACGTTTCGAGTATTTCGGCTACCAGGAAGTTCGACCCATTCACCAGGAGAAATATAATTAACGCCAGTAACGATTTCTTGACCGTTAATATAAGTAACTTCATTTCTAATTTCGATCGGAACATTGCCGTCCGGAGAAATCATTTTAAAATATCCTGGACGGACTTCCCAACTACCGTTGCCAAATTGAATAATTGGACCGCTAGTATTATTTAAATTAATTATTCTGTTAACGTTAAAATTATTATTAATAGTTTCATCACGATCTTTGCGTAAATAGCTATCGGCCGTAGAAGATGAAGCAAATAAATCATTACTATTAGCCTTAGTATAATAGCTAGATAATTTGTTGGCTATCGTATTTCTAAGATCATTTAATCGATTTTGTAGACCTTGAATAGCATCTTCGATTGCTTTTTTATTAGTTTTAATAAAGTCTAATAACGTTTGTTTCGTAACTGTTGTACCCGAAATACGTTTAAGATCTTCGATCTCAACATCAAATTCGTTGATCTTCGCGTTAATTTCGCGAAGACCAACAAGTTCTTTTAATTTTTGAATCATACAGAATCACCGTAATTCAATACATCGTTTTGTTGAGTGTAGTATAGAATATACCCACGTTCTGGGAATACACTATGAAGAATTACTTTGTTTGCATTATATTCAGGAGTAATCGTACTGAGTTTCTTATTAATACCGTCATAAATCACGACCTGAACAATTTCGACATTAGGAATATCCAAGGATAATTCATAATTGTCTTCACCTTGTTTAATCCATTTATTAGTGCCGAATTCTAATTTTTGAATAATAACGCTTTGATTAATTTTATCGACAACATTATTAGGAAGAACACTCTTACCATTTCTTACCAAAATCTCCCAGTCTGTTCCATTAAATCGATAGAGAGATCCTGCGGTATCTCCACCGTTAACAGCTACAACATTGCCAACTGTTGCATCTGGATATGTCGTATATAGTTCGGTTACAAAATCAACACTATTTTTCCAATCGTTATTATCATTAGCTTTTATAATAGCTGCATATAATTCGTCGCGCAACAAGAAGTCTTCGATCGGATGGCCCATAAATTTACGAGTATCTTCACTTAAATCACTTCTATCTGCAGTGCCGGCACGATCAGATAGTAAAGCATGGTCAACGATTAAACGTCTAAACTTTTCTTCTAATGTTTCACCGTCGCTAAACATAACTTGATCGGCCGTCGTTTTTCCGTAAAACGGATCCTTGCCGCCTGCGCCATTGTCGACAAGGATATTACCTTTAATATCTGCCATTTTATATTATCCTTTTCATAGGGTTTAAATAACATCGATTACAGAATTATATTACAAAGAAAGCCTGTCTATGACAGGCTAACTTTCTTAACAATCATCTTAGAATCAGATTCTTTTTTACCAGATAAATAGACTGTTTCATCGTATTTAATATAAGGCAAATTATTTAGATAAATAGAACTAAAGACGATTAAATCAATTTCAACACCGCCACCAACATCGCCTTTACAGAAAGCCATAAGGTTGCCAGACTTATCTTTGCGTTCATCAACTTTCGTTATTTTAACTTTAACGTTTTCTACTTCAGTTTTATCTTCCATAGAAAACCATTCTGGAGTATACGTTACCGGACAATTTAATGTTTCCATTTCGAAGCTCATAATAAGTTCCTTTCCATAATATTCGTTATTTAAACGTTCATCTTTATCTTTTCTTAAGTCATAGAATTCATTCATTAATTCTAAACGATTATGCTTAATATTAGAGAAAGCCCCTGACTTAATTAAAGCTGAACCGACACGTTTATTAAATGCTTTCTTGCCAATTTTATTCATAGCATCCTCTAAAGAAGTATAAGGTCGATGTTCGATTATGGCAGGTATGGAAGATAGACCCACGCCCTTAATGGACCCAAGACCAAATAAGATAGTATTTCCATTAGGAGTAAAATCAAGATTTGAAACATTAATGTCTGGAACTTCAACGTCAATCCCTTCCTTTCTAACTAATGGAATATAACGAACTAAATCTTCTAAAGATTGCATCGATAAATATGCAGCAAAGAATTCTACTGGATGATATAATTTAAGCCAAGTAGTAAGCATACTAGTAAAAGAGTAAGCTACAGCATGACTCTTGTTGAATGCATAACTACTAAATCCAGAGATGTATTCAAAGTAATATTTCATTTCCTCTGGAGTATATCCATTAGCTACAGCGCCTTTAATTTCTGGACCATATTTACCTTTAGGATCATACCAAGGCGCATTATCGTCTTGTTCCCAACCTTCTGGACCTTCACAATTCTTCTTACCATAAATATGACAACGTTCCATCAATGGCATTAAGCTAGCCTTTTTCTTTGCCGTAATTTTTCGAGTGATTGAATCGGCTTGGTTATCATCAAAACCAGAAACTTGTTTAGATATCTGCATTAATTGCTCTTGATATGCAATTACTCCATATGTATTATCTAAGATATTTTCAATACCATGAATAGGATATTTTAAATCAGATTTGCCATTTTTACAAGAAATATATTGTTTATCAAGACCTGCAGTAAGTGGGCCAGGACGACCTAAAGCTGTGGCAGCTGCAATATCATCAAAAGCAGTTGGTTTCATTCCCTTCATCATGTCTTTAAACATATCAGATTCTAATTGAAACACGCAATCTGTTTTTGCTTGTGCTAATAATTTATATAATTTTTTATCTTCGATATCGAAGCTGTCATATAACCACTTCACATCTTTATTTAAATGTCTTAACGTTGTTTCTATTATGGATAATGTCTTAAGACCAAGAATGTCGAGTTTAGCTGTACCTAATTCTTCACATTCAGTACCGGTAAATAACGTAATGGTTACACCATCAGCATCGGTGCGTGTCGGAAAATAATCGTCGACACGACAAGGCATTGCTAGTATACCAGAAGCATGAACACCGAAGTTGCGTTTAAGACCTTCGAATGCACGAGCCAATCTAAATAATTCTTTATTGTCGGCTTCAAGCTTTTGCCATTTAACATATAAAGATTTTTCTGTTTCGTTACCATCTTTTAATGCATCATAATGTTTAAACTTTGGTTGAGGTGGAACAACGTCTTTAAAGTCGTCGATAATTTTAGATAATGCATTCATCTTATCGAACGAAATTTTAAGTGCTCGACCAATATCTTTTAAACCAGATTTAACACCCATTTGAGAGTACGTACCAATATGGGCTACATTACTTTCACTGTATAAATCTTTAATATGTTCAATAACTTTATCCCGACCGAAGTAGCTAAAATCTGAGTCTACGTCAGGCAAGCCCGTTCTATCAATAGTCAAAAAACGACCGAATAGTAAATCATACTTAATTGGATCAATATTTTTTGTGATACCGATACACCATAATACTAAACTGCCTGCAGCTGATCCACGTCCTGGGCCTGTCATTACGCCATTGTTATCAGCCCAGTTAATATATTCGCGGACAATAAGCATATAATCGGCAAAATCTTTATAGTTAATAATATTAAGCTCATATGCTAAACGTTGCTCATATCGTTTAATATCATTAGCGATATAATCATATCGTTTAGCTAATTCATATAAACCTTTATATGCTAATTCGCGCAGTTTGCGCTTAGTATTTTTAACACCAGGCAATTTCGGCATTAATGGTACATCGCTACCTAATTTATATTCGCCGACTTTATTAGCAATTTCTTGAGTATTGTGCATTGCTTCTAAATACAAAGCATATTTTGCACGAGCAACAGTTACTTCAGCTTCAGATGTATTAATTAGATATTTAAATCCGTCCTGCATCTCTTCTTCGCTTTTAAGCCAGAAGTTATGATCGTATTTCATACGATTAGGATTATAGATATCGGTACCAGTACCGACACACACCAATACATCATGATCTTTATTATCGGTTTTTAAGATATAATGAACGTCGCTTGTTGCGACAAGTTTAATGTTGTGTTTTTGAGACATCGTTAAATAAAAGTTATTTACTTTAACTTGGTCGTCAAATGTATTAGGTTGAACTTCGAGATAGAAGTCGTCGCCGAATATATCTTTATATTCTAAAATAAGTTCTTCGGCTTTATCTAAATCATCTTTACGAACACGACTTGCAACCATATTTGCAACACATGCTGTCGTGCAAATAATGCCTTCACTATATTTACGAAGCATTGGCATATCGAATAAAAAACGGCCGTTATATGTACATACTTTAGCGGATTCACTTTGTAGCTTAATTAAATTATTTAAACCTGTTTGATTTTTGGCTAATAAAATTAAATGATATTGTCTTGTATCGTACATATGTTTTTCTGCACGAGCTTTAATATCTTTAATACCTTTCACACCTTTTTTACCAGATGCTAAATCTTCAGCTTCTTTTTCAGTTAAATCACCAGCTTCTTTAGCCTTTAAGGCCGCATCAGCCCAACGTTCTTCAACAGGTTTAGATAGCGCAAGCGTATCCCATGTTTGATATCCTTCATAACCTAAAATAGGTTTAATATCTTGCTTTTTACATTCTTGTAAAAATTCATAGATACCGCCCATATGATTATGGTCTGTAATTGCTAAACTTTCCATACCGAGTTCTTTAGCACGACTAACTAACTTTGGTATATGACAATAGCCATCTAAGAAGCTATATGATGTATGTACATGTAAATGCGTAAACATTTTACTATTCCTCCTTCAATATACTTTTCACGTTTAAAGTATATAATCTAGGCTTCATAAAGTTTTTCTCGATATCACCGCACATCGTAATTCTATCACCAACTTTAATTCCGAGATCTCCTAATCTCCATGCCCAGATACTTAATTTTGTTTTTCCGTCGAATACTGTATAACATATATTGTCAAGGTTATTACCGCTAGGTTTAACGTCGAGAACGCTCAACCCAGATATTCTAACTTGTGGTTTGGTAAAAGTTAAACTATCGAACGAGAATAAGTTAAACGATTTATAGGATTCTACTGTTAAATCAGATAATGTAAGGTCGATATATTCAGGTTCTTTCGGCTCGATAGTAACTTCTTCAGGTGGCACATAGGATGCGATTTTTGCGCTCAGAGCGAGTTTAAACTCGTCTTGCATATCTTTATATATCGCAAAGCCACAAGCAGCTGCATGGCCGCCATATGAAGCCACAGATGGCTCATTAAATAATAACCAATCTAATGGATACGTATTGCTTCGAGCAGAACCATGAACAACTTCACTATCCGATAATCCGACAAAACTAGGCTTACCACTATATTCTTGTAATCGTCCTGCAAGTATACCGATAATGCCGACCGGTATTTCGTCATTAACGACTAAAGCTATTTCACTATCGTCGTTTTGTTTATCGTATTGACTAATAATTCTTTCGCTAAAATCTTTAGTTAATTCTTTACGTCGAGTATTATATTCTTCGACAGTATTACATGTTTCGATCGGTTCTTCGCTTACGTCGAATAATTTAATAGAAGCATCGATATCGAATAATCGAGAACATGCATTTAATCGAGGAGCGATTTGCCAAGATACGAGATCGGCCGTAATAGCTTCTTTAGTGAGCATATCTAAAAATACTCGTAACGTATTCGGTATTTGTTTCTTTTGAATCTGATTAAAACCTTTGCGAACGATAGCTTGATTAACGTAACTACTTAATGGCATTACATCGGCAATCGTACCGATAGCCGTTAAATAAAGTAATTTATCGCTTTCATAATGATTATAACCTAATTCATTTTCAATTGCTCGACAAAAATAATAAGCGACGCCAGCACCACATATCGCTTTTGCCCAATGATCGCTCTCAGTAATATGTTGATCGACAACGATTGTGTCTGGCAAGATTTCTTGCGGTAAATGATGATCGGTAATCAATACCGGAATATCGTATTTCTTACATAATTCGACTTCTTCGACTTTCGTAATACCGTTGTCGACTGTCATAATAAGAGGCTTAATTCGTCGTTCATATTTTTTATTTATGTCTTCGATAAACTTAACACTTAAGCCATAACCATCGCTTCTCTCAGGGAAGTAAACTTCACTATGCGTCGGAACAATCTTCGATAAAAATTTTTTCATAATCGTTCCGCTTGTCATTCCATCGACATCATAGTCGGCATATACATAAATATCTCGACCCTCTTTAAAGCATTGCACTAAGAACTTAGCTGCTTTATCGATATTAACAATCGGTTCTTTCTCATCGATATTTAATATTTTATCTTGGTCGTATAGAATATTATATGCTACATCTAATGGAATTTGTTTTAGGGCCAATATCTGAGCCACTAAATCGTTAACTTTTAACGTTAACCTGTACTTATCTTTATCTATCATATAAGTAACCGCCTTTCCTAACTATTATAACATATAAACGAGAAAAAGGCGAGCATTATTCGCTCGCCTTCAAAGGTTTTAAATATTTAGTTTTTAATCCTGTAGCCGCTTCCAACTTGCTTAATGCTAGTCGCCTATGCTTTCTATATTTAGCTTCAGAAATTCCTAATTCTTTTTGAATATCTTTAGGTCGTTTAGTCTGAACGAATATCTTAACGATAATATTTCGTTCGAGTTCATTAAGTTCGTCGAATACGTCAGAACAAGTTAGACCTGATAACCAGGAATCACTAAAGTTCCCGTTATCGTCGATCGTAACCTGATCTTCAATATTCATATGATGCATCGAATTATAACCGTTAAGATTAACTTCTTCAAATGCCGTTCTGTCGTAGCCATTATTAATTCTGTCACGTAAGAATTTAGAAATGAAATGGAATAAACGATATTTAAACACATACGTTACAAATGTATTAAAGCTACGATTAGTTTTCTTATACGTTAATACCATTTGAGTAAACACATAATGAAGGTCAGTCATTACGTCATTATTCTTACCATAATTATCCCGAATTAAAGATAAAGATCGGTTTACTTCGTTGAATTCAGTTTTAGATAATCGAGTATTTCTAAAGATTTTAAAACGTAAATTTTTATCGGAAATATACAAGCAGATAAAATCACGAGAGACTTTATTATTTAAATATGTTTTTTCGTTGACTAATAAATCATAAAACATATTGATAAAAGGCTCGAATCTAATAATTAATTCTTGGAGTAATTCATCTTTTCTTTTGTTACATTTAGTTTGCTGACACTCTAATACGATCGCGTCAATTTCCTCCCAAGCTTCTTTTTGTCCTTCGAGAACTTTATATTCAGACATTATTTTTTCTTGGATTTCCTTTTTAATTTTTTAACGTCGTCTAGTTGCATCCATTGTCCATCATGAAATTGAATACATTCTAGAGTTAATTCGGGGAATTTATATTCGAATATCTTTTTCTTGAGATTAAAGTCGACCGTAGTCTTACCTTTAATATCGATGACACGAATACTTTTATCTAAATTCTTTACGACAAAGTCTGCTACATAATTAATAGATCGAATCGTTTTTTTATTCTTTTTAAAACTTGGTTGCAATTCGTAATTAACTTGTCGTTCAAATCCAGAGATTAATTTATCTTTAAGCTGTTGTTTTAAATAAATGTAATAGCTAGCTTCCATTAAGCTATCGAATTTAATATCGTCGACAATAGGTTTATAAGAGAAATATCGACTCTTCTTAATTCGATCTTTAACTTGAGGAAGTTCGAATGATTTAATTAATTTCTTTTTCTTATATTCTTTCCATAGAATATGAGTATCTTTTAAGGCTTTTGTCTTATATACGCAGCCATCTATTTCGTAAGGCATTATTATTTTCCTGTAAACGTTCTAGAAAGTTCTGGAATAAATCGACTCTTAGAAGATTCTTCTCGTACCGGGAAGAATATCTTTTGATCGATCCCCCGTAAAACATTATTTGCGATAAAGTTTAAGCGTTCTATCGAACTTATGTCACGATATGCAATAAATGTTTTTCTAGTTTTAGCATAATAAAACATAACGCCACTTAATTGAAAGTCGAACGCATCGTATGCTGCTTTCCAGTGGAGAGTACAGTTAATATTACTATCACATTCTTCTTGTGAAAACGTATGAGAAAATACAGGATAGAATAAAAAGTATTTTCCGTTACGATATGCAATAGGGCCGATGTCGACTTCAATTTCTCCTGAATCAAACTCTAATATGTGAGAATGACCGATCGAAATAATATTAAGTTGTTTTTCACTACAGTATTCATAAAGACTAGAAAGATAATTAATACCTTTTAATACGTCTTTATTATTAATACGGTGAGGGGCAGTATTTAAATAATTATCTAACATTTGAGTCATTTCCGGAATGTCGATAATTTCTTTTTGGTAAATACTACCTAAGAATGCGTATGCTATATCATGCAAAAACGAGCGTAAGGTACGCTCGTCTGTCGGTATTGGAGTATTATATTTTATATTATAGTACCAAGGACTATCGAGATAGTCGAGGAACTGTTCGTTAGTTATTTTCATACAACTTAGTAATGCAACGAGCTACTTCATAAGACTCTGCAAATAAAGCATCTGGAGTATTGAGATTAGGTCGCAATTGAGGAATTTCAGTTTTTTGACCTAATACAGATTCTGCAGATTGAGCAATTTTTAATTTAAGATCTTCAATTAAAGATTTACCTTCATTATATTCTTCTTCAGTTAAATATAAATCAAGAGCGGTATTTAAATAATCACGTACTTTAAATACGCTAAGCTTATCTTCAACTTCATTATCTTTATTTAACACCAAAGCAGAAACATATCGTGCCGTTAACTTAAGAACGTCGAATACTACAGGAGCCGTAGCAAAACGTTCATTAGTTAAACCTTTAATAACCGTTGTCCAGACACCTAAAAAATCTTCTTTTTCTTGAATAGATGCTGGATAGTCATATAAAATACTTTCAGAAAATGCTTCGTATACTTTTTCGTAAATAGTCATTTATTAACCTCGAATGATATTGTTAAAACGTTCAGTATCTTGTTGATTAGCTTCTGTAGCATAAGAAAACTCAGGTACAAAGTAGAAGAAACTTCTTCCTTTAAATTCGCTTCGTTTATTCTTAGCCCAGTCTAACTCTATAACAGGTTGAATATCGGCATAGCCCTCTCTGTTATAAAATACTTTTGCGTTATTTTTGTTTTTGCTTACATCGTTATGAACAAGAAATACGACGCTCGCATCATATTGATATCGGACTGACTCCTTAAGATCGTCAAGAGATGGTCGGCCATTATGATTTAATTTTCTTAAATGTGCCGTGCCAAATACCGGAACTTGTAAATCGACATTAGCCAATTTTTTAAGTTCTTCCGATAATGCTTCATGACGTTCTTGTGGTTTATTAAAAGTTCTATTTTTAAACCGCAAGTCAGATAAGGAGTCAATACCGATAATGATATTATTTTCCGGATTTACCGATTTGACAAATTCTTGAGCTCGTTTTGCGTGTTCGCAAATATCTTCAAAAGATTGAACTCGAGTTCCGTCGGTCATCATAAATTGATGGCTCTGTTCCTTTAATAGTTGGATGCCGTCTTTTCGACGTTGAAGTTGAGCTTTAATTCTTGCAAAATATTCTTCTTCTTCAGGGCATCGAGGAATAATCGATGATATTTTTTGGTAGCGTTTTGGTTTACCGGCAATCGCGATCGGAATTTGTTGGTCCATCGCAATAATACGAGGAATAACTTCTCCGACAGTATCGTCTAATGTATAGTAAATAGCTAATAAGTTGTTCTTAGGATTAGTCCCTAAATCTTTTAATAGATTAGACATAATAGCTGTTTTACCACCATTAGATTCACCGGCAAAAATATATAAGCCTTTTGTTAAGCCGCTTAGATTCTTATTGAACGAAGGGAATCTAACTGTATCATAACCTTCTTCTTCGTCTTTTTCGCTTTCTATTTCATATTCTTCATAGGTCGCTAAAGACTCTTTATAAAAATCAATACTCATTTTTAACTCCATCTGTAGAAAACTTTATCTAAACCAGCTCTATGGTTATCCCAATAAATAGATTCGACTTTCTCAAGTGTATCTATTTCATAATTAGTTAAGTTAAGTAAAGAACTAACTTCGTGTGCATGATCATCGATTAGATAAAGCAGAATATCTAATGAATCCATAAGTTGACGGTTATATCGATTTAATAAATAATCGATAGCACCGACATCTCGTTTTGCATCCCGTATCGTTAAAGAATTAGCTTTCTTATAATAATAGGATAACAATTGTTCTTTCGTATAAGAAATTTTCATTTCTTTAAAAAACTTAACTTCTTCGACTTGAATATCGAGTCCGATATTAAGCTTAGGTGGTCGTGATAAAATTTGTAATTCTGGATGAAAATAATAAGTATCTCTTTTAACGAGTCCGTTCCAAAGAGAAGATGGCAGATCACAATATTTAATAAATTCTTTACGAAACGTGGACAAAATTTTTACGATATCGTTTGTACTGTAAAAATTATCGTATAAGTAATCTATCGTATATTGTGTAACATACGTTTTATCTGTCGTATGGCCTAATATATTTTCTTCATACCATAATCCACTAACCATAAAATATCCTCCGATTAAAAATAATACCTTCATGGATTATTATAGCATAAGAATCCGAAAAAGAAAAGGCCCGGACACTAAGTCCGAACCTTTAAAAATTCTATACTATACATTGCTTTTTTAACCGGAATGTCGGCATAGAATACTTTTGTATTTCGAGAAATCTGATTAACGATATCTCGAGCATGAGTTTCAATCGGATATAATAAATTACCGTTAGATAAATAACTATATAATTTAATATCCATTTCGCTACATGTTGTATTATGTTTACTATATCGATTACCGATTTCATCGGCAGTTTGATCAGATATAATAATATTATCGTTAATATATTTAATTAAATTTTTATATTCGTTCTTGATAACGATATTGCTATTCTTCGTATCGAAGTTCGCATTATATAAATAAATATGGCGTAATCCGAACGGATACATACCAAGATTATTTACGAACGTTAGTTTAAAATTAAAAACCATTGTCTTAATACTATATGTATTATCGAATAAGATTCGTGTATCTTCTAATGGTTGATCATAGTCGATAACGATAGCTTTATTACTTAATTGAGTACCTGGTGTCGTAATAATCGTAATGTTCTTTAAGATAGACGCGCCCGCTAAGAAGGGAGAAATTTCGATAGCGTTACAAGTCGCAGAACCAACAATAGGATTATCGGGAAACTCGATTGTTAGTGTAACAGTATCGGAAGAATATTGAGAAAATGTCGGCATCTTATTTAAGATTGTATCATGTTTTAATACGTCGATATATTCTTCTTTAACTTCTTCGTTTATAGAAACTGTTGCTGAATTTTTAAAGATATAACCAGCAGCAGAATTAAAGTTAAGTAAATTATCTAAACTACCGACAATTTTAGGATGGATACAATTACCATATTTCTCATAATTAGAATTAGCTTCTAATACTTTATTTGTATCGGCAAATAAAATCTTATTGGCATTATAGATATTCTTTTTTAATACTGTTTCACCGTCGAAAATAGTTTCGTTGATGCGGTTGCCATCTTTAAGAGAATCGATATAGCGAGACATCTGATTATTTAAATAATTACTATATTCTAATACAGCATTCATAATCTCGATCTTCTTATCATAAGAATTATGTTGTTTGATAATCGATGTTTCTAAATCGTTATATTCTTGTTGCATTGACTCAACAAGTTCAGTAAAATACTTAGATGTATTTTTTAATTCCATATTATACCTCAATAGAAATTAGAATACTGACGATATGTTTTAGCTAAAATATTAGATTCGACTAATTTTTTATACGTATCGTTTATGGATTCATTTTGGGATTCTAACTTTAATAATTTTTCTTTGAGTAATTTAATTTCGTTAGCCAAATTATAATAATTTAATACGAACTTATCATACTCCCATGATCCATTAAATCGTATATTATACTTGATCATATTCGTTATACCTATTCTGTTTAATCGCTAAAGAATTAATTTTAAGAGTATTGCCAGACGGATTTTCAATTACGGCTACTGGATTATCATAATTAACTTCTTTATCGTAAGTAATAATTTCTAACATATTATCGTAGGCGCCATCATAGAAAGTTCTAGAATAAATATGATTATCTTTAATAATACAGTTGTCAACAGCCGCAAAAACGATGCCATCAGTATTGAAAGATACTTGTCCATAAGGCGGCATTCTAAATTTAAAGTATTGCACTTTATCGGTAATCGTTACTAAATGATTATTAATATTAGTTTTAATAGGATCCAATGTAAAACTAAAATCGATATGTGTACCTTTATAGATATAAAATTCTACATCGTGTTCAGAAGGATTTTGAACGTTATTATATTGATTTAATTCTATACATTGATTATCGACTTTAATCATGTTATGGCCAGAATACAAATAATACTGAGACTTATATGTATCTTCAAATTTTTGTGGTAATTGATAGCTACCAAAATATTTATTACCGGAGTCTAACGAGAAAAATTCTGTTTTAGTCGTAGGCTCACCTGGAACTTGATATAACGATTCATTAGATTCGTAATTAAGAATATTTTCTGTTGGCGATAATTCTAAAACTACATTCGCATTATTATCTTCTAGATTGGCTAAGAAAGCTAACGTAGACCCAGCATATGTCGTAAATGCTGGCAACTTAACGTAAGTCTTACCATCTTTATTCTTCATATCGAAATTATTAGATTGAAAAACTAATGTATCGCCGAAAATGGCAATCGTTTCTAATTTAGATCGATTATAATATTGATTGGCAATACGCTCTAAATTACTTAATTTAATATTTACCAAATCTTTAGTATTATTAAATTTCTCGACAGTTAATTCATAAACGGTCCTATATAGTATCAATAAATCATTATATAAAACATATAATTCATTATTGAATTCATTCACATTTAGTTTAGAACCTTCTTGAATGTAACGATGTTTAAATAATGCTAATTGAGTATCATATTCTTCTAAAGCAGATTCTAAAGCACTATCGCTAATGTACTCGCCAGATTTTAATGCTTGATCGATTAATCGTTGACGATAATATTCTAATTTATAGATCTGATCTTTATACATTAGATACCTGCTTTCCTAAACATAATTTTAAATTAGCGATATATGGAGAATAATCGTAAGCAGTCGGCACAATCATAGCAATTTGAAGAGTCGTAATAGGTTCATCGATATATTCTACATATTTTTCTTTAATAGGATTTTTAGAATACTTAACTAACTTAATTCCTTTTTTGTCGCTGTTAACAGGAACAACATTATGTGCGACACCGTTAACGATTAGTTGATATTGAATATCTTGACGTAAAGCATCTTGTATAAAATCCGGAATATATTCATTACAGAATATACCGGCACATATTGCCTTACCAGAAGTTATAATATTTTGAGTAGTACCAGAACCCTCTTTAAAGGAATTGCGCCGAGCTTGCATTGCATCGATCTTAATAAATTTACGATATACACCATCTTTTATTTGATCGTTAATCTTTATCTTTTTAGAATCGACAGCATTGCTATACATCGTAATTCTTAATAGCTGAGTAACCGGAAATACTAATGCACCACTACCATAGATATACGTAAAGTCAGAATAGCTATGATCTTGTTTATTCGGTTGAATGTCGCCATTAAATACGGTACGCCATTCTACGTTATTGTCGGAAACTTCAATCTTGATGATATGTGTAGTTGCATCATCGTCGAACACAAGTTCGTTAAAACCATCTTCAGATTGAGACTCTAACGTAATTTGAACGGTAGCCGGTATATCGTCGATGTTGATTAAATCACTTTTGTTAACCGCATCATAGCTAAATAATCGGCTGTATTCCCAAGCACTGTTTCTAACGCCGTCAAAAACGTTTTCCGTCAGGGATGTATCGAACAGTTCTTTTTGTAGCACATCGTATTGATCTGATACTACATATTCATTACCAGAATAACCGTTGCCGTTAATATTTACGATTTTAATCGGAATATCTTTTTCGTAAGTTTTACTTGAAGTAATACAATTTCTATATTGATATAAATTAGATTTAATAGAAAAATGCCCAGACGTAATCGGAATAATAGAATTAAAATCAGAAATATTACCGCATATCATATTAATATCTTTTACGCGTTCATCTTCGGCATCTATCTTTTCTTGAATAGAAGCAATTTTTAAATCAACCTCGGACAATAAGTTTTCGATATCATATGCAGAATCAATACAATTAAAACTTAAATTCATAATATCGAAAATAGATTCTAACGTATTCTGATGTACTTCGGTGTATTTAGGCTCATCTTCTTCACTAAGATAGTTAGGTCTAAATAAAGGAGTCTTGGAATCTTGTAAGCTCTTTTCTTTAAACTTATCCATGAGCCCCTCATCGGCTAATGCTTGAAGGTACGCATTTTTAACGGTCGTATTTTTTAAATCTTCCAATTTAATTTTCCTCCATGAGCATTAACGATAATATTATCTATCTTAACCGGATTCTTTCCGAAGTAAATTCTTTTAATTAATTTTACGGCAATACGATTATCGATCGGCTTAATTCTTTTGGCATCGAATGGTACATAACTAATAACCAATTCCTTGGATTTTTCTTTAAGAATATTATTTAAAGAATTAATGCCGGTAAGATATTCATCATAATTAGCATATGTATTATATAACACTAAACCGTCTTTTGTTTTTTCGTGAATCGTAACCTGATAATTTTTGTTAATTTTAAATCGAGTTTCGAGATTATAAAATAACTTCTCATATAATACTTGAGTTTGATTATACGGGAGAATCGGAACTTCTTTATTGTTATCTAACAAATAAAATTCTAAAGAATATTGTTCATCTTTAGTTTGCTCTTTTAACGACGTTATAAGTGTTACATAATCACAATTCTCTATCGTAATAAATTTAGAAATAATCCCGCTCACGCTAGTCGCGTTATTATAAGAGAATTTAATATTATTTATACCAAAATCATAAGAAACGACAGTAGAATCTAATTGAATATTTTTAATCTCGTCACGTCGAGGAATTGGTCGAGCAGTCGTACTAATCGTATCTTTATCGTCGAGTACGATACCGATATCTTTAACGGTTAGAGATCTACTTATCTTTGTTTCTTCTGCCATTAGCTTCACCTATATATTTCGTGACATCATTTTCGTAATAAATTTTAGCCATACGCTCTTCTTCTGTCTTTTCACTACCTTTATTAAAGTAGGCAATTCCAGCATAAGCGTTGTCCATAAATCCTTTAGATTTTGCATACAATACCTTCTTTTGTTTAACTTCAGGATTGCTAGAGTTTAAAGTAATAACAATTAAAGATATTTCTTGCGAATCAAAATAAGAGTTAAAAGAATATTGATTAATACTATTATTAATCGTAAATGAGCCAGTACAATTTACTAAATCACAAGATATATAATTTAACATAATTGGCTCGCTTAATTTAATCATAAATGTAGCAGTCTTTTTATTTAACTCTGTAATCATATTACGTTCAAAAGATATAACTGCAGATCCATGATCTTTATCTATATTAACAGAATAAACTTTTGTCGAAGAAATATTTTTAAATAAATCTATTTTGCCTTCTTGTTGAACGACATAATCGACTTGAGATATCTGAGTGCCATCTCGGTCGTAAACAACTTTTGTATCGTCGAAATCTGGAGAATAAGAAATAAAATTTTTATTTTGATATAAAGAATAATTATTTTCTAACGCGATTAATTTATCGCTCAATTCTTTATACTTCTTATCGACTATATCGTTAACATAAGTAACCATATATTGATTACAATCTTCTAACGATCGTATCATTCCAGTTAAATCGTTAAGAGATTTTTCGATATCGGCATAATAGTTATTATATTCTTCAGAATCCATAATTTTAGAAATATCGTATGCCGGAATAGTAATCCCTTGTTTGATCACATTAAGTTGTTCTAAAAAATCTTTATGATCGGTAATCATAGTCAATCCTTTAAAATAAAAAAGCCGAGAGCTTTCGCCCCCGGCTATAACAGTTCGTTATTCGAAATCAGAAGCAAAGCTTACTGTAATTTCTTTTAGGGAACCCATTTGTTCTTGTTTCGTGATAGAGCTATCACTTAATTCAGGATTTTCCCAGTATACTTGAACTTCGAAATCATTATAATCTACGACTTCTTGTCCTTCTTCATATAAAGGTGTTTCAAAGATCAAACGATCGCTAACGCCGTCCATATAACTATGAACGTCTTTAACGACTTCAGTAAGCGGAACAATGAATCGTTTAAACTGACCTTTAGTAATGATACCGTCTTTAAATTTATATTCACGTGCTTTAATAGCTACGACATAGCCGACACGATAAACAGGATCATTATCGTTAACCAATACTGGACTAATTGTCGTCATAGATTCCGTATTGAAACCTTTTACCTTCGTGATGTTTTCACCGATGATAACATCGACCGGCATAGAGATATCAGATGGATCACCACGACGTAATTCCATTGGTTTGTTAATTTCAGTCTTTAAACCTAATTCATGTACTGAATTAATTGTATCATTTTTTGGACTTCTTTTCAAGGTAATTGCTTCAGTCGTAAACAAAGATGGAGAACTTAAAGTGCTAGCTTCATATAAGCCTTCACGTTTAATTCTTAGTTCGACACGAGCTTTAGAAGCACGTTGCAATCTACGATTGTAAATATGTGCAGAGTATAAACCTTCGTTTACAGGACTAGGTTGATTAGTCAATTTTTGTTGGGTTTTAAATTGGAAATAAAGATCACGTTTTTTAGTTTCGTCTGTTTCTGTTAATGCGTGAGCTACAGCAACATCGGATTTACGTTCATAATCATAAAAGATATTATTTAATTGAAGATCGCTCTTATTATGATTAATCAATTCGATTTCATAATAATTGTCGGTATTAACTTCCATGAATTCTACGATTAAACAGTAACGTGTAGGGTCTTGATAGTAATTATCCGGGATAATCGGATATTTACCATCTTGTTGGAAACTGAATTTTACATACTGACGTTCAACAGTTGCACTTACTGCTTTAGGTTGAGTCTTAGCGAAGAATTTAAACTTATCGTCTTTATTAGCTTGAGAAGACTTATAAGCCGCTTCAGCTTGTTGACCGTTTTTAAATAAGTCGACATCTCGTGCGTCGATTAAATAACAGTTAACAGGACCTGGATTACCGTAAGCTTTCAAGCAAAGCTCGACAGTTTTTAAATAACCAGTTTTACCTTCGCTAAATTTTAAAGTAGTTGCATAACCAAAGCCTGGTTTCATCATCTTAACGAATTCACGACTTGTGTCGTCAGTTTCGCCAGATGCATATTCTTCATCGCCCATTACTGTTTCTAAAGGACGAGCAAATAAGAAGTCGCCATTATAAATAGCGCCATAAGATTTATATACTTGATAGTATTCTGCATTTTGAAGAATAACGCTATTTGCAATATTGCGATCTAATGTTAATTTAAAATTAGCTTTATCGACAGCAGCTACTTGACGAATACATTCTAACCCAGTATTGCTGTTTACGATAGCAATAAAATCATATTGAGAGAATTGATCCATATCAGTATTCGCTGGGAACACTAAAGATTTTCTATCGGTTTGAACAGTATTTTTAGTATTTGCTAATTCTTTATTTAAATGAACTTGGTTAAAATCATGGAAGCAATCATAATATCCATCATAATAACCGATATCTTTAACGTAGCCATTTTTAGCTAATTGACCACGAAGTTGATATAATTCGTCACGCAATGCTAAAATATCGCTACCAAATTTAGATTTAATATTTTCAGTTCTTTTATTTAAACTATTACCTGTCGTAGTAGTCATATAATCGGCAGCTAATTTGCCACCGAGTTTTAATGCGTTAGGAACTGTTTCACGATCACCGTCGATACTTACAGCGATGTGGTCGGCAGCAATGCCGCCGACCTTATCTACATCTTCTGCTTTAGTATCACTATGATCCCTACGGTATACCAAATTACCTTTTGCGATGACTGTTTCGGTAACAGCATCCATATCGATTTGGTTTATTGTAACTTTAGTAAAGTCTTGTGCCATTAAAGTCTCCTGCGTTATACGCGATAATCATAAGTGATATAATGTTTTATACTTGTCGTATACTCTGATTTCCCAGTACGCTTTTTCCACGCTTCCATCTTTTCAGGATTTTCATATAAATCGATATACAATGGATCATTAGCTAACAGCGCAGCGACTTTTCTATCAGTAAACGTAATACAGCTTTTATATTTATTTAAAACATATCCATTTACTATATTACGACTCAAACCAGTAAATAGACCATTTATATAGAATAAAACTTCATCCTTGGATTCGAGAACTTGAGGATCGATTTTATAATCGTTAATTGGAAACTCTGGAACACGATTATATCGCATTTTAAATGTTTCTTCTTTACGTTTATAATCTTGACGAATTTCGATCGTAATTCTATCTGGTTGATGATGATGTACAGTATAGGACGTATCTGTTTCTTTCTTATAGAAAGATTCATTAGGATAATTACTTGCTGTTGTACCGATATAAGGACGATCGGAATTAATAATTTGAATTGTTTTATTTCCGATTAAAGTCCAATCTTCTTTCGGTAAACGAACACCGTTACGATATACGACTAAGCGACCAGGATATAAATATAATTCTGTTTGCGCCGGAATTTCGTACACGTTAGTACCAATAGAATTAGTATTATCTAACGTAATAACGTCCATTACTTTAGAAGCACCAGTCTCTAATTGTTCGATCGTATAATGAATCTTTTCGCTAGATTTAATATCGTTAGCAGAACCTAAAAATTTAATAGACGCACCATCTTCATTTTCGATATAATCGATATCGAGAATTTGACGAACACCGTTTCTAAATACTGTTAATGCATTTACACGAGGAGAATATTTATCGTATTGCATATAGAAAGATCGATTAGTAGGGTCAGTAGAGTCCATAATAAAATCGCCAATCTTAATTGCATTTTCACTATCGCCAGCAAACTTATAAGCAAAGATATCGATACTATCTTCCGGCAAAACAGGAACATTCATCTTAACTGCGGATACAGTATTTTCATAAGATGTACAGATAGTTTTAATATCCTTAAGTTCTTTATCATTAGCAAGTCTCCAGATCTTTTTATAATCATCGTAAATTTGAACGGTTGCAGCATCGGTTAAATCGTCAGGCATAAATAGTACGACTTCACCATCGGCCGTGCTTTGTTCACGTTCTTTAGGAGATACCGGAGAAATTAATGGTTGTTGGTTACATAATAATTTGCCGTTATGATACACTAAACTGTCGCTTAATGCTCCAGTAAAATATGTATCCATAGCACTAGCGCCATCGAATAATCGATCGTCAGGATCTCGTAATAATAAATATTGTTGACCTGGGAATAAACCATCTTTAAGTGTTAAATAATGATAATCTTTATTCCATTCAATATTCTTAGGATTAATTAACATACCGTCCAAGAATAAAATAATTTCATCGGTATTCGTAATAACACGAGGGTCGTAATAAATTACGTTTTGTCCACTGTGGCCAATTTGACCTTGTTGAACGATAAGAGAATGTTCACCGTTATTATACAAGGCTGTCGCATCGATATTTGGTGTACCAGTTTCAGTCGCTAATGTACGATTAGTACCGGCAACAATATTATTATCGAAGTTTACAGTACCGGCAGCGTATGCATTTTCTTCGCCAGGGATATACGCTTCGATGACTGTCCACGGCATATTTACTTTCGCACGAGGAACGAAGATTTTATCATCGCGGAAAATTAAGCCACCGAATAACGGATGAATTAATTCGCCGGCTACGAACACTAACGGAGATTTAAATTTCTTATGTAGATAGATAACACCTTGATTATCCAAATTGGTTTCTACGATATAACCAGAGTCTTTAATATAATTTTTAAAGACATGTACTTCGTCTTCTTTGTAGATCTTATCTTCTAATTTTACTAACTGATTTTTAACGTCGACATCGTAAAATTGTTCTTCGAGCATTAAGCCGTCAAAGAATAGGTTAACAGATTCTGGAAGATCAGGGATATGGAAACCTTCGAATAAGTTGCCATTATTTAACTTCTTCAAAGAACCAGTATAATTAATCCAGTTAAAATCATAAGTAACGGCTAAGATATAATCATAATTTTGAACAGTACGATAATTCAAAGAAATTTTCTTATGTAAGATAACATAATCACCGAAGCGATTATCGGGGTCATCTTTCATAGTAATATCCCGACGTATTGTTCTATTTTCAACAGTTACTTTATCTGGTTTATTATAATTAATTCCAGGATTTAATTGTGCATTGATTTTATCGACACCAGGAATACCTGACGTATTATCTAAAGCTCTTGCTGTACTATGCGTTAATCCTGTTTCTACTTTTTCATAGTAAGGATATAAATGATCGCCTTTATTCTCACCGGCTCTAAAACCATAGAATTCAGTATTATTAGGATTAATATCGATAATAGCATTTGTATTACTATCGTCTTTATTAATTTTAAATAAACGTTTAGTAATGTTAGATAATTTTTGTGCGTTAATATGTAATGCACTCAAATTCTTCTTCTGAGCTTTTACAGTCGGATATTGGAAACAAACAGTATTTACTTTTTCATAATCATTAAGTAAGCTGTTCTCCATAAAGATTCTATCATGATTAACGTTAGGAATAACGTACTGTGTTCTATGATTAGGATCGACTAATTTATCGTGAGTCGGAGCCGTAAACGGATCTTCCCATTCAAAGTCAAACGTATCGACTTCTTCGACAGCATTCTTTTTAGAACGTTGATATCCAGTTTTTAACTCGTTTTCATAGCGTTTAGAATCGCCATCTTGCAAGCTTGGCACAGTTACATGGCCAACAGAAAGTAGTGGACTAACTAGAGCAAAATCGGCAAATGCTGCTTCATTAAATTGTGCATCGTCAGCCGGGATCGATTTAATTGGTTTCCATTCTCGACCGTCGAAGTATAACATAATACCGTTGTAAATCCATAGCTGACCTTTAACAGGATTTATCGGAGTTGTTTCTTCGGTCAAATGTTCGATAATTTGGAATTTATTATCGAATACATTAACCCATTGTTTCTTGACGCCGTCATAATATTTTAATTCATTGGTTCTATCTTTACGCCAGAGAGAACCATGAATATTATTGTCAGGAACTGCACTAGCACCAACAATTTTTTCTTGCTCGGTGATATCTGGGTTAATATCTTTGACAGCAGTAAAGATATCATACAGCTCTTGATTTAAGAGTTGTTCAGATCCACGACCTTGTTTAAATGTTCGATTTTTCTTCATTGACTATCCCTTAACCCATATTCTTTGGAGCATAAATCATATATTGAAATTCGATATTGGCAGCACCGGTATTTCCGACATAAATAAAATTAGAATCTTTTTTAACCCATATATCGCCAGCTTTCGCCGCACTATGTAATGGTTTAATCGATACAAAATCAGGAGTAATCCCGACGTTTCTATCGTCATGTAAATTGTGCGGAATTCTAACTTCATTAGATTTACCTAAAAATGTAGCTTGGCCTACTTTATATAAAATAGTATTGCCACCAAATAATCTATATTTATTTTTATATTTTAAATAAAAGCGTTTCTCGCCATTGTGAAAATAAGCGTCGTTATTATTATCGATATCAAAATGATTATCGGTCGTAACAAATTTACTTATCTTATTATTATATTTATCTTTATTAACTTTAGATACAAAACGATGGAGATTATTTGTTTTAATTGCCATCGCAAGTATTTTAATTTTTTTAATTTCTTCGATACTGGCAAGTTTATCGAATAAGCCCAAGTTCTTAATCGCTTGGGCTTTATCGGCTAAATCATTTAAATTATAAAATATCGAAACGTATGTGGAAAATGCTAAATCTTTTATTCCGTCTTTTAATTTAATTGACCATTTCATCGATTAACACTTCCTAACGGATATACAATCATACACTGGAATGCACCAGTAAAAGAACCAGTATTGTAAATATTAATAAGCTCAGACGTGTAAGACACGGATACTTCACCAAGATCGCCGCCAGTATATTCGACACATTGAACGTCGACGAATATAGGAGAAATTAATGTATCATCTTCTCGTGTTTTAGTGTTACGAATAATAGTCGGTTGAGAATTGCCGGAGAAAAATCCGTTAACGATTTTAATATTATCGAGAGCAGAAGCGCCACCGATAAGAACGTTTTTATTATTTAAACCGATGTAAAATTTTTCATTTACTTCATCATAGCCAATTTGATTTTCTTCCAAATTTGTTTGAATTTCGACTGGTTTATTTAATTTATTATTCCAGTTATTCTTATCGCTATCGCTAACGAACTGATGATCGGCATCAGTTTGAATATTCTCTGGAGTAAATACATCTGGTAAAAACCCAGATTGAAGAGCTTCTTTAGAAATAAACTTATCGTATAAGCCAAGATTTGTAATAGCTGCATCTTTATCTTTTACGTCAGATAAATTTTTATTTCGATCGAGGATTTCATCAGAAGATATCGGTACCCACTTTTTAAGTTTGTCGACATAAACACTAACTTTCATTTCGACCTCCTTAAACCACGGCAGGACCGGCTACACGAATAATGCGACACATTTGGGGTAAACCTTCTTTACCGGTAAACGTATATGTTTCAGGTAGCATAATAGTATGAATATTATCGCATGCAACAAATGCACCATCTCGAATAGTTTTTACGGATGGTAAAAATACTGTATTTAAATTAGTACAATTTTTAAATGCAGAAGCATTAACATTAGTTACGGAAGGAAACTCTAAATGTATAATTGTTTCACAGTCGTGAACAGCATTAGAAGCAATACCGATATATGCTGTCGTTGCTTTCGCAGCGTTTTCAGTATAGCTAGCAGAAATAGTATCGGCTTGAACGATAGTCGTAGAACCGGTTACGCTAAGAGTTTCGATAGCATCGTCAGACGTAATGTCGTCGACTAAAGTACTACCAAGACCAGACATATAAGATAACATTTTAATAACATCGACCGCATCAAGATCTTTTAAAGATTTTGCATAGTTATTGTTAGTTGCCATAGAAGCAAACTGAGAGTTAACATTATTTAACTGTGCATTATTTGATGCAACAGAAACAGCGATATCTTTTAGGCCTTTATATAAAGCGAATAAAGATTGAATAACAGTTGCTTTATTATTGGTATTAACATTATCTAATAAGTTTTGAATATAGCCTTGATATTCAGTATTGTTAAGTAATGCATAATCGCCAACATAAGTCGTTTTTAATGTATCGACAAAACCGGCAGCTAGCGCTTGATTAACGAGTGTATTAATACGAGCATTAATATTAGCGTTTAATTGGTCGATCGTATTAAGCTTAGCTTGAATACTGGCATCAAGATCAGACATATTAATATCGTTATCTAAACGACGATATTCAGATAAGTCGTTTCTAACGACTACATTATCTAACTTATTATAGTTAGACTGAAGAGAAATAATTGCTGGACGCAATGTATCGTTAACATCGTTTATGGTGATCTTTTGATCTTGTAAACGATAACGAGCATCGGCAAAATCTCTCGTAATAGCAGTGTTAGGTAAATCACTAATGATACGTTTTAGCTGTTCGATATCATTAGCGACGAAATTAAGACCGGCAAATGTTGTATTTAAAGCATTTACTTTATCTATAATATTACGAATTTGAGTTTGAAATTCTTCACTCAAATCTGTTAATTGAAGTTTTTCAGTTTTAGCACGATATTTATTATCGGCATCAGAGATATTTAATTTAGTTAATAATGCATCTGCGAAATCTTGCATATCATCAATAAGAGATTGCATTTCGGCATTAAGCATTTCTTTCGTTAACTTGTCGGAAGTTTTGTTGAACCATCCAGTTTTCGTAGCAGAGTTTTTTTCAAGAGAAATTACTCGATTACGAATCTCGGAGTCATCATAAGAGATGACTCCTTGAGATGCACTTCCGATATTCGTTAACAATGTTTTTAATGAAGCGTCCAATTGATCCATATGGACTTGAGTTAAATTGCTGACTTGATTGATCTTGTCTTGAAGATCTTTAGACAGCATAAATTCTTCTATTTTTTTAGCCATTGATTAACCTCTAGTACTAGAAATAATATATTATCGTTGTTATATTACGGGTTTTCTTCCGTATCAACTACTTTTTTATCGTTTAAAACAACGGCCATAGACTTATCAAATAATTGCTTTTCCGGCATATCTTTATTAATGAAAATATTATAACCAGGCTGAGTCATTTTGTATATATCGTAGTATTGAACATCGACCCAGCATCCCGGGATTAATACATCGAGATCGATACCGATTCTTCGACTCGTTAATTCTTGTAACTTATAATTCTTATCGTTACATTCTATCGTGTTATTAATCGTAGCCGAGATTAAATTCTTATTTTGAATATAAGATCCTTTATCGAGTTCAAATACAGCAAACCAATCCTTTTGGTAACGATAAATAAATTTATGTCGACGTTCATTTCTATGATTTATATAAGTAATCGTATCATTTTCTTTATCGATATCGATAACCAAAAATGGCTCTTTTATAATACGATTGCCGTGAATAATTAAATTAGAATCTTTATTTAACACTTCTTCGACCGGAGTCCAATCGGTTTTACCTTCTAATTTAATCTTTACTTTACCGTTTTCTTCATCGATTAAAAGAGACCCATTAGGTAATAGGTCCCATTTATAATCGCTATCACTATAAACAAAAGTAGCTCGGCCATTGCTTATTAATCGAGAAGTTATTTTTTTACTTTGTTTAATTGGCATTTATCTAACTCCTATAAATGATCTAAGCTACTGCTCGGAAATTCTAATGTTTGATCGATATAAGAATAAGCCGATAATTTAAACATAACATCTGACTTAGCTTCCCATGGATTATTTCCAGAATTAGGAGTGTTTACAATTTGATCATACACAGGAACTAAATAAGTATATGTATTCCCGACCTGTTTAATTAAACGAATACGACCTTGAGTTCTAGTATTATAAATCTTAGGAATAATTTGAACACTAGGAACACTATTAGGAACGATTAAGTTTAATTTCTGATACTTAACGCCGGCAATTACTTTTATTGGTTCATTACTCAACTCTAAATGAGCCCTAATTTTTTTTGTTCTCTTAGGTTGAATACTCGTCGTAACGACAGTTGATACGGCATTTTCTCTTGTGTCACTAGCCATGAAAGATACATATTGCATATTATTAGATAATGTTATATTATACTGATAATCATAATATGTTTTACCGTCTTCTTCACCGTTGTTCGACGTAATGTATCTTAAATTTTCTGGATTATTAGAAGCAGTAATCAAAGTAAGTTCTTTATTATAAGTAGTACGAACAAATAATTTAGCTATTTGACTATAAGTATTAGGAACCATATATTCTTTAGAAACAATTCTAATTGGAATTTCGACAGGGTCTTTTGCTTCGATTAAGATCCGTTCTAAACTAAAAGATAACTTACCTTGTTTATGTGCCGTAATGTCGACATAATAAGATTTGTTCTTACGGTCGAAACTAACATCATATGCATTATTTAAATCGTCCGGTATAAATCTAACATTAGAAGTATCGGCAGTACTATATACAGTAAATTTTAAATCAGGCTCACCAACTAAATGTAAATTTATTTTATCTTTTGTTAACGATAAATTCTGTAAAGCAATATTTACTTTGGAAGTAGAATGAATATCGCGAGTCACTTCATTGGTTAAATAATCATTATTCTCGCCGACAATTCTTAATGTATAAATTTCGTTATAGGCCAACGGAACTTTAATCGTCGTCCAAGATCGATTACTTGTTTTTGTTGCAGCTAAATTCTCACCTTTATAAATTTTAAAAGTACTATTATTAATAGATTTTAAAAGGATAGAAAGCTGCATACTATTATAATCATAACGGACATAAGGAGTAACAGGAAGCTTTTGCTTCATGTATTCACTACGCTTACTATTAATCCAAAAGTCACCTGGTTCAGGATTTAATGGTTCTTCTTCTTGATTGTAGAATCGAGGAACAGGATTTCCGACATGATATCGTTCAATATAATATACATCGATTTCGCAGCCTTGTTCTAACTGTGTAGAATTAAGAACAAAGTGTGTACTATCGAGTTCTTTAAGAGTTTTAGTGGCCGAAGAACATTCTATCGCATTGTTAATTAATGCTTTAATATGATGATTGCCCGGAATATATTCACCTTTATCTAACTCAAATACAAAGTTGTTTTGTCGAGTTAATTTAGATTCTTTATATACACCATTAATAGAATAATAAAGTTTGCCTTCGATACGATCATAATCGATAAATATAATTTTCTCACAAACCATTCTAGAAGATTCTTCTACGATTAATGATTCACTAGCGGGTAGCTTAAGAGCTACCCAGCTAGGACCATATTTAGAGAATGGATCTTTTGGATCTTGATTATCGACATTATATTTTAATTTAATACCGATATTATTATCTTTTGGATCGACAACTATTGTACCGAATTTTGCGGAGTTCCAATCATATGTTTCATAGTCATGATATATAATAGGAAGACCTATTGTTTTTTCAAAATAATCATTAAGCTTTGACATATTTAATTTTAACTCCTAAATTAGTATATTCTTTATTTGAAGAACTATTTTTTATAATAATTTCTTCTAAAGCAGGCCATCGATATTTTTCCATAAATCTACTAACATAATTAATATCATAAACAAAAGAAGAAATAGGTGCATAATTATATACATATCCACTAGAATATGGTTCAATTCCCAAAATATCCAATTTTATTTTTTTTATTTTTATATCATTTTTATTTACAGCATTAGAAAACAATGTCATAAATATTCCTTTTGGAACATCTAGTTCTTCAAGATTAGCTTTAGCAATAGATTCAGCATCATTATAATAACTAATATTTACTCCATTTGATGTTCCTCCAAAATCGTCAACATGTCTTGCTAAAATGGAAGGATCCTCATTCTTATCAGGATTATATCCATAAGTTTTTCTTTTTTGAGGACTCGCAAAATATGAATATTCAAGATTTGGCATATCTAATGTATGATATGTGCTATATCCACCTTTATTTTCAAATATAAACACTTTTGCATTTGGAGCATTTATTTTATAATTATCCGAAGATTCATTTAACTTACTATTATTTAGCATACTGTCTTCAATAATTATTGCGCCAATCGTAGGAGAATCGATAACTAACTTTTCTAAATTTACATTTCTAAAACCTATATTGAACAGTTTTAAGTTTGAATTATTTAACACAACTTCTTTAATTTGTTTTGCTTCAGAAAAGCATCTTTCTGAAAAATTTACAAAATTATTTTTAATTCTATCAAATGACTCTTGAGTCATATTTGTACGGTAGAAAGACGTATCAGACATTATTACTGGGAATAAATTTCCTTTTTCTAAAGATTCTAAATATCCATCTTTAAGAACTACTTCTTCTCCTAGACAGTCCGTCGTTAATGTTCTTTTTTTGTAAATAAATTTTTCGACATTAGAACTTGAAAATGCACTATATCTAAATTCTTTAAAGTAATTAAGATTTACTTCTGTTTCCAATCTTTTTGTATTAAAAAATGAATTATTGCCAGCAATGTTTGATGCAGAAGTCACAAAATCAAGATTATCGATATAAATAGCATAGCAATCAGAAAGACATTCTTGAGCATCGACAGTTTCACTAGAATATCTTCCGATATAATTATCAGGGAAAATTATTTTATTTAACTTACTATTGTCAAAAAAGTCTTGTGGGTGCAAATAATAATTTGTATATTTTCTAAGATCGATGAACTTTAAATTTGTTCGACCAAAATGAGAGAAATATCTTATATAATTAACAACTGTTAAATTATTAGGAATATTATATTTACTTTTAACAGTATTATAAGATCTATTCATTCCAAGAATTCTTGGTGTTTTAGGAATATTTTTATGAGATATAACATCTCCTTCTTCGTCAATCAAAGTAATAGAAGGTGATTCTATTGTAATTGATTCAACTGCTGCCCAACTAAACAAAAGATCTTGAATTTTTAAATGGTTATTTCCACATTTAATAATAATATTAAAAGGATCAGATAACGATAACGTTATTGGGAATGGATACATTTTATCAATAGTAGAATATTGAGCATCATTAGGCAAATCAATTAATCTATATTTTATTCCATTATCAATATACTCTTCTTCTTTTAATACAATAGTTATATCTTTTTCAGATCCAATATTCTTAACTTGTATTCCATGACACTCAATAAAAGGATTAGAGAAAGAAAAATTGTTCAATTTTTTTATCTTGGTATAATCCATAAAGATAAAAGAATTATTAAAGAATGGAAGACCGTTATCAGAAACTTCTTCTATATTTTTTGCTAAAATAGTAGATTTAACCGCCAAATGATTATAATCGCCTAAAAAGAAAGAAGGTATTTTTTTACCAGAATAAGAGATAGCTAAATTTACCGAAGAAGCTTTTTCTATTGGTTGAAGATTTGAATTAAATCTTCTAATTCCTACCGTATCAAATACATTATAGAAACCACTTAAAAATTCTTGATTGTTACTTTTAACGTGAATAACGTTATCGTCATTAACTTCACAATTTAAATACATTGCTGGAATAATTCCATTTTCAGAAGCAGAAAAAGTATGATCATTGAAATAAGCTGATACAAAAAGATAAGAGAATATATTTGGGAATAATAATATTTTTGAATTAAAATCTAAATATTTGTAATTATTATAAAAAAAATCATTCCAACAAGTTAAAACTGTTCCATTAAATTGTAATGTTTTATATGTATCATTAAAATATTTTAACTCTTTAAATTTTTCTATTAAAGAATTTAATTTAGTGTGAGCATTAGTATTATAACTCAAAATAACTAATTTTACTAAATTAGGATGAATATATTTTATACTGTTCCCAACTGAATAAGAATTATCTTTAGGATTAGTTAAAAGAGCATTGGTAACTTTAGTTATTTCTCTATACTTCTCATTCATAGAAGATTCAATATCTTTATTTAAAGTTATTAATTTTTCTAAATTTTTCCAATGAAGGATAGTTGTTGGAACTGTTATATTAACAGTATCTTTATTGTTTGCTTTAATATTAATTACTCTATTTTCCATTAAATCGTAGAAGTTATCTACTTTAAAAATAAAATAATAAGATCCATTTTTACCTTCATAAGCATTTGTTAAATAATTATTGATCTTAGGTAGAACAGTTAATGTTTCTTCATTAGACAAATCTTCTTTGCCATAAAATTCTAAATAAGATGTTTTAGAACCATTGATTTTTTCTAAAAGATTTGCTCCAGAATACTTAGCAGGCTTCGCATTACTACTGCCATATGATAATATTAAGTTATTTGCAATTTCAGGATGAGTATCGACAGTTAAATGTTCTCTATCTAAATCTTCTGTCGTTTTATATAACTTAATTTCTAATACTTGATAAGCATCAGAATTATACATGTCGGCATATGGATTAATAACGTAAGTATTTAATAACTCAATCTGATGTTCTGGTAAATGTGCACCAATTACAGTTCTCGTCACTTCTTGATCGTTATACAAAGGATGAGTACAAGTAAATCTTACAGTATAATCATTATTCTTTTGTTTGAAAGAATAATATCGTCCAGCAAAATAACGCGTTGTTTCATCTGATGTCGTAACAATACTATCTGTATTATCTTTAGTTTTAATTATATTATTATTCGCATCATATGCCGTAATAGTCGATCCTTTTGTATAATCGAACGACACATCCCAAATTCTATTATTAAACGTCACATTGTTTACGTTAAAAGGAGTTTTTGCATTTACTTTTTTATAGCCATTAACAGTAACAGTCTTAGACTCTGGAACTTTATTAGTCTTATTAGCTTCGACAGTAAAAGTTTTTACTTCTGGATGATAGAATAACGGAAGTCTATAAAGTGTTTCTTCGACAGATAAATTAGAAGGCTGTCTTGTGTGAATAACGGCACCGGAACTATCTTTAATTATAATAGTAGAACCTGATTCTGCTTGAATCGATAATGCACTTGTTCCTTCGTAATCACCAGTTAGAGAATCTTTTCCGTCGACTACATAAACAGAAAGAGGCGTAGCTGGAGTATGAAGTAATATTTCAATATCTTTACTAATGGTATTATCTGCTTTATCGTTAGAAACTGTTACCGTATATGTTTCAGCTTGTTGCGCCAAAGGAATATTTACTTTATATTTTCCGTTGTCACCGACAACAGCATCTCTAGCGATTACTCCACCGGCCATAGGACCAGCGCCTATAATCGTTATTTTTGACCCAGGCAAAGTTGTCACGACAACTTCTGTTCCCGAGGTCGTTGTGACATAACTAATATCAGCCGTTAAAATTATTTTTCGGCGGTCAACAGTTAATACTTTTTCTTTACTTAACCCATTACTAGGATTACGAACTATAACAGTGATATCATACGGATCTTCTTCACGAGGTAAATTATATTGAACTCCCATACCAATATTCTGAGAAGCATATAATTTTTTACCGTCACGTTTAAATGTTACGATATTACCGATTTGTGTTTTTACAGAAGCTCGGCCCATTAAAGCATTAGGATATAACATTTCAGCATCTAATGTTAATTTATCTGTTTCAGTTTGAGTACCTTTAATTAATGCTTTGCTATAGTTAGTTTGATAACCGAAGTAAGTCGAAAAAAGATTTAGATAATAATCGTGTACTTTACGCGGCACTTTAAATTTAGTAATGCTACGTTTAGTAACATCATTAAAGTATTCGTCACGACGATGTGTCGCAATTAATCGAGATTTTTTAGTCGTAAAAACTGTAACTTCGGCATGAGCTGGATCATCGGCTGGATAAGAAACTGTGTAGCTCATCGGTGTAATAGCCAAGCCGTCTTCCGATACATTTTCTGCTGTATTAATCCAGATATCTTTATCTTCGAAGAACCAAGGGTATCTTTCTTGAATAAAGATAAACGGATATAATTCACTTAATCGTTCATAATTAATATAACGAACTGTAACTGTCGAACCTAATCGAATATCGTCGGCATCGATTTGGAAATACTTCATATTAATTTCTTCGAGACTGTCGTCCAAAGTATTACATCTTACAGTATCATTAATTAATACTTCTAATTGATTTGTCCCCGGAATATATAATCCAGAACCAACTTTAAATTGAGCCTTGCCATCGATAAGTTTACCGATACGAGTAATCTCTTCTCGATCATGATAATAGAATCGATTATGCTCTAATTCGAATTTAACAATCGTATAATATTCGACATTGATTACGGCATCTTTAACGAGCTTATCTGTACCATCTTTACGAATACCGACTGGCACCCAATCCGATTCACCAGTTAATTTAATACTAAGATTACCTGTTTTATCATTTACTAATAACGATCCATCAGGAATATCGGCCCAATAATAGTTATCTTTTTCGCTATCAGTAATAATAATAGCTGTGTCTTTACTTATGCTGTATTCATTTAATTTTCGAATACCCCAAGTAGGTTTCATTATTTAAAGGCCTCCTTAATAATATACAATATCACAAGTTAATTCTTTGAGATCGTTAATTTTATACTTAAGATCTTTCGGTAACTCTATTACAATATTAAAATCGTAATAATTATGTTCGCTATCTCCTTTATTCGGAGCGCCACTAAGTACGACTTCATTCGTTAAATTAACAGTTAATGTGTCACTTAAACGAGTTGTCGGTAACTCAGTAGAATCTGCATTTAAGATTTTAATATAATCTAATAATACAGAATCTTCAATATCGGTGAAATAAAAATTAACACCGAAGTTTTTTAAGTCTGGCTGCTTCTCGATACCCATATAATTATTATATAGACGAACCGGAATTACAGTACGAGAAGCCGAAGTAATAACTCCGGCTTTATAAGTACTATAAATATTAAATTCTTTTTCGTCGAGAACCATCCATGTCAATGTATTTTGCATGAATTACGCTCCAAAAGAAATAACCATAAATTTAAGTTTTCTTGTATTTCTAATTAGTCCAGCCGATAATTTAATCTTATTATTATCGACATAGACATAATCAGTACCATAGTTTAAGATCGTACTAATATTAGCGTTATCGATTTTATTAGTACCGACATATTGGTCTAACAATACAAACGATAATTGTTTATCGGTAACAGTATGTTGTAATGGATAAATCGTACTAGTTGGGTCGATCGTGATTTCATACTGTTGAATAGTTTTAAATAAACCATTCTTAACTTCGTCGTCCAACATAGACTTAGTAATCTTTTCACTACGCTTAATAAAGTTATCGGTATTAAGTGTCGAAGTTTTAAGATCTTGAATCGTCGTTTGCATTGCCGTAATTGCAGGATCGATAGAATCTGTAATACGACTATATTTATTGTCGACTGCCGTAATGAGATCTTTAGTTTCTTTAATACCGTTTTGTGCATTAGTAATAATAGATTCTAATTGTTCGTAAGACCAAGTATAATGAGAAATTCTATAAATGATGCGATCACCATATTTCAAATTAACGTTATTATTAATAATAAATTTATTCGTTAATGTCGGATTAGGATTGTCTTCAGTCGGAACTGGAAGCACTTCACTAAAGTCGACCTCATCAGAAGACCCATTATGTAACTTTAATCCATTTAAGAATACTTCAATTTGCTGTTTACCGTACTCATAATATGTAGGTAACTTAATAACACGAGTATTGTTAGGATAAGAATCTTCGTTATAAATAATACGTTTTTCTTCGACGAACACGGCAGCACGTTGGAATACGCCGGATTCTTTACCTTTTTTAATTGTATGACGAACGTTAACTTGTACGACAGTCGGTTCGTTTAATGCATAGTTTAATTTAAAACCGACACCTTTTACGATATCGCTCATTTTATATTTCGCACTATCAGGTACGATTAAATGTTTGCCTTTAGCATCTTGTTCTTTAAGCATGACCATTTCGACGTACTGGTCTTTCATAATATATCCTTGATCGATATATACGTCTAAAGAATTAGATCTCGGGATGAAGAACATGTTAACATCGTCTTCATCGAATACGAATGTTTGCTTTTCGTTTTCTTCGTCGGTTAAATTTTCATCTGGAATAAACAATTTAGTTTCGTGAAGATCCATCGTACTGTGTTCATTTACCGGAACCCATTGGTAATCTTCACCGTTAAATTGTCGCCATATATATAGAATATTTGTATCGCTATCATACCATAAATCATTTGGCTCAGGATGTTCTGGTTGAATAAAGTAAATAAATTTACGTTGATTCTTAGAATATAATTTGCCGTAGAAATAAATATCGCCAAATTCATCGACATAAATAGCTCGAGTATTTCGGTTATCATAGAAGAACTTAACAGAGATACCTGTTTCATCGACTATCCAATAAGCCCAACCTAATACAATATCGCCAGCATCTTCAAAGTTTTGCATTGGCGGGAATGCAGGCGATGCTGAGAAAATACCGTAATGATATTTAGGATATAATTCAGGAGTTTTATCGTTGTACGTAATTGTATCGATATGAGATGATGCATAATGATATACGACACCGACTTTTCTACCAACGTTTGCTTCTGGATCTACGACATGAATAATCTGTTTATTAATAGAAGCAATCTGTAAACTTTCTTGAGTTTCTAAATCATATACTCTAAATTCTTTTAAATCTGGAAGTTCTCCTTGAACTCCGGAGATATATGCTACCTGTTTTAATTGAGATGGAGCATATACCGGAAAACGCAACGTAATTTGTCCGCTAGCATCCAAAGTAAATTTTTCAAAATACTGAATAGCTTGTGGAGCACCTACGTTAATGGACGCAGCGTCAAGATTAATTCGATGGCCTTTTTTGTTGATTAATTCACCAGCTGCTACATCGATAATAAACTCATCGCCACGTCGACTGCATTCAAAACCGGACACAACGCCCCAGCCAGCAGACTGAAGACGTTCTGTGTCGATCCAATCTTGAATCATTTCAAAATTGTCGTTAATAGGTTTAGCTTTTACGCCTTTGGTAAAATCAACCTTTGTTAAATAATTTTGTGCCATTTATTAATCCTTAAATAATAATACTGCTGCTTCCGACGAAGAAATATGTTTGTCAATTTGTTCCTGTAATTGGTCTCTATGACTTTCATATTTTTTAGGTAACGTAATTACCATAGAAGTACCAATTCTATACGGTCTGCCAAGTATATTACCTGTATCGATATATTCGTAATTGTCGAATTTACTAGATCCGCCACCAATTATTCTTGTGTCGGTAGGCTCGATTTTTGTATCGAGTTTAATAATAATATCGGCAACTTTAATATCGTTAGATGGTTCATCGACCGGAAGAACATAAAATCTTTGGTCTTTTAATATGCCCGTATTCGTCATATATAAACTATAATTAGTTTTTATATTCGAGATATTAATAATCGTTTCTTCAGACTTAGCGATATTATATTTAGAACTATAATATTGACCGATAATTAGCTGAAGTTTTTCTTTATCATAATTATAACGTATAGAAGGTAACTGTTCAATATTAAATAAAGAATAGTCGACATTATCGATAAATTTTAATTCTTGATTTACGGTATAAATTAAAGATTCATTATTGTCTTTTTTAGGCTCGTCATCGATTACTTTCTTAAAATAGATATCACGGGAAGGTGTCGCATAATCGAAGATAACGTTTTCGTTTGTTGTTTCGACATAAACTAACTTATAGTCGTGATTATCGAGCGAAGTTAAAGAAGCGATATCTTTATCTAAATTAATTTGAGGATGTTTCATATTCAATCGATTATTTAAACTATAGTAATAATCGATCAAATTATTAGAAATAAAAGTATTAATATAGCTGTCGGCTTTCTCTGGAATACGATGGTAGCCAATGCTATAAGCATAAACAATATTTTCAGCAAGAAATTGAATTAAGCGAGGCTGAGTAAAGATTTCTTTACCGCACAATAAAATAGTTTTAAAATTTAACCGATCTTGCATGATGAGTATCGGAGTATGATTAATCGTTAATTTAATATAATCATATGTGGCACGAGGGAATAGCGACATTTCCAAATCATGATTGAAAATATCCCATGATGGTTCAATTACGTATTCAGATTGGTTAAATAAAACAGGTTTAGCTACGTCGAATATCTTAGGCTTATTATAAAGAATTTTATTGCCATAAGTAGAATTTACGATATAAATATTGCAATTATCTTTATAGCCGCCGGCTTTCATGGCCTTTAAGAACTTATCTTCTCCGTTATAATATTTAATATCGGGATTATCGGTAACACTATTAAATTTAATATTGTTAGGAACAGTAATACCTTGTAACATAGACTTTACTTTTTCCATACCTGTAAAATCTATATTAATATCCCAACTACGTCCAGAAGAAAACGGAATATTTCTTTGGAGAATATATTTATATCCGAATACTGTCGGACGATAAGAAGCTTTTTTAGATGTATCTTTTATCGTAATGATGCCGTCTTTATCCAAAAGGTAATCTTTTTGTTCTTTGGCCGGAACATAATTTTCTTTAAATAAAAGTAAATCTTTATCGATCTTTTGATATAAAGATATAGCTTCTTTTTTATTTAGACTTAATAAATCGTTATTGAATTTAATAACGGTATCAGCATAAACAGAATTATTAACCAAATAAGATAATGGCATATCCTGATCGTCGAGCAATACAGTATTCGCTACTTTTTTCTTGTTTCTATAAATCTTCATACCGTTACCTCATAACAACATATTCATTTGGTATCATATTTAAATCTGTTATTCTATATTGATCGATCGCTTTAGTTTCTTTATTTTGATCGTAGATAATTTTAATATCTTTTTTATTAGAAGATACTTTCACTTCGTAAAGATTAGAAGCTTCTTTCCCGATTAGTACATTATATTTTAAATCGTTAATGCAATAACTATCTGCTTTCAAGTATTCAATAATATAATGTTTATAATTATTATTATGAAGAACGATTTCGTTTCTTTTAAAATCGATATCGAATTGACTATTGTCTAATACATCATAATTAGTAACGGCCATTTTTACATCGGTCGTTTCTTTTTCTTTCCGAACATGATAAAAATATTTTTCATCAATATCTTCATTTGTGGCATACACGATAATATTGTTAAACGTATCGAGAATAGGTTTAGCTAACTTTAATTCTTTTTTAGTATTAGAAAATACTTCACGATTCCAGTTCGTAAAACGATACATATATTCTTCTGCATGCGGATACACAATAATAATATATTTATATTGCTTTCTAATCTCGTTAGAAATAGTAATAGAATTATGTTTAATGTCGACATCAGTATTATGATTAAAATCTAAATACACATATCCAACATCGGATAAAATAAATTTATCCAACGTTTTGGCTAACGGATTAACTTCAGTAAATTCTTTAATACCGACTACTTGTATATCTTCTAATTCATACACATTAAGTTTTTTAGATAAATTAATTGGTGTATATCTATTAAACATTTCTATTTGAGTAGAAGGAATAATAATTTCTCGATATGAAGAACTTAAATCGAGCGGCTCATCATCTTTATCTAAACATAGAATAGGAGACGTTACTTCATCAGTGACATAAGAAATAAATTCGCTTACATTAAGAATATCTTCAGTTTTATTTTCTTTATTAGTAACAATTAATTTAGATACATAAGCATCGATATTATAGAACATATCTAGATATCGAGAAGAATATTTATTTAAATGAACGTATCCACCTGGATATGCGATAGTTAATGACTCACGATCGTATACGATTCTAACGTCTTCATTAAGAGGAAGTTCAGGCGTATATTCACGACCATCATATTTAAAATAATAATATTTTAATTTATCGGCAATAGGCAGTTTCTGAATATTAATAACGAGTTCGATTCTAGAAATATTATCTAAATCGAAGTGCAAATAGCTTCCTTCTTGTTTAGAGCCGCTACCAGAAGATGGAACATATTCACTATTCTCATATTCCTGTAACGAAATATTTTTAACGGTACCGTTTCTTCCCGCGAAACGAATAGAAATGTCGGCATCTTTTTCGAGAACTATTTTATTACCGTTTAACAATTCTTTTTTATTTATATCTGTACTATTACTATTGGATTCAAAAACATATGCAATAATATCGCCTTCAATATCGGCTTTTAAGAAGTACGTCCCTTTCTTAAGCGATATGAAATCAGTTTCTGTTTCCGCTTCATAAGTACAATTTTCAAATTGTATTGTATTATCATAATAATAGATCCTACCACCAACAGTACTGATAGAATTAGCAGCCCATCCAATAGGAAGACCAGTTGATATCTTGATAGATTTGATAGTATTTCCATACTGAGAATAAAATCCTATTTTATAGTCATCGATGTCGATTTTAAATTTTTCGATAAACACGACTTTTTCTTTTTTAGTCTTTAAATAAAAATTAACTTCGTTATTTATTTTTTCTAGAACTAAAATAGCATCATCGTTGTTTATTAAATGCTTAAATTGTACGGTAGAATATTCTTGAATAGTTTGTGTGCTTGCTCCAAGCAAGTCGACAACTTTATCGATAACAGAATATTCATTGTCGCCAAGTTTAAACATGTATTGTTTAGGAGATTTAAAAATGTCTTCGGCATCTTGAATTAACAAAATGCCGAATCCAGAATTAACATATTTTAATTGAAGTTCAATTCTACAATCTCCAGAATATAAATAATCGGCAGTTATAATATCTTGATCATAAAAATAACAACCATTATTTTTTGTTACACGAGCTTTATTAAAAAATATCATATAGCCGTTAATCCTATTCTGTTTAATTTAATAGTAGATTTATTATTTAATAACTCAATTTTAAATTGGAATGTATCGGTGTCAGTAAACGATACAGGAGTTAATGTACCAGATCGATATAAATCTTTCCATGCTGTAAATTGATTATTTACACCTTGTTTTCTCAAAGAACGCACTTTAATACTAACGTCGCCTTTAATATCGGCATCGATCGTATCTAAATTATAAGTGTCTTTTTCAGATACCATAAATAATCGAGAAATAAAATCGCCGCCAGCAACAGGTAAGGACTCAATAGCCTGATCTTCTAATTCATCATAAATATTATATACGTCGATAGAACTAATAGAGCTATTCGCCGGAATATCGATTTCGAATCTAATATACTGTACTAATTTATCGTTAGATAAAAGAACATAGTCGCCATTTTCAATAACGGCAATAGTTGCATATTTGGAATAATAGTTCTCGGAACCTAATACTCGAATCGTAAACTTATCTTCGCTAAGAGTATTAATTTTCGCAGCCATATATAATATATTTTTAAGATACTTATACCAATCTTCAGATTTAGCTTTATATTGATTATGAATTAAATCAAAGATTTCTGTCGTAACAGTTCCTGGTTCATTCAACGTAATTAATTTATTGCCGCGCAATAATACTTTATCTAACTGACAACGTTTCAAATCGGCTGTCGCTAATAATGTAGCATCATAATCAATTGTTGTACTATATTGAATTACGTCATTATCATCGACATCGATATTGTTATCGGTCGTATAGTTAAATGTATCGAAAATAATTTCGTTCGTAATACTGTTTTTCTTTTCGGTTAAATCCCAACTATACTTATCGATGTTTTTACTATGAGGTTCTGTTATTAGTTTGTCGGATAGAACGATTTCCTCGATTGAACCGACTGTGCCAGTAACGACAATATAATAATAGAAATCTTTGTCGACATTAAATTGAGAGAAAGCAAAGTCATCGTTAATGACGAAATCTTCTACTTTTTCTAAGAGCGGTTTCTTTTGCAATCTGAAGCCGTTTAATTTCTTTTCTTTATACAAAGAAATTTTTAAATTGCCGGCTTTTTTAATATAGCAATATGATGTAGCATATGCATACTTATCGATTTTAAAAATAGCATATCCTTCTTTATCGAATTTAAAATTAATTACATAATTTTTATTTAATTCGATTAATGTTGGATCACAGTCTTGGAACGTCCAGTTATTAAACGTATTTGCCGTCGTTAATGAATGAAGCGATGAAATTTCAGAGACTTCTTTTTGTTCTTTAAAGTTAACATAACATAATGGATTTAATACTTTCATATCCATTAAACTATTCGGAATGAAGTTCTGTCTTTCTGTTTGCATCTTAACAAGACTACCTTGTTTCTTAGTGCTATTCAAATCGACATAATGTTCTTTATGATGATCGACTTCTGTTTCGTATACTGGGAAATAATATTCCTTGCCGGCTTCATAATAATAACCAGATTTAACAGCAACCTTATTATCTAAACTATTACGATATACAGACACGACATTGTTTACGACGACTGCAGTAAAATTAGGGTCCAGTGCTTTGGCATATACTTTATCGATATCGTTATTAGCGATATTTAAATTTTTAGAATCGCCATCCTTCATATCTTTAATCGTCATTAATGTTTCTGTGTCATAAGCATTAATATTATATTCGACTAGTTCATATAATTTATCTAAATTAGTGAATACGATTTTAGAAGGATGTTTATAAGTATATGTTGCCTGCAAACTTAATGAATCATGATCGTAAATAGAATTTACTTGAATGATACCCGGCGTTTCATATAATACATATTCATCTTCGACTAATGCCGTGCCGCCAATCGATAATTCGATATTATTAGAAGATACATTAGAGTATTTAAATTTACCTAACCCATCTTCTGTCAACTCGATTGTTTCAGTATATCTTTTTTCATTATATACGATAGTAGCATATGAAGGAACTGATAGAATATATTCTGATAAGTTATAATCGACGCTATCGATTTGATATACGTCTTGTAAGCTTAGTTCAGAAGCAAATAACGTTGTCTCTAATTTTTTATTAACCGAGATATTATAATCTGATTCGTTATCGTTCCACATATTAGCGAATATAGAAATTTCTGGTGTTAAGATATTAATATTATTACCTAATAAGCACCATTTAGATAAAACTTCTTTATTCTTATGTTGATATCTAATATATTGCGTCGATTGATTATAGCCGTCCGGCAAATTAATTTCGACAAAATAAACTTGTTCTGCCGATAATTTAGGAATAAAGTTATCCAAAATGATCGGATATTCTTTTTGGTTTTGAACGATCGTTTCAGAATGATGTAACGTATGGTTAGAAGAATTCTTTGTCGCCAATAAAATTTTATATACTTTATTTTCGGTCGATGCCTCAGTTGTTTTAATTAAGCCTCGAGCATCGTGAATATAATTAACTAATAGCGTTGCCGAAATTTCGGACATAATTTTATTATATTCGAGTTCAAAATATGCACCGAGAATTTCGACTTCTTTAAACGCCGACTGGTCCATATTTTTATTGTAAATAATTACACGGCCATCATAAGTAACGAATACAGCATCGTTTGATTTATCGAACGAATAGTGATTAGTTAATATATTTAATAACGATAGCGATTCAATTTGTTTTTCATAGTGATCGAACGTTAGCGTTATATATTTCGTTTCGCTATCAACATTAATATAATCGACATTATGTTTGTTTATTTGACCTGTAAGGATAGGGAATTCACTCTTAGATATATTTTGTTTATCGACGAGTAAAGGAAGCCTTCCTGGGCCAATAAATGAATCGTAGGTATCATAATTATTGTCGACAATATTATTATCTTTATATAATTTTAATACTGTGTCTCTCGATTTAATCTTTAAATTAACTTGGCTATTAGAAGGAACAGTAATAGATTTTTCATAATATTTAAAGTTAGCATATTCACCAGCAATAGAAATATAATTAATTACTGGATTAGAAATACCGAGATAAGAATGAAGAGATAATGTTAGTATTTTATTATCTGGATTATCGGGGATAGAATATGTATTTAAAGATTTAGATAATGGCTGCCCATTAATCGAGAATACTAAACCGTTTGCAGTAGCGTTAATATATTTAATCTTAAATCCGCGTTGACCGATTTTAACAATCGAAATATGTTTTCGTTTCGCATCTTCAGATTCGAAAGAGAACTTCATATTTTTAGTGTCGGTATTTAATTCTTTAGACGCTAAAATATTATTATTGTCGTCAGTAATTAAAACACGACAAGAACCGGTATTTGTTTCATTATCTAACTTATCGATTTCAAATTCGAGAGAAGTAATAATTTGATCGATATTGATTTGACCTTGAACGTCAGAATCGATATAAAGATAATTATCGGCTTGATTATATTTAAAATTATTTAACTTAATTAAATCGAAGCGGTTAATGATATTAACAGGAGTATCTTTAATAGAATAATTAATTGTTTTAAAACGCATATTATCTGTTAAAGGAATACTTAAAGTGCCGACAGTAGACTTAGAAGTGTCGAGTTTAATGCCGTCTTTCGTATTGATTACGTTAGAAGAAGAAGCAAAGTCACTAATACGAGTACCGTAAAAATAATTATCTAAATAGGAGATGGCTCCATTTTCTTTAATAAAGTAATCGTTAGTGAATTCATTATTTAACTGTTCATTATTATCAATTTTGAAAGAGGTTAAATAAATATTGCCGCCTTGATATTTAGGATAAGCAATAACTTTATATGTTACTTCTTTATTGGTATCGTTAACGAGTAAACCTTTATTTTTAATCGTAACGTTTTTTGGACCGACTTCGTAATCGACAAAGTCTTCTAATGGTAAGCGATATTCACCGTTATAAGTTTTATAAGATTTAAAGTTAATTGTCGCAGGATCGACCTTAACCGTAGAAGTCGCTTTTAAGTTGTATTCAACTTGTACCGGTTTAAGTTTTAAGTCGAACTTCTTTAATCCGATACCAATATTTACGTTCTTATTACTATTTAATAAATACTGACTAACCTTTTGATTAGATTTTTTATATCCGATAATTGATACGTCAGTTGTATCGGAAGAACTAATTAAATTAGATGTCGTAACTTTTAAGCTATCATAGTAGCCGACGCCGTCTAAATAATATTCGACAGGTTGATCCCAGATATGAGGAAGGTAATCGAGTTTCTTAAATTCATTTTCCCAGAATGTGATATCCCAGATCTTTTCTCTCGCAATATCTTTATTTAATTTAGCAATATAATCATATACTTTCTGATCTTTTATTACTTCTTGGATATTAATATTATTTAATTTATCGATTTTAATATCTTTAAAAGCAATACCGGCATAAGCCGATAATAAGTTTTTAATTAAATATTTTAAACCGAATTCAGTCGAATTAAATCGATGTTTATATGTATTAAGAATATTAGGATCGTCGAATAAGATATTATTATTTTTACTATTCTTCGTTCTTAACGCATCATATGTTCGGTTAGATAAACTAAGATTAGATTCATTCGGGAGTCGATCGATTCCGGCAAACCATGCAAACTCATCGAAGATGTTCCAAACAGGTTCTTGTTTTAAATTAACCGTATAATGAAACTTGTTAATAGTATATCCGATTGGAGTACCATCTACTTCATCGAGTTTAAAATAAAGATTACCGTTTTCATAGTAAGCATATTTTTTATTTTTATAGAACTCGTTCAAGTTTTCTGTAATAGTAAATTCATTATCTAACTTTAAACCATCTTCTAGTTTACCAATGTTTGCTACATAGATTTGAGAGATAATAGAATCTTCTCGACCAGCATAATTTACTAAAAAGAAATCTTTAGTATATTCATCGACCTCTTTATAGATAGAGGTCATTTCTTCAATTACAGCTCTAAGTAGATGTCCGGATGTAGACTTGTATGGTCGGCGTCTAATTTGCATCCACTTTGGAAAATACTGCAAAGCTCTTGCAAAATTTTTATTAGTAATTGCATCCATTCATTAAACCTCTATCCATTGAATTGTATCGAGAATCATTTTGGATTTAATATCTTGTAATGATTTTAATGCTGTCACAGATACACCGTCTACAAATAATCCAGTAACATTAAAATAGCTTACGCCAGTTTCGTTGATACCCATCTTATTAATTACTCCAATATCTAAATAAGAATCAGGAGGAATAGCATTAATATATTCTGCAATACGTTGTTCTAAATTCTTTTTGATATCGGCTAAATTAGAATTATCGTTAGATAAAGTAATAGACAGTGTAACAGCTTTTAGTGCCGGAGTCACATACTCTATATATAATGAAGGGCTTGTGACATTCTTTAAGCGATCTTTTGCTTCATTTAATGCGGCCTCAATTTTTTCGACAGTATATTCTTTAGGTATAACATAACAAATAGCCGTACCTGTTCCATATACCATCGGTACGTATGTAACATTAGAAGCATTTTGTAAATCTAATAGTGCCGCATCGATTGCAATCGTATTAGATTTTTCATTAATTAAAGACCAATTAATTAATCGATATAATAAGTTCTGATCACTTTCACCTTCTCGACGAGTGAAGCCACAGAACTTAACCATATCGTCTAAATTGGAACCTTTTAAATTTGTATATATATGAGGATTTTTATTGGACTCAATATACAAATACGCTTCTTCCATTTCTTTGGAATTAGCTAACATAAATAAATCGACAACAGAACCACGCTCAACAGTATCGTTAGTTAGTTTCTGAAAAATATTTTTAATCGATTCATGGATTTGTGTAAATGTCTTCATATAACGAATCCTTTTAAAACCTTTCCAGTTCTTTTATTAATAATCTTAATATGAATATTATGCCATGCCATAATTTGATGATCATCGACATTAGGTGTAACAGATGTATCGTATAATGAAGTGTCGACAATACTGTCGACGATTGCTTTTATCTCATGTAAATTTGCTTTATCAAATTTATCTTCATGACGATATTCAACAAGTCTAGATCCATAATCAGAATAAGACTGAACTTCACCTAATTCAGTTTTTAGTCGTAACATGATTTGTTGGATTTCATAATCTTCATTATCTTTACATATGTCGACAGAAGATAACTTTTTATTTAAATAATCATCTTCTTTAGGCTTAATATTAAATTTAATATTTAAAGCATTCACTTTATGCTTTGGTCGAGTAACAGATTCAACAAAAAATTGAATCTTTAATTTATTTGTTTTTTGACCGATATTAAATTGAATAGCTAATGAATTAGATCGTCGACTCGGACCTAATATGATATCATCTTTATTTGTATCTAATAAGAAATCGATCATTTGTTATCCTTAAATTTTAAATTTACCGAGTGCCGATTTAGCAATCTTACCAATTTGTTTGCCGATAGCTCCAAGTGCTTTAGTCGCTAATTTAGTAACTTGTTCTGTCGCCCATGTTTTAGCACGATCTAAAGCTTTTTTAGCGATCTCGTTATATTTAACTAAATACTTATTAACACGCTCTACTTGTTTACTTACGTAATCGATTTTAGATAATTGCAAATTCATATTAACGACTTTTGCAAATCCGCCAATCTTAGTATTATCTAATCCAGATATAGCTGCATTTAACTTATCTTCTAAGGCTACAGCTTTATCTAAATACGTCTTACTTGTCTTATTCGCAATATCGAGATATTGAGTAGCTTTTGTATACAAGTTATCTATCTGTTTTCCACTTTGTTGTTGTGCAATTAATAGATATTTATTTTTAGCGTAATCGACTTCTTGATCAAGTTGTTTATTAATATTAGTCGACAATTCTTTAACGAGAGTATTTGCTAACTCTGGATTAGTATTTTTAATATGTTTATACGTTTTAATAATCGCTACAATTTGTGAACGTTTATCGCCGATTGCGGCCGGAACAGCTTTTAAGCTATCGACATGTAAAGTATCGTAAATACGTTGAGTAATTTGTTTATCTAAAAATTTATCTAAAGCTAAGTAAGCTAAATCTCTTTTATCGACATATTTAAGAATATCTTGCGCATTGACATCCTTATATATTTCAGGAATATTTTTAATATCCTTAAGCACTTCTTTTGCTGCCTTAAGATCTTTTTTACTTAATGCTTCAGCTAGTTTAGATTGCGTATCTTTAAGTTTTTTACGAATCGTATCATCGATTTTTATATTCTTATCATGCAACAAAGTATTTATTTTATTGTTGGCGCCATTAAAATCTTCCTTTGTCGGATTCTTTTTATAAATTTCATGATACTCTTTCGATACTTTATTCTTAGTTTCTTCACTAATCTTTCCTAGTATCTGATTATAGTTCATATTTATTTTCCCATAAAAAAATTAAATCTAGTACCAGTATTATTACCAGTACTAGATTTATATTACAATTACTGCTTTTTATTAGCATAATAATTTGTTGCTGCTTTTAACAATAAATCATATGCTTGAGTAGCTTGTTCTATTGAGTTTTTAGCACTAGCATCACCTTTAGAAACTTGTTCGTTAAAACCTTTAATAACATTTTCTTTTTTAGTGTCTAATGCTTTTTTGAAATCATCTATAGTCTGATAATCAGAAACTTTTAAATCATAGATATTAGATTCTAAAACTTTTTGCTCGGCAGGATTAGCTTTCGCTAATGCTTCTTTTGCCGATTTCTCTGTAATTGGAGAATCGCCGGCAAGCATTGCTGCCGTAAACGGAGCAAAGTCTGTTACTAGCTTAGTCGGATCTTTTAGTTTTAATCCTTCCGCAATTTCGACTGTCGTCGTAGTTTTACCGAATAACGGTAAATAAATATCGCGACGGATTAAAACGTATCGAGCTAAATTAGGTTCCCATGATTTAACGAGAACGGTTCCTTTAACCATAAGATCACCGATAATAGAACCTTCTTGATCTGGAAGTTCTCGGAAATCGGCAAGTTCAAATATTCTATTATTTAACTTATGACCGTTAATAATTAATTCGTCACAATCTAAATGAATTCGATTAGCTTTAATTCTATGTGTTTGAGATATAGAACTAATGCTTCCTGAATCTAATGATAACTTTGTATCGTTACCGATAGATAAACCAATAGACTTACCCATCTTAATAACGATACTAGCTAAGAATCTTTTGATCGACCAATCTTTAATTCGATGTGGATGCTTAGAAGATTCTTCCATTTCAGTCGCATTAATTTTTAAATCTTGATATACTTTCTGATTATCGATCGCAGAACCGTCATCGGGAGTATCTTTAATTGCTTCAGACACTGCTTTGTCGGTTTTAGCGATATCGACGTTCTTAGACGTTTGATTTATTTCTGGCATTTAATATACTGAGCCTCCGTTATCCTGACCATTTTCATCTGGGAAGATGTCACTCTTTAGCTCACTTTCTTGGTATATTTCAGTGCCATAATCTGCAATCCAGCGACCAGTTACAAGAGGACGATCCCCATATGACTCTATTATAACATAATCTCCGCCTTTTGGGAACCAATCATCAGGTGAATTTGTTTGTACTGGCATAGCAGGTTCAGTTATTATTTCACCAGTTTGTGAAGTATAAGTTACCGAACAAGTACAAGTTTTAGGGTCAGATCCTAAGACTGACCCTTTCAACTTTGCAAATCCGTCATTACGGATCTGTTGTCCAGCATATGTATCTTTAAATTTATTTTGTATCGTCGACATTATACACCGAACTTAGGAATATTAACATTGACTTGATATACCTTACCATCGTCGTTATCGTAAACTTGATAAGTTATCTCGTCTTTTTCTTTTAATGTATCCATAATAACTTTAAGATTTTCTTTAGATTCGCCATGAGCAATCAACGTAAAACCAAAACCGGATCCCGGGAATATTTTCTTAGTACCGAATAAGTAACAGCTTGTTAACGTTATGTAATCATTAGATACTTTGTTGATATATGTATTTTGATCGGTCGTAGTTTTATAAGATAACATTTGTTCTGCTTGGAATATAATCTTACGAAGAGTATTTAAAGCAAATGGATGTAATAATGGAGCATCGATAATTTCACTATCGTCGCCGTCTTTGCCTTTAATACCGATAACCTTAACAGGTTTACCGCCTTGGTTAATAGAGAATTCGACAGTATTTTTAGACTCTTCATTATTTAACGCCTTTTCATGACGAACGACGAAGAATTTAAATTGTTTAAAAATATCGAACTCAGGACCAGGAACCGGAACTAAAGGATCGAGAATAGACGTATTATCTTTTTGAACGTCTTCGATGTTATGCATGAATTGTTCAGCCCTCATTTTAATCTCTTGTTTATCCTTTTGATTTTCTTCGTTATTACGCATTAATAATTGTTCGACAGAACGAATGCTGCCACGTTGCAATAAGCCATCGACATAGTTTTGATTTACGAGATATTCGTAATCGCCGCCCATGTTATTAGCATACATGTTGCCATCAGCATTTAACTCGTAACGTTGTAGAGCATCGGCAGGACCGCCACCCATTGAAGCATTTAATAAGAAACTCAATGAACCGGCAATAGGATGATATCCTTCTTGATCTTGGAAACGATGATTAAATATAGTATCCATAAGATCTAACACTTGACCACGTTTTCCCCAGTTAGGGCTCATAAAGATTGTTCCACTATTACCTGCCCATGCTGGTATGAATGGCATACCACGTTTAAGTAAAGGAGTAACACTTAATGTTTTATAGTTCTGAATGAAATCAGAAATCATATCGCCCCATCTACCTAGTGTATAGGCAGCAGCGACCATTAATACGTTACCACCGATTTTGCTACCAAAGTTTAATACAGAAGATAAATATCGTCCTAATCGAGTGCCGGCAATTTTATTAAACAAAGCACCGGCTTTACTTTTCATTAAAATATCTTTAGACGTAGCATCAATTATCTTTTTACTTATTTCAGGTTTAGCTTTTAATGCGGCAAGAGTTTCTTGACCTTTTTTAGTATTGTTAATGCTTTTTACTTCATCGACTAATTTTTCAGTTTCTTTTGAATACAATTTTATTTTATCAAGCTTCTTGTTATATTCTTTTTCCCAAGCAGCTTCAGCTTGTTTTTTATATTCTTCCATCGTGGCATTATCAATAGTCCCAGGTTCTGCTCCAGCTGGAATAATATCTCGAAGCTTATTGTAAACAGTTCTATCTTTATTTGCTTTATAAGTTTCAGCTTCTTTAGTAAGCTTAGTAAACTCAGGTAATCTTTGATCGTATACTTTTTTTGCTATTGCTAAATTTGCTCTTTCGAAATTAGCACTAGCTTCTGCCCAAGCATTTAATATTTTAGATATACCTTCTTTACCTTGAAGCTCATATTTATTTAACGCTAATGAAGATCTAACTGGATCAAATTTAGATAAGCGAGTTTCGACAGTTAAGATTTTAGCTTCTAACTCTGCAATTTTTGCTTCATCTTTTGCATCTTTTGCGGCATCTAATGCAACCCTAAGAGCAGATTCTTTTGTTTTTAACTTTTTATGAATATTCTCTAGAGTGTTCTGACGTTTCTTTATTTGATTAATGTTACTATTAAGTTTGTCAGCATATTCTGCCGCAGCCCAACCTTTTGCTCGAGCGAATAACCCCCAGCCATCATCGATAATAGCACGAACGATATAAGCTCGTTGTAAATTATAAACACCAAGAGCGTATACGGCCCAACGCATTATTGTAGACGTAATAGCCATATTGACAGCTTGAGTCGTTTTATCGTTAAGCACATCGACGATAGCATCTGGCGTAATTGTCGTAACAAAACCTGTTGTAGCCGATAGTGTATGAACAACTTCACGAACTCTTGCTTGACCTGTCATACTACTTGGCTCATCGAAAATAGAAATTCGATCGTGAGGTTTTACGGTAGGATCACCGTAAACTACGAGATTACCAGAATAGATTTGTTCGATAGATTTTTTTAATCGAGATAACGTCATTAATCGAGCAGTTTGAGCATGATTATGTTCAGGTCCACCATAATTATCTGGAGCAAAATTAGAAACAGCCCAAGAGGCTACTTTCTTTAAGCCTAGTTCTAATGCTGTACCAATACCGCCACCTATGGCAGCGCCAGCAGTAGCACCTAGTCCACCGCCACTAGCACCAACTACACCACCAACACCAGAAGCAAATGCGCCAGTAACAGTAGCATAACTATCTAAAGAGCCGATTTCACTATCGATTGCGAATGTATTTTCAGAAGAAGTTTGAAGTTGAGATCTACCATGTAACCATGTATCAACTACCATAGAACGTTGATATTCAGAATAAATATCTCGGTCGAAATAAATATCAGGTGTCGATTTTTTAACTTCTTCAAACTGATACATACCTTTAGCTACTGTAGCTACTTTATTAGAATTAGTTTGAATTTGGTTAGATAAAATATCATGATCCGACCAATACATATGGAATTGAGAATAAGGTTTACGTTTCTCAAGAGTATTTAATTGGTTATTGTTCTTAATATATTTATAAGCATAATACCAATTAGGTAATCCCATAAATACAGTGCTTCTAAATCCGAAATAATCGGTTGCGCCGATATAAGATGGATTAGCACTTGCGGCGAACTGCAACATATCCCATACTGTTCTACCTTGTGTTTTAATACTGATAAACTGATGACCTTGTTCTGGGGGATCAATCCCAATAACACTTCCTAATGAACGATACCAGGATTGCTGTCCTTGTTCTGAAGCGCCATTTTCAAATTGTAAGATATCGCTATTAAATAAATTAGTGATATCAGTATTCTTACGGAAATTATAATAATGGGCAGAAGAATCATTAGTAACTTCGTAAATATTTTGAACTGGTTCACCATTAACGAAAATGTCGCGATAATAAGGATCGCCGTAATGATAAATACCGAATGGATTATTAGAGAATACTCTCGATAAAACATTCCAGTTCTTTTCACGGAATAATTGACTAAACCAGTTTTGATCTTGACACGTTAAGAATGAACTTACCAATACTCTAGGACTTACACCGCCAAATGATAAACCGTAAGGAGATTCACCTAAATATTTTACGCCACGGTTTTTAATCTTATCGCCGAAATTATCTTCACGAATAGGGTTAGATAATTCAATGCCGTCGCCTTGGCCTACAATACTTACGACATCGCCACCTTGAATCTCGGTAACTGTACCGTTAAACATAACAGGTAGTTTAGCTGCATCGGCAGAGTAACCCATTCGAATATGCATACGAGCACCGGCAACTAATTTAATAGAATTCCTTTCAGGGATTAACGCTTGCTTTTCACTTAAATTACGGACATAAGTACGAGGATTAAAAATACTATCGTATAAGTTTTCAAGTCCGGCAACACCGTATTGTAATTGTGTCGTGAAGTTATCGCCTTGTCCGTCATCTTCATATTCAGACAATATATTTTGATATAAATTATTTAACTGAATAATAGCAGTATCGGCCGCAATATTTTTAGATTTAACGACTTGAATTGAACTTACAGCATTCGTACTATAGAAACTATCGTGCATCTTCCAGAATCCCGATGAAGCACCTTCATCGATAAACATGATCTGGAATGTCGGGAAACCTCGAAGCATTCTACCACGAACATCGGTTTGAACCATATTGAGATAGGAATCTCGAATACGTCTTGCCAATGCTTTTGGCGTCATTGCGTTTGCTTCTAATTCTAATTGCTGCATAAACTCACGTTGAATTTGAGCGATAGGATTATCGGTCGCAATATCGATACCGAGTTCTTCGATTTTTTCTACGAGACCGGAAAGAACTAAACCATATAATAGTTTTCTTAGGTTTACTTCATCGTTAGTTAACGGAGCCGTCGTCGTTATGTTAGGCGTAATTACTTTATGAGTTAAAGCATTTAATGCATTATAGTCACGAGTAATAATTTTCTTAATTAAAGAAGAATCTTTACACATTAACGATAATGCTGTTGCTACAAATAATTTACCTTTAACGAATTTATCTTGATTGTCCTTAACGAAATTTTTAAGAGTCTTTACATTTTTTTCTTGAACATCGTTAGCTAATTTCATGTCTTTCATGAACTCATATGCAGAAGCTTCACTTACCGCATTTTGGAACATGATATCAGTCATATAGTTAGGATAGATATTCTTCTTAATTAAAACACATAACCAATATAAAACATTTCGCAAAAAAGCATGTTTAGCATAATTCATATCATGCATACAATATTTCATATATTGAATTGTTTCACTATGATCAGATGTTTGATAATAAGGATCTAAGAAATAATATCGATCAGACGCTTCGAATGTAAAGCCTTTATCTAAAAACTTTTTACGACGTTTATTATAATCGATCGGTAAGAATTGAAGCATAGGATTATCTTCAAATTCTTTTTGAGTAAAGCAAGGAATACCATAAGGTCCTAATTCAGTACAGGAACCATATGCATAAAAATCAGAGGTATCGTCCAAATGACGAACATAAGTTAACCCGTTAATCGTATACCGTGTTGGATTTAAATTTTTTACGTTAATAATATTTGGATTTGATTTCTGCTTCTCTTTATTTTCAAATACGCTATTAGATGGTGCATATAAATCTACAGATACTCCAAAATTACCATGGGCTCCACCATTCTCAGTATCTTTTTTGCCTTGAGCTTGACCTAATTGCATAATAATATTTTTTGCTTTTTCTGGTTCAAGATCAACAGCAAATCCAGAAGCTAATGCAGACCAGGCAAATTTATTTAACCATTCTTTAATGTCGGTATCCCATTTTGATGTTATTTTTTCATCGACAGATTTTGTTTCGACAATAATATTCTTAAAGTATTGCAATAAAGCTTCTTCAGAACCTTCATCTTCAATACAGGTTTCAGCTAAGAATTTAAGAGCTTTATCAGCTTCCCATTGGAATATATTAATACTGTCGACGATTACTGATTTAAGAGCACTCTCTTTTTTAACTTCTTCTTTCGCCTTAATCGTCTTCGCTTTTTCTTCTGCTTTATCTAATGTTGCGTCGATATTAGCAAAATCAGGTTCCATACCAGCTGGGATATCGTTATCGATAACTGGCTTTTTAGATTCCTCGACTTTTTCTTTGGCCTTTTCTACTTCCTTTTTGCCGTCTTCTGTATTTAAGTTATGATATAACCATGCATAATAAGGTTCTAAGAAAGTAACGCCGATAGATTTACCAACTTTCCATTGACCAGTAGCAATGCCAGATTTGAAGAGCTTTATACGTTGTTCGTTTTCTTCTTTTTTCATCTGGTTAAGTTTATCTTGTGTTAACTGCCAATCTTTAGCCGTCATTTCAGATATGCCACCATTTTGTGCTATCATACCATGACGCATAGAATATTGAGCAGCTTCACTTAAATCAGATAATACTTTTAATTCACCAGACGGATTACCATCTTCGTCAGGCTTAGCAAACATTTGTAACATCTTACTATCTTGTAAGATACAATCTCTTAATAATTCAGAGAATAAATGTTCATGATAGAAGAAATAAAAATCGGGATCGACGAATACTTGATCACGAGGATTTTTATAACGAATGAATTCGAAACCTAATTCACCAAGTTCTTTAATTGTCGGTAATTCTAAGTCTGGATATAATTCAGCTTTAGATAAATTTTGATCGATCTCGAAATAACCTAATGCTGCTTGTGCAGCACGTTGAGCCGTTGCTTCTTTTGACGCAAAATTATTTTGTTCGAATTGTTTATAAATAGCAAATCGATTGCGAATCGTTCTATCTGTTTGACGTAGCGTTACATTGATCTGATATAAACCAGGATAATTTACGACAGTCGAAATAGATACTTGTTCTACGATTACTTCGAAGATACCTAATAGGCGGGTAAATTCAGAATCAATTCTAAATGGATAACTCGGTAATGCATTAGGATATTTCTTTTTAAAATAAGAAATAATCTTCGGAATTTTATCGAAGCGGTCGACAGTTTCTCTATCGTATGTCATAACAGAGAATGTTAATGTTGCATCTTGGCCACCCATAAACTGAGGAGCTTGACCATGATATGTATTCAATGTCATATTCGCATATGTATTAGAGAAGTTTGCTGTTAAACCTTGCACTAATACATCTTCTAAATATGTTACATATTGAATAGAACCGATACGTTCAAATTCAGAATCTTCATAATTTTCATATATCTCTTGATTGCCAGACATTTGAACAGAACCGTCAGCATTTTGTACGGCCGCAAACTGAGATGCACAATATTCTAAGAATTTAGAATCGCCATCATAAGGAGAATATTCTAAAGTACATTGACCATTATTTTGCTTTAATACAATTCTAAAATTAAATGCATTATCGGCAAATACCATATCATAATAATTAGTCTGTAAATCGATACCAGATTGATCAGTATTACGAATATTATCAGACATATTTTGATTGCCGCCACTCGTTAAAGTAGAAACAAATTGTTGTCTTAATAATAAAGATTCATCTCGACTATTATAATCGACAGCCGGAATGATTTTAATTTTTAAATAATCATTATCTGGATCCTCATCGAAACTGTATTGAGGCTTGGCTTGTCCGCCGCCAGCAACTGATAAAGCGTAATCTCGAACAGATTTTACGACGTCGATATGTTTTTCTAAAATAGAATAATCAGACGGAATATTCAATGCTCGTAAGTAATCGACGATCTCACGACCTGCAGTCGACATAACAGAAGCTTTATCGCTATAATTAAATTTATATTTTTTAAGAATGTTATTAATTTGATCGCTATGAATCGTTTTATAATATTGATTTGCAATCGCAAACAATTCTTTATCTTTTTCAGATGGACGATAATAGTTAGGAGCTTTATTATTACTATGAGTAAAAGTCTGTCTAACCTTTTCCATCTTAACAAGTTTACCTTCATCAGGCATATAAATGTTAATTCTAGGATTTAACGTATCGACCGGCATATAAGCAGATCGATTTGCGAATAATGTTTTCTTCATAAAATCTTTAGAAGAAATATTCATTTTTCGATCGTGAAGATCTTGTCCTAATTGTAGTGGTCGTTGAATATACCAACGCAATAAATCATAGTTAATTGTTTTCGCAAAGAAGTTACGATAAATATCGATAACTCCATCTTGTAAATCACGTTGCTTAGGAACTTGAGGCATAAATACCTGATAATCGAATTCCTTAAGTAACAACGTAACTTTTAATAGCTTAGGATAATTCGGAACTGTTGCTACCGACATCGATTCAAAACAAATAGCATCGATATCAAGAACTTCGTTTATATATTTATTTTCGATCGGCATATACGGAGCAAAATGGAATTCCGAGAGTAATGCCCGAAATCCATTCATATGATATACAACTTTTTTCTTCTTATCACTAAGGTTTGTATACCATTCTACAGGTTGACCGTTAATGCCACGATCTTCGTTAAAGTATAATTCTAATTGTAAAAATCGTTCAGGTTTTGCATTTTCAATATTAGCAGAACCTTTTGCACGAAGCAATGGCACAGAATTTGTATAAGCTTGTGTTACCGTATTAATAGAAATAGGTGGAACAAATAAAGTAACGTCACCGATTGTACAAGTCCAATCAGAAATAGAATTTAATCCTTTAGTGATATTGTTCCAACCAAACGCTTTATTCTGAATATCGTAACGATTATCGTACTGAGATGTCGCATTCCATACCGCATCAGTCCAAGCTTTTGTATCGTATTGATATGCCCAAGGTTTAAGATGAGGATTCGTAAAATCAGAATACTTTAAAATAGAAGTATTACGATGGCGAGCAATGATATATTTATTTAAATTAATCCATTGTCCATCTTTATCTTTTACAAAAATAACAGCTAGGTTACGACGATAATGTTCTAAACCATATGCGTTAATGCCTGTTTCTTGGAATACGGTAGGATCTTGTCCAGTAAAGAATTTATTAAATGTATTAAAATAGTTAGCTAATAATCCATTACCAGGAAAGCTAATCATATTCTTAGGGTATGCCGTAGTTTGGTCCTGTTTAGAAGAGCCATTGATATCGATAACGGCACGAACTTCTTGTGCGTTCTTTACCATATTTACAACGTCATTAGCCGCAGCATATGCTACTTCTAATGTGCCGTAATTAGTTCCGTCAGCCATTAAACCGAATACAGGTTTACGTCCATTCAATAAAACAGAAGATCCTCCAAAACGTCTCTCTGTTAAATAATCATTTACTTGGATCCATTTATTGTCGAACTCGCCGATTTGAGCAATCGTAACGGTATCACTATCTTTATAACGTTCCCATTTAGAACCATTTTTATTACTACTAGAATCATAAGCCTTCGTTAAAAAAGCTTGATAGTTTTGAACAGCTTCACCATATGTAACTTGTTTTACGTCGGTTGCATATACGATAGACCAGTGATGAACTTCTGGTGCATCGTAGAATAAGAAACGGAAGCCCATATCATAATCGAGGCTTCTGTTTTCGTCTTTTACTTTATTCGCATCCAGAACATCTTCTGTCGCTTTTTTATTGCCGGCTAACCATGCTCGCATGTTTTGTTGACCGACACATAAATATTCTAATAATTCTGGATCTTTTACTTCTGCTTTTCTTAGGTCGGCATATAAAGTATCGCCATCGACAAAACCAGCATGTAAATCTTCATCTGTAATTCTGAAAGCAGATGGAGGAAGGCTGACCATAGCCAGCCCTCTCAATCTATCGATACCGGTATTTTCTAATGGAGGATTTTCTTTATAGAACAAAGCCTGTTCTTTTGAATCGCCCATCTTCTTAGCGAGCTCTTCATAAATTCTCATGTCGACTGCGCCTTCTTCGAAGTCGGCCAATTCAGGTAGACTCATTTGAGTATCTCGAACCATCTGATCAAATTCTTCTTTTGATCCTTCAGTCGGATTATTAGGAGTATCTTCCTGTTTTGTTTCGACTTGATCAGAAGCCTTCTTGCCGACTTTTTGACCTAAATGTTGAGTCGCATAGTTGACACCTGGCTTTTTATCTTCCGCCATAGAATTTCCTTTCATTTATAATACACTATCTAAATAATTGCTAATGTCGTTAGCATTCATATCTTCATATTTAGATGTAACTCTTGTCGTAACAGTTGCGCTACCGCCAGAACCAACAATGTTTGGCATAGCGTTTAATGCAGCAACTGCAGCTTGTGGATCTTGACTTGTCGAAGTTGCTACATTGATTATATAACCACCGTTAGCAGCACCTTGCTGAGGTTGAACTAAACGAACTGACGTATTAGAATTATTAATTTGCTGAGCCGGAGTATTATCGACATCCGGAATCGGAGAAGCCGATCCATAACCAGCAACAAGAATCGAAGAACCTAAAGCAGCCATTGCACCTAAAACCGATTTACTTCGTGCTTTACGAACAATATCCATAGCTTTAACTTCGCCACTTCTTAATTTCGCCATACGTTCGGCAACACCGGAACCAATTAAAGACTCATTCATTTTAACAGCTTGAATTTGCTCTTCAGGGTTATTTACGATAGGCGCCATATTATTTAAAGCTGCGTTATTTATAATCGCTTCTTGAGATGCACTATGTGCATCTGTCGCACTTCTAAACGTAGCATGTCGATCACCAGTAACACTTACACCAAGATCTAATTGAGACATCGTAAAATTAAGATTTAATTTATTTTTCTCCATATAAGAAGCAGTTGTCTCAAACATATTAGATACATGTTGTTTATACTGTTGACGAACATATTCATCGGCAGCACCTTGAATCTCTTCAGCACTTCTGCCTTGTAGTCCACTGTTCGCAATAAAGTCAGAGTTATTAGCAACGGCATCGACCATTGTCGATAAGGATTCTTGTTTACGTTTCATTTCAGACCATATAGCTTTATTATATGTATCGTCTGTAACGAGTCTACCCATGTTACGAATATCTTCAGCTGTTTGACCATGTCTTGTTAAATCAGTGAATACATCGGCAAACTGATTCATTATATCGGCAGTAGCGCTACCGGCATTTTTTGCCGATAAACGAGCTTCTTGGACACCGATAGCTACAGTAGAAGCTGTATGCCCTAATCGCATTCCGCCAGAATACTGAGTCATAAACTCTTCGTTAAATCCGACGTCGTTAACTACTTTTTGTAAATTCTTTAACGGGTTATATGTTTCACCAGCATAGCTCGAAGCTTTTTGAGTTTTAGCAAGAGTATTACCACCTGCACCTTCTATTGTAACATCACTTACAGTTTTTGTCGATGGATCATAACTTCTTCTTGCTGTTTCTTGGAACGTTACAGCGCTATTGTCCATAGAGGATGCAAGCAATAAACTATCGTCGGTCATACCAGAATTAGTGATGATATCTTCGTTCATCTTAATTAATTTAATTTGGTCGCCGTCATAATCAAGACCTTTACCTTTAGCCATAAGCTGATTAGTTCTTACTTCATTCTCGGCAAGACCTTTATTTAAATAAATTTTGCCGAAGTCGACCGATGTAGGATAATCGAATGGATAACGTCCGACGCCCATCGCCATGCCTTCAGTTTCGAGTTGTTTAATCTTAGCAGCTCGACCTGCAGCATCTAAACCCTCAAATACGCCTAGCTTTTCAAACACATCAATAGATGCTTCACCAAAGCTTGTGCTTAAACCGGCCTTTTGAGCTTCTTTAATCGTCATGCCACCAGCAAATTTTCTCGACGAGATAAAGTTATCGTCGAAGTCAAATACGTTTGTAGCAGCTGCTTGAATGCTTTCACCAAGATAAGCAGAACTTGTCGATTCTAATATATGACCTTTACCTCTTAAGTTTTTAGTGACATTGTCACGCAAACTATTATAGGCTTCGTCCATATTATTTTTTAATTTAGCTGCTTCTTCGGTATATTGAACACCGTCTTGAACTTCCATTTCAGCAAGCTTTTGTGCCGAATCAAAGAACGATTTAACCTGTGCTCTCGTTTCTGGACTATGAGCACTTTGCGGAATAAACATTTCATATTTTCTTCCGCCGATTGTTTCACTAAACTTACCTGATTTATATTCACCAGTTTTTTTATAATGATTAATCATTTCATCGAGAGTAAGAGGTGTATCTATATCGTTAAGAGCTTTTTTAAATACTTCTCTTTCTTTGTCAGTACCATGACTACCGGCAATGATATCGGCAAAATCTTTAGTATCGTCGGCCATACGACCGCCTTTATTATTACGATAATCAGCAGCATGATGAGATAAGCGTTCAGCAAATTCTTCGACATAATCTTTAGTGGCTTTAATACCTTTTTCGTCGAATAAATCATATACGAATTTCTCTAATGATGTGTCGGCAAAATCACCAGCTTGAGCAAGTTTCTGACGAGACTTTCTAGCCGCACGAGAATAACGAGTTCCGTTCATTGCGGCATCAGATAATTTTTCACCGTAATTAATTTCGCCGGTTATATTATCGTACACACCAGTTGCAGCTAAAGACTCTTGTAAGGTTCCAGTCGGGTCTATTACTTTTAATAATTCTTTAGCTGTTTTCGCACCGACTTTTAATTCTCTTACTTTCATTAACTCGTTTTGGTTAAATACAGCATGTTGTAATTCACCGATATAATCTTTTGAATACGCCGTAACTTGTTGAGCCGTCACTTTACCGGAAACACCCATAGTTAATTTATCGACGTCGCTAAGTTTTTGTACGAGTTTTTCGTCTTGATCTTTAAGCATAATTTTAAAGATATCGCCAAGATTTTTACCGTCTTTTATTTCGTATACGCCGTCAGTAAACATAATTCTATTTAATTTCTCGTCGAAATAAATAGCACCTTTGTTAAACAATTCTATGGAACCAGACTCATTTAAATTATCGACGGCTTTTCTCATAAACGCACGTTTAACATCCATAGGCTCGTCGGCAATATTATCTAACCATTGTTGTGTTAAACCTACGATATCTTTACGTTTAACCATTTCTTGTTCACCTTGAATAATATCGATCGGTGATCCATGGTTAACGGTTTTAGCTAATGCATTAACGATAACATTACGTTCGGTATTAATACGTTTTTTAATCGCGCTATACGCTTCTTCTTTAGATGCATTCTGTGTTAAGCCAACCTCTAATCGTAAACGTTTGCGCATTTCTTTTAAATTCTGAGTTCGTTGACCTTCATCGCCAGAATAATAATGGTAAGCAATTTCGTTAAGATCGCCAGATAAGAATTTAGCGATACCTTCTGTATTAAATTTCAATCCGATCATATTGCCAAAACCTGTTTCATTTAAAATTTTAGCAATATTCTTATCGACTTCACCTAAGCCGAAACCTAATGTTTCTGTTGTTTGTTTAGCGTTGCCAACAAATAATTTACGAGCTGTATCTCTGAAGTTATGTAGTACCATTCTAGTATCGATGCCTTTAGATTTAAGCAAGTCAATCATACCTTTAACATCGTTAGGTCTTTCACCGACACTCAATTCTTGTAGCATCTTCGATATCTTAGACTCAGAAACAATATTATTATTAGCATCGACAAAATGAATACGACCGAATAAATTACTCTTAGCCGTTTTAGATGTTGCACCGGAAAATTCAGTATCCATCGAAGTCTCGACAATATCTTGGCCTCGCAAGAATACCGCATCAGATACTTCTTTTAACTCGAATTTGCCGTCGGCATTCATTTTAATCGGAACATGACGTTCAATAAATTCTTTGCTAATATCTTTATTGCCGGCTAAATTAATAGCTTCACCGCCATGTAATCCATAAGTAGCTTGGCCTAATGCATCGGCAAGTTCTGGAGAAATTTTAGCAGAACCTTCGATACCGGATTTTAAAGCTCGAGAATATTCTCCATATAATTTATCGACTTCATTCGAACTTAAAGTACGATGATACTCGTTTTCGATACTCGTTACAATTTCATTGAAAGACTTATCGATAATTTCTTGTCCTTCTTTATCGTGTTGTAACAATAAAGTATTCGTATTTAGTACAGCTTTATTTGTATCGGCTTTAGTAGATCCTATCCAAGATTTATCGGTATAATAACGAGCAGGATCGTCACCATGATCAAGAGCAACTTGTTCGACGCCTTCTCTTAATAATGTTCGAGATTGACCAGAAGATTGTTGATAACTACGTTCATTGCCAGGGCTAATAGCAGAAGCATTTGTCGCGGTATCATATCGTTTAGCGCCTTTAAGTACTTTAGCATAATGATTTGTTTCACTCTTAGTAATATTTTGCTCTTCATATTCTGTATCGGATAGAATAGAATATTCACTACCAGAATATCGAGTACTTGTTTTTAGCGTACCATCATCGTTAGAAATAATTTTACCGTTTTCATCATATTTAAAATCATAAATATCGACGCCGACAAAATTCTTTTCGATAAATGACTCATCGTGTAATACTGCATTTAATCCTTTAGACGGATCTTTAGGATTAAGTAATGCACTAATCGCGTTCTGGGATTTACTAGACGGAGTCATATTTTTAAATAAATCTCCGTTACCATCCCATGCTGGATTAATTGTCTTAAAGAAATTAATTACGTCGTCTCGGCCAGCGCCCTTTTCAACAACGCCCATCTTAACAAAATGGTCGACAGTTAATACGTTAGTGTTAAATAACTCAGGAAGAGATCTTATAATATCTGCTTTACTGTCGGTAAGATTTTTTTGCGCGATATTTAAATCTGTTAGTCTTAATAACTCTTGTTTTGTTACATCAAAACCTTTATCACCAGGAGATAAGCCTATTTTATTAGGATTTGCTTGAGCATTTTTAAGAACGTTAGTTAATACTTCACCGATACTAGCATTTTTATCGGTTTTTAACCATCCTTTAACAGACGGAAGTATATGATCAAAATTAGATAATTCTCTTGCTACATATTGTAATGCTGGCTTTACTTTTGCCTCGCTGCCGTCCATATGAATAGATCTAACGGCTCGCGTTGTAAAGCTCATATCGACAGCACTGTTGCCGTGTTGAAAAGCAAAATTACCGCCATTAGCATATACTGCTCGAGATAAATATTTACTGATATCGTAGAACTTATTACCTTCGACAATCGCGACAGTATTACCTCTAATCGATAAGTTAGCATTATTACCGAGACTAGCTACAATTTGATTAGCGATACCTTCCATTTGTTTTTCGATCGTATTAAATCGAGCCGATAATACTTTATCTGGCTGAAGACTTTTATAACGATCGATAAACATATCTTCTGTAAGGCCATTCATTAAATAGCCTTTTAATCGTTGACTTGCATCGAGAGGGCTTTTACTTAAACCATTTGCAGCAGATTTAGCTACCGATCTTAATATGGTCTTTTGAGCATCAGAAGTTATAATTGCTTTACCCTGAGTTAAATCGAGACTTCTAAATGCTTCGTCGTGAGGATTACGTTGTTGATATGTTTGTAACTCTCGTATGAAGAATTCAGACATATCTCTAAACGATACATCATCTTGAGATTTTAAATCGTTGAAACGTTTAGTAATGTTAGATAATGCACCGCCACGTTTTTCTAGCTTGGTCGCAAAATAATTGAAACGATCGATTAATTGTGTCGGAGTAATCGTCTTATTAGTACCATAAGTTCTAAGCTTCTTCTCAAGTGTAGCAGCAGCCATATTAAAGTCTTTTTCTTTTAGGCTTAAACTAAACTCTACGCCACTAAGATTTTGAGGGCCGGCGAGTCCTGCCAAGAACTTATCGTCAATTCTAAAGCGAGAATCATAAGATACTTCATGATTACGAATCATACGAGTATATTCGTTCATCACAGATTGCATTACATAATCAGACGCAATCTTATCATGTTCTAATCCACTTGCCGCAATCTCTCTTGCTGCTGTCGAGATTAAGAAATGATTATCTTTAGAATTAATATTATTTAAAATTTCTTTAACAGCACCGAATGACGGGATATATCCTTTTTCAGGATTATATCGTTCTTTCATTCCGGCTGCTATTTTTTCGATCGAACGAGCAAATGCTCCTTTATCGATACCGCCAAGATCTTCGATCGAATATCCTGACATCGCTTCAGCAACAGATTTACCTAACTCGATATGATCTTGAAGAATTGTTGCGGCTGCTAACTGTTGTTTTTTAGTAGAGAACGTACTAACGATAGGATCGATAACAAAGTTTTCTCGACTATAAGTCGCAGACTGAATTTTATCGATAACGTTACCACGAGATTGTCGTTGATAAGAATGTACTAATAAGTTATTAAAAGTATCTTCTGCCGTATTTGCCATACCGATACCTAAAGAATTAGTCGCAATTTTCATGCCAGGCATATTATATTGCATGCCGTCTTTAGTTCGTTGAGCAATCGGTACAAAAGATTCCATAAATTGATTCTCTAAATTTTCTTTTGTTCCGACAATATATCGTAATGCACCATCGCCGCCAGTTAGTTCTACCATGTGTAAATCATGGCTACCGTTAATACCGAGTTGGCCAGCATTCTCTGCAATATAGCGACCGAGATTAAGATCGTTATGATCGAGCTTCATTACTTTACTTACTTCATAAACACTATTCGTTTTAAAAGTAGAACCTCGATATGCTGTATAATTCTTACCGTTGACATGACGCATATTATATTCTGGGAAAATATACTCTCCGCCATTACGTTCAAACGTTAATAGTCCAGAGTTTCTTCCCCATACAGAATTAATATTGTTTACAAATGTACCAGCTTTAATTTCTTGCATTGTCGATTTATTTTCGGCAATTATTTTAGAAGCTGATTCTAAATAAGATCGGAAATATTCATTGTTATATAATTGCTCTAATGCAGAAATATCGGCGCCGGCATCATGGGCTTTAGATACGTCAATACCGAGCATACGAGCAAAGTCTTCTTGTCGTAAACTAGAACCTTTAATATAATATGCTCCAAGACGACCATTTTTAGTTTGTTTAGCTCCACGCAATATAGAATCTTTATAAGCTCGAGACATCGCTTCAGGGTCTAACGTAATAGCTGTTTTAATCGTCTTAAAAATATCGAAATGATTTTTAGTCGCTATTTTATTAACTGCTCTTGTCCCTAATGTTCTCGTGATATCAGGAGACTCACGCAAAGCAGTCGATACTTTATTTACGTCGAAGAACTGACTGTTAAAACCGATTACTTGTGTACCAGAAGAAATATGTTGATCTATTTCTCTAGCTATATTATTTAAACCGTCTTGATGGTTGTTAGATAAATAATCGATACCACGTCCAATTAATTTGGTCTTATCGTCGGCATCTGTTAGTGCTTCAAGTGCACCGCCAGAACTCATATTATTTGCGTTCTTACCGATACGAGCTAGTGTGTCGTAAGCAACTTTTTCTTCTCGAGTTGCGGTATCATAATTAAATGTACCGTTATCAAATTTTAATCGTAACAAAGATGCTTGATCTTTTGTTAAGCCATTCATAACGACACGAGTACCATTTTCATCTTTTGCAGCATACTGCCAAATAATATCTGGCGTTCTAACTGCTCTATCTTGACCGTCAACATTTACGAGTACAGACGGGATTGTTTCAATATCGAAGAAATAAGGTTTTGCATCAGGAGATGGCAATGCCTTAGCTTTATTGTTTAACGATAAAGCGGAATTAGACGCTGACTCAATCGCCAGCGTCATATCCTTTCTTTTATTTAAATTAGCTTTTTCTAATAATTCAATAAGATAACTAGGTGCCCCAAACGATTCTTTATTAAAAGCATCGTATGTCGGTCTCCTAGTTATATAAGTAAAATCTTGATCCATTATTTAATCCTTCTATAAGAATGATAACGCTTTGTCTATTTTGTAACCAAGAACAGAAGTTACATTAGTTACTATATCTATTATACCATCTTGTTGCGTAGGATTCACCTGTATTTGTTTCTCGGTTAAACCGATACCACTTAATACAGTATTAATTTTAGCTCGGACAGTAATAGGATCATCGCCGTTCCTAATATTCTCTATATTAGGAGCATTGATAACTTCTGGATCTTCATATGTCGAAGAATAAATTCCGAAGTCTGCAAATTGCATTCCTTCGTTATATATTACTTTTGCCTTAATATCTTCAAGGTTAGAAGATGCTTCCCAACCTTGCCATAATGGTCCAGGAAGATTATGAGTCGTGAAGTATGATTCATTAGACTCTGTTTCAGTTTCTTCTTGATACCATACAAGTCTTAATGCCTTAGCTAACGATGGAGATACATTACGCAAAATAGCTCGGCGCTGTTTCTCGTTCGTTACTTTAGCAAATTCGACGAAATATTCTTTTTCGGTGCTAGGTAATGCACGAATAATATCGGAATATTCACTATCTTTATTTAATGCATATACAGTAGATTCAGCTACTTGATGATACATAATAGCTTGTTCTGTCCATTCACCAGCAGCAAGCGTTGTCATATCTTCACTTAAACGACCGAATTTTTTATTAATCCATTGTTCTAACGGATCGTTAGACGGAGTACCGGAAGTTAATACGGATGCCATCATATCAGTAATCGATACGTCGCCATCCATTTCGGCACGAAGAGCTTCTTGATGTTGATACAATTTATCGACATCGACGCCTTCTTCGGCTTTAGCTTTTTCTTTAGCTGCTTCGTATAGACCCATATATTTTATATAACGAAGTCTATCGAAATATTCTTCTGTATCCCAACGTTTTTCTACATTGTCTGGAGTATATACATGATCGAGACCGAGAGCTTCGGTAATCGGATTATTCTTAGCTAATGCAATCGCTAAACCAGTTCCGGCAAAAGCGGCAGCTTGTAGCATACGACTAGCACGAGTTCGTTTAGCAAAATCAACTAAACTTTCAATGCCTTTGTTATCGACGCTACCAAATAAATGTTCGGCAAATCTACCGATAGAAGACTCATCGGAAACAAATTTATCGAACAGATTTAAATGGCTACCGATATCGTAACCCATACGTCCCCATGCATAAGTAGCATACATAGGATCGTCGGTCGATGTTGCCATCGCAAATGCATTGCCGGCAAATCTAAATGCACGAGATAATTTTTCTTTTCGTTCAACAGCATTCGCGCCAACAAAAGTAAAACGACCTGTGATTTCACCGGCTAGTGCTGGGCCATCTAAATATGTCGAAGCAAATTTAGCAACAGCTAATCTTGATTTAGAAACATTATCTAAAGTTCGACTATTTATACCTTTGTAATAACGATATGCACTATCGGCCACTAAATCTTTTACAAACGATGTTTTACTTTGCTCGAATGTCGGAACAAGCATTGTATCGATAATGTCTTCCCATGAAGAAAATCCACTACCGTATAATTGATCGCTACGATATTCTTCTAATGGATCGTTAATTCTCATGAACTGACTATGAAGAATCGGAATTTGTGCATGCGTTACTAATTCGACAGCACTACCGAAAAAACGTCCAAACGTATTATAATTAGCATATGCACCAGCCGCAGAACTATCATCCATATCGTATTCTGCTAACCCGACTTCTCGTAACGTATCCGAGATGTTCTCGCCGTTCAAGAATAATGCTGCACGAATTGGAGCTTGCGGTGCATCTGGATTATCGGTACGTTCTTCATCGTCGATACGCATCGTTACTCGTTGTCCTGGCTGGATAACTTGTAATAATTGTTGTTTCGACATGAAACCGTTTTCTTTAAACTTAACACCGGCAATTTGATACAAACGATCATCGCCAGCAATTTTAAATTTACCGTTAGATAATACTTCTTCGATATGACCGTCTTGAGATACGGTAGTTTTACCTAAGAATTTATAATTAAAGAAATCGTGTTTTTTACCCTGATGTTTAACCATTTCTTCAGTATCTTGTAATACTTTTTTAGCTTCATCAGAGTTCATCATCTTAACGATTTGTTTCCAGTATTTATACTCTGGACTATTAGGAGCTATATCGGCTAATATCTTATAACGGTCAATAGCGCCATATCCATCAGAAGCAAATTGATCTGGATGTAACTGATTAATAGCTTCATACCCTGCACCAGGAAGACGAGCCTCACCATTTATAACTTTCGTATAAGCATCGCCCATGTAGAATTTTTCTGGAAGCCAAGCATGTTGATCTGCCATTGTATTCATCAATGGATTAACACGTCGTCTTCTTGAAAATTCTGGCAAGAAACGACGACCGATTTCGGCTGTTTCACCACCGAGACCGCCTACACCAGCGTCCCAGAATTGACGAGTAAATGAATCGATATCGCCAGCATTAGCGATAAACTTAGATTCATCACGGCCAAATACACTAGAACCAATATAACCATAAATACCGGTTAATAATCTCGAAGTAGTTTGTAATTCATCTAAATAATCGCGACCTCCATTTGAATTCATCAAATTATTATATAGGTCAGCATTATTTAAAATTTCTTCGAGAGATCCTTTAGGTCTACCACGTCTAACACGTTGTTGAATATACATACCATTAGGATTAGTATAAGGAGAGCTACCAGAATAAATAGCATTATTCATTGCTGAAATAGCACTACCAGATCCACTCGTAACAGGTTGTAAACTTGCTACTTCAGGATTTACTGTTCCGTCAGGATTGATATATTTAACATAATCAGCGGCTGATGCATACATCGGTGCTTGTGGAGCATATTGTTGATCGCCACTTTGTACATATTCGTTATCAGTAGGATGATCGAATGCTGTAAAATCATATACGCCGAGACGTCCATTTTGGAATATTAAATAACGAGTATCTTGAGACTGCTCTTGTATTTGTTGATTCATATGGTACATGACTGCTTTAACGTCACGACCGAACCACATTCTATCCTCGTGGTATTTTCTTTTAGGTTTAATTATTTCGCCTAATGTCGGATTAAGAATTAAACCTTGAAGAGTATTAGATTCAAATAGAGGACCAGACTCTAAATAAGGTCGGTCTTCTGAATGCATCTCTTCTAACCAATAAGGATTAAGAGCATAGATTAAAGGAGATAAAGGGTTAGATAATGTCGGTATTGGACTATGCATCCATTTATTAAAATAGCCGCCATAAATACCTTCAGTCTTATAATCAGACTTAGCTAATTTTAAACTATTGTCTTCCCAGTATGAAATACTAGAACCACGGAATTCATTCGAAGAACCCCATACCCAATAACGACCAGCTCTAATCGGGTCTTTACCGTTTTGATAATAATCTAATCGTTCTTCATAAGATTGATAAGGACGATAGTCACCGCTGATATATTGAGCCATCGGGTTAGCCATTTTAGCTAACTTAAATGCATCCGTTAATCCAGTAGCATCGGTAAATTTTCTAAAGCCTAAATCGATGTTGGCTAAACCAGTCTGAAAGTTTTCATTTAAATTAAATGTATCGTCTGCCCAGTCTAATTGAGTATATAAAAAACTAGCAGGTAATACACGCTTAAATAAAAGCTTGTCGATAATTTCTAAACTACTTCTTGTAGCATTTTCATGTAGACCAAGACCATGCCCAATATTAATAAATTGAGCAATGCCTCTAGTTAACCAGTTATTTACGACACCAGTAAATGCACCAGGGTCAAGCATATTAAGGCCACCGCTTAAACGATGTCCCATCTTATATAGATATGCTCCAGCTACTGATAAATCATTGCCTGTCGTATTATTAGAAAAATCTAAATGACCGCCAGTAATTTTGCCTAAGAATGTTGTTTGACTTAATTTAGAATTAGCAAATAATCCTCTAGCAGAATCAGAAATACCTTGCATTATTCTGTCAAGATCACCACTGTTCCAAGACGTAATTATCTTCTTAACGTCGAGTGATTTTCTCGCTAAAACTGGAGCGGCAGCATTTCCTTTTTTACCGAAATCAAAATGAATGTCTTTACCATTACCTAAATAATGACCGAGTATTCTATCGACTTCAGGACTATCGCCTAACGTTCTTTGTATCTTATCGAATACAGCAGAACCAATATCTTGTTTATCTCGATTAAAGTTATGTCGATCTTTAATAACGTTAATGCCAGATTCTTTTTTATACTTTTCAATAGTATACATATCTTTCAGTTTTTGTTTTTCACCTGGAGATATGTTTAAAGAATCTATTTTAGCATAAGCTTCGGCTTGTGTTTTGCCCAAAGAGTCGACAGCATTTTTAACGACGGCTTCATTAACTGTTTCTTCGACAGATTTAATTTTATATAATGCTTCACTACCGATACCGATACCGTCATCGCGAAGCCTTGCATTAATTTTTTTACCGTCACTAGCCGCTTTAACGACACTTAATAAATCTAAGTTATCGACCTGATCAACGTCGATATCTCGTAAGATTCTTCTTTTAGCACTTTCGCTTTTTGCATTGTATACATCACGTATTTTAGAAAGTGTATCTTTTTTAATGCCTTCTTTTGATGCGGCTAAATCGAGAACAATTTTTTCAGTATTTTTTTCTAAATCAATATCAATACTTTGTACGGCACGAGCGTGAGAATAGGCACGTCTACCTAATACAGATAGTTCTGATTCGCTTAACTGATTTATATCGATATTTCTTAATGCATATAAATTGTTGCCGTCGACATCGGTTAATCGTTTAGCACCTTCGCTTCGGCCAAGTTGAGCCCAATTCGTTTTCTCTTGTTGAACTCCGTATTGATTCATTAGACGACCATAATGAACGATATCGTCATTAGCAGATTGCCAATTATAACCGCTAATATTCATCTCTTCCATCTTACCGGTCGTAAGATCTTGACGATATAATTTATCGCGATTACGAACTAATAATGTTCCTTCCTTTTGGAAGTTAGCCATACCGAGTTTAAACTGAGCATTAGAATAAACATCGACACCCAACTGATTTCGAGGAGATAAATCATCGAGACCAAATAATTTGCCGAACAATGTATCGCCGACAATTCCTCTCGCTTCAGATTTTATTTTATCTAAATTCGGAGTATTTAATACTTCGCCATCGACATATTTAGTACTATCATTATATTTAGCATTCTCTAATAGATCGGCTAAAAAAGCAGTTCTATCATTACTGCGTATCTTATCGAGAGCATTATCGATATTGATGATGTCTCGTTTACCGTTACGAGATACAATCGGAACATCGAGAGCGCCTTCATCGATAGAAGCATTAACTTGCTTTTCTTTTAAATAATCGGCAAGAGCAAAATCATGAATTTCGCCAGTTTTTTTAGCCTGATGTTTAGATAATAACTCTCCTGCATCTCTAATCTGATTCTCGATAAAATTCTCGACAATCTTTTCGCCACGACCACCAACACTTTGCCAGTCTTCTAAGCTACTTTTTCTTTCGAGATTTTGAATAGCTCTTAATGCTACATCTGTATCGTCAAATACTGCATGCTCTGATTCGCCATCCATAACAACATCTCTTAATGTATTTTTAAGACGTTCAGAGAACCCGAGACTGCCGTCATATCGTTGAGATGGAGCAATACTATTAATAGCATCAACCATATTGTCGATCGTTGCTTGATTAACGCCGGCATCTTTAAAATCGGTTGCTATCGTATCTATTACTTGAGCATGATACAAATTTTGTGAATACTTTTCTGCATCAGCTTGTAGATTTAATATACGATTAGCCGTATCTCGAATAATATCGGTTTGCTTGTCAGCAGTTACGACAGATGAAGGTTTAGGAAAATTTCCTCGCAATGCTTGATTGGCATATCCTTCTAATTCGGATAGCGTAATCGCATTAGCACCATCATCTGTAATTTTTGAGAGTCTACGTTCTACTTGTCCTATAATAGGATCGAGTTTAGATAAAACTCTCGCCCCTCTTTTTGTTCTAGAAAAAGCAAAAGCGGCCCCGACGAGTCCGCCGGCAGCCGCTACTGTATCAACAAAAGAGTCGGCAGGACTATCGGAAGGAGCTTCTATTCCTTTAAATAAATAATCGTCAGCCATATTTTTCCCTTGTTATATTAATTTAATTATTATTTCTAAGTTCAGCCAACTCTGCAAGTGTCATATCATGTGGGTTTTTACCACTTAACGCTACTTCACGAATAGAGTTTTCATCGCCTTGATTAACAAACGCCTCTGGGAACATAGCTTTTAGTTCGTCTTCAGACATTTGTTGTTTCCGTCTTTGAGGACGTTTAACTGTTTGTTTTGGTTTCTTAATTTCTTCTGGAGATTTTTCTCGCTGCTCTCTTAATTTATCGAAGTATTGTTTTTCTTCGTTAAATAAACGAGGATCATCTTGTTTAAATGACACATTACTGCCGGCATCAAGAAGTTTTTCCATATCGAGGCCACCACGGCCATGGATATTTTTAAGAATCCATTCGCTGCGAGCCAAAAAATCCATTGTTCTAACCATGTCCCAGTTATCGATATCTTCAATATCATATTCAGGGAATGCTTCATGGATTACACAAGAGATTTGCTTATCGACATTTTCCATATTATCGACAGCGTTTAAATAAAGAATTTCTCGTCCTCGTTTGCTCATGAAACTAGCGTCGAGAATCTTTTGTGCTAAGTCGGCAATAAGACCGGCTGGTTGTGCACCGATATCGAAATTTTCAGGATATAAAATACAATTATAACAAACGATATCTTCACGTTCAACATCCATTAATTGCTCATTCTCAAATAATTCATAGTATTGTGAACGAGTTAATGGTCGATAAATTACGATACCATCCGGGAATCCTGTGTAAGTAAAAACAGTTTTATATTTATCTTTTAGTTGTGTGAATATTTCATCGAAACGTAATTCTTCCATATTAACACACCTTACAATGGGTTAGAAATAGTATTCTTTTCGTAACCAGAGTTTACTAAAATTTCATTTACGACAGTATCGATAAAACCACCGAATGTTTCTTTACAGTATTCAATTCGTTCTGGGCGTGGAAATAAAACGAAATAACGAAGAATATTATCGCTACGTAAATCTTCTAATTTTTGGATACGTTCTTCGTAATCTGTAATTGCATCGAATTCAGCTTGTTGTTCAAAAGACAAATTAGTCATAAGATGTTGTTCGGCGCGAGTAATAATTTTATACACGATGAACTGATCGTTTAGCATTCGAAAAAATCGAACGTTTTTATTTTCTTTACGAATACGAACAGCTTCACTGTTCATTAAGTATTCGGTCTTGGAAGGGTCGAAGTCATCGTCATGTTCAGTTGTCGTAACTTCGACAACATCGACACCACCAGTCATTTCACGATCGATGTTATCAACAGGATTACTTGTATCCTTTACAGATTGAGTTTCTTTAATGTCGATACCTTTTTTATGTTGTTGATTATTAAACTTTTGTTTCTTCTTATTATTAGTTGTCATAAAATTAATCTGTCCTTAGCTATTAATTACCTTACGATCTCGAGCTAAAAATTGATATTGCTCTAACACTGGACGACCAGAAGAATCGAGTACTGTTTGTACATTCATTATATGACAGTCTAATAAAATAACATGTAATGGTTGACCCATTACATCGTCATCTTGTCCATATACAATATCGATTTCAAACCCTTGTCGCCATATAGCATCATGCTCAGGATTAGATTGTACGGTTTGAGATAATCGATGTGGCTGAACAATTTCTTTATATTCGACTTCTTCTGTTTTATCTTCGGCAACTAAAGTTGCCTTTTGATATTTTTTAATCATATTATCGATATAAAGTGGCTCAGTAAAGTTAATCGTAAATGTACCTTGTACTAACCGATTACCGATAGCTAATTCGTCATAGATATAAGAATTATAACCGAATAATGGCATATCGTGTTGAGATAATCCATAATTAATATTCTGGATATCGGTAACTAATTTATCACCGAACCATACATTTGCATCGATCTGAGAATAATATCTTTTATATGTCGGAGTATTTTTAGTATACCCAGACGAAGATCGAGTTATTTCTTGTTCAACGTTTTTATTTGTATAGGACAATAGACTGCTTAAATGATTATCGAAGCGCTTTCGTCTCATAATATATTATACTCCATTTTTATTTAAAAGTCTATTTGGTTCTTAACTAGAACATTCCAATTAGCCAAATAATAATCGTTACCATTTCTCCATACTGTAACTAATCCAGTATGAGTTCTAGTTTCTTTATCGTATATAGATATTACAGTATAGTCTGCATCATCATATGTTATATATGCAGCATTATCTGTTACTTTTTTATACTCAAAACGATAGTTTTCTCCGCGTTTAAATTTAACGGCCGAGACTATCATATTTTTAATGTCGTTCGGTATGATTACTCGATGAGATGTTTCTTGATTATATACATACATACCGATATCTTTATGCACTTGTTTAGAATAACGATATACATTTAAATAATGAATCATGTCAAGCAATTCATCATACGGATTAATTTGTACGAACCGATCAATAACTTTATCGTAATAATTAGATAATGTTACATCGCTATTGCCGATACAATCTGTAAAATAATGATAATATTTATTTACGTCTTCTAATTCAAATTCTTCTTTTAAGAATGCTAATAAACCAGTTTGTTCATAACGAAGAGTTTCTTCGATATATTTATGTTCGATATCTTGATCGATATTAAATAAACAAATCGGACTTAAAATATTATTATCTTTATCAGATAAATAACTAAAGTAATTACCGTCATAAATAGAATTACCTTGTGTCGGCAAATCGATTACTAAATTATCGATTTCTTTTTTAACTAATACTTGATCAGCCGCCAATCCTTCTACATCTGTTATACAGAAATAAATCGGGCCGATATCTTGATATTGATTAGCGCCATCAACAAGTGCCGTTATTTCACCGTCTTCGACTACGATCTTAGGCATTTGCAATACAGGATTATCGATATGCTTATTGAGTAACATGCTAATCGCTAATTTTGTATCGTTGTCAAATGATTGATACGCTAACGGTAAGTATCTAAGACTATCTGTTAAATCACTTATCTTAGTCGCAATTATATTTAATTTATCCCAGATAAGATTAGCCGACGTTAAAGATGGATGAATCGTATAATAAGAATTAACTATGTTCTGATCGATAATTAAATCGATACGATATAAATAATCTTTATCTAAAAATCCTAAATCGATATTTTCATCTTTAAACGTTATGGTATCTTGATACTCATAAAACTTACCGGTAAATTTATATAAATTAATTTTACCTTTTAAGAATCCATTTACGATATTAGGATGTAATAATGATTGATTATCAGAGTTTAAATAAAGCGAACTATTATTATCGATATTGTTATAAAAATTATTAGCGTTATAATGTTTAATCGTCGCCAATAATAAATAGAATAATCGATACTTGTTTTTCTCTTCTTGATTAGTCATATAAGAAAAATATAATGTTTCGACTAAATTAAGTCCGCGCTCATCTGATACTTTAATAATAAAATCTTTAAGTTCTTTATTTAACTCATCGTTAAAGATTAAATTATTTAAATACGTCAGCTGATATTCTAAACCTTCTGGATATACTTCGATATATTTATCTTCAGATTGTCCGTCAGGCCCTTTACTAAATACTCGATAGATGCCAGACTGTAAATCGTTAATAATAGCAGTCGGTTCTTCTAATTCATATTTAGTTAATTCATTTCCGTCATCGACATATAGTTCTGTGTGACCGTTAAAATAATCGTTACAATAGAGGGCAACGAATGTTTCAAATTGCCACAAAAAAGTAATGCTAGATGTGCTCAAGTTCTTCGTTGCCTCCTTCTTTTTTATTAGTAACGTTATCGGTAATAATTACGATATTCCCATTTTCATCGAGACGATATTTAGTAGCGTCTTCTTCATCGACTGTTTTAATATCTTTTCTAAAATTAGAATAATCTGGAAGTTTAGTATCTTTACGTTTTTCAGTTTTTCTAAATTCATCGTAAGACGGAATATTGCTATTATCCTTTTTAGGATCTAAACGATATTTACTATAATCAGGAATATCCTTAGAATCGCGAATTTTGCCGTCTAAGCGATATTTAGAGTAATCGGGTACATCACGTCTAGACGTATACAAAGACGTTCTGAAATTATCATATTCTTTATTTATTTTAACTCTTTTATGTTCGAGGAATCTAACTTTCTTTTGCTTTTTAGAAAGCAATGCTTGAGATGGATAATATTGTTCAGCTTCAGTACGTAAATCATAATAATCTTTTTTAAGCTGTGCCATCTTTTCAGATTCTTTTTCGCCCATAAACTGATCGGCTAATTTTTTATATTTACGATTAAGAGCTTCCATATAAGATTTAAAAGAATAATGTCCATCTTTAGAAAGTTCTAATACATGTTGTCCATATTGGATCTTAGGATTATAACGAGAAACTTTTGCGTTAGTCGTTGTTAACCATGGATTAGATTCAATAATACTTTTTTCATTTATTTTATAATAGTCATTAGACTCTGTCATATAATCGATATCGGTTGCATAATAATGATATGTATTTTCTGTTAAGATATCGTTAATCGACATAATCTGTCCTTCATCTATAATCGTACAGTTATAAACGCTAATAGTAGATTGATGGCCATATTCATTCGCAAAAGATAATGTTACATCGAATACAGGTAATTCATCCATTAAATAATGTTTATTTAAATAATTGCCACGCTTAGTAACTTCATCAAATATTTCATAGATAACATGTTTATCTAACACTGCAAATACAATAGAGCCGGCGATAGTTCTTGGGCCGCTTACATATGTAATAGCATTAACATCACCTAATGTTCGTATAGGAGATTTCTCTTGATGAATACTATAAGAGAAAGTTTGAACACTCCCGAAAACATATGAAATCATATCTTGTCCTGGGATCGTGATATTTACAGATGCCACAATATCGCATCCACTATAGGATGTATAAGTTCTTGTATATTTAGAAGTCTGAATAACTTCCTTATTCCCTAAAGAATAATCAGTTGGCATATTTCACCTTTAAGTTGTATAGCTTCATATATTGTTTTACTCTGTTATCGACTAACGTGATAATATGAGTTTTGAGCTCGATGTTGTGCTCATCAATAATGTCATAGCAAACTTTTAACATTTCTGATTTCATATCGATAGGATATTCACCAGAAATTAGGACATCATTGATCAATGTTTGTAAGCCACGATTTAAGTATAAAAAGATTTGATTTGTGTTTTCTTGAGGATTCACGCCTAATTCTCCTTAGAAAAAATAAAAAGGCGAGGAAAAACTTCCTCGCCAAATTTATTAATACTTGTTGTCAAGTAAATATTTATTTTCTACTGGTTGCAAGTAATCGACAGAGCGAGCAATGTAAGTACAAGCTTTATCAGTAGTAGTAGAATCTACGGAGAAGCTAGAAGCTTCGTTCAAAATTTCACAGCCATAGATAACCATAACTGCAGACTGACCATATTCATTCGCAAAGGACAAAGTAATGTCGAATGGAGGAATTTCGTCAGAATATTTTGGCGTAGACTGAATAGCTACGTTTTGCGTAACTTTGAATGGGTTAGTAGAAGCTACTTGGCTATCGTTACCATTAGAGCCCAAGGAGTTAACTACCATGTTAGTTAATTTTGTATCCCATTCAGTAATTGTATACGGTTGATAGTTGATATCGCCACCGATACGTTGGAAGTAAGCTGCTTTAGCAGCACGAACAGCAAGTGCGTCGACTAGAGCATCACGGTCAAATAATGTGAATACAATAGTACCGGCAATACCTCTTTTTGGACCTAGTCTTTAGTTTTAACTAAAGTCGAGACTATATCTTCATCCCTGGAACGATCAAATTTTCTTTTTAAACATAGGCATCCATCATAATAAATTACTTTTAATAATTCCCGTGCTGTTTTAAAATTGTAAGTTATAACATAAATGTTTTCCTTGCCTTTTTTACTTACAGCATTCGTATTGTGTGGATATAATAATTTAGTTTTTTCATTTAATTCTTTTAGAAAAATTTCATTGCCTAAGATTCTTAATCTAGCGCCAATATAAATTTTATCGCCACGATATCCTTTTGTAGAATCTATATTTCCATCGCCATCAATTATTCCTCGAATAAAATCTCGAAGATATTCATTTGGAACTTTTGGAAATCTAATTTCTTCAGTCTTTCTATTGCTAGTCATTGAAAAATATTCTTTTAATTTTCTTGTCATTTCTATATTAAAAAATGATGCTCGATAAGAATTTGTTTTTTCTCTGAAAGCAACTTCTTTTTCTGGACATATGTAATCATTTAATTTTTTTACCATATATCCATCTTTCTCATTAAGTTCAAAAATGATTCCACTATTTGTTAGAGAACCATCTGCTGCTAAAAAACCAAGAAAATAATATTTTTCAGACGATTCTTTTTCTAAAATATCAAAATTATAATTATATATTGCCATATTTATGACCTCCTTATATATTAATTATATTATAAGAAGATAAATATTGCAATACCTATATTACCCAGGGAGCTCTGCACTTCCATCAGCTGTTATGATGTACTCCTTACGGATAGTCGTTGAGGCGCTTACGCTGCCTGCTGATTGCCCAATCCTTTAGATTGTCACACTTTGGTACTAAAGGCTCTAAGGGGTTTCCAGCATATCACAGAGTTTAATTATGCATTGCATTACTGCAAAGGAGAAGCAAAAGTGGTATTCTTACCTCTCGAAATAGAACGAGGCTCTGCACTCCCGAAGGTGTAAACCGGAGCCTTTTCACGGTTAATAGAAACTGTAATACCTTGAATTTCAGCTACTACTTCGGAACCGAATGTAGCTACGATATCACAGCCGGAAAAAGTAGTATAACTACGAGTGTATTCAGACGCTGTAGTTACACCAGAGTTATTAGAATAAGCCATGTGTTAAATAATGGGGCGACGAGGTTCCCCGCCCCCTCCTTCTTTAATTAAAAACTACTAGGTACCAGGTTGACGAATTTGAATGTAGTTATTGATTTGACGAATTTCGTTAAATGGCATAATAGTGTAATTGATATCAATATAAGTATATTGAAGAGCAGTTACGTCATTAGCAATATCGAAAATGTAATCATATAATAAAACACCTTTAAGTTTATTCAACTCAGATGTCAAACCTGTGCGGATAGCATCACGAACGGAGTTTTTGTTTTGTTTACCGATGAACGGTTCACAAACACGGCGGATAGCTCTTTCAACAGCACCGATGATACGAACGCTATTCAAGCGAGACAACGCATCAGTAGGATCAGCCATTGTACAGCCATCAGTTACTACATAACCACGAGTGAATGTGTTTTTAACTGTTACGATACCTTTCTTAGTCAAATCAGAGATTTGAGTAGTAGTCAATTCGAACAATGGGTTAACACCGATTTTTTGGTTAGTAGGGGATTGTTCTACAGGCAATGCAGAAACCATACCAGCATAAGCACCAGCACCGTTGCCTACATAAGCATAAGTAGAATTGTAAACAGGTACATTATTTTGGAAGAAAGTACAAGAAATTGCACGGCCAATATCGACAGGCATACCGTCATCATCGATTACGGATTGACCGTTAGCACGTTTCAAATCGAGATGTAAATCAAGATTTTTAAGGTCTTGGAATTTTTGTTCGACACCAGACAATGTGTAGTCAGAGATACGTTCCATACCAATTACGCCATGACTATGTGCAGTTTTTAATTCTGTATACATACAATGTTGAGCGAATTGGCGAGCGAAGTTATCTGGAGTACGGTAAGGGATACGCATAGTATAATCGTAATCGATTGTACGGTCAGCTTTAAGATCGGCTAACGCTACTTTACCGCCAACCAATACTGGTTCCAATACTTCTTCGATAAGAGCGTCTTTTTCTACGATACCGTTGTCTGTCATTTCAACAGCAAATGTATCGGCAAAGTTTACATTATCTTTCAAGTCAGAAATAAATTCTGCTACAGTACGATAGTTGAAGTCTGTTACAGAAATAATAACGCGGTTGTCGACACAATCGAAGTTTTCAACGTAAGCCAAAACTTTATCGTCACGAGATTCTTTATTAATAAGAATATCGTATTCACCGATTGGAGTTACTTGACCGCCGTCATATTTACCGACATAAAGAACGTCGTTTACAGACAACAATACATATTTAGCAGTACCAGCAGTTGCAGCGGAAGCAGCAGCTGTAGTTGCATAATATGCAGCAGTAGTTGCATCAGCATCGGATAACAAGCCGTTCATAGCTGTATCATATTGAAGATCTGTAAGAGCAGTAATGTCTTTAAATGTTACTGTGTTACCAGTAGCAGGTTCAGCTTCAATAATTTTATCGCTAGTTACGAAATGTTTGAATTTTTGATGAGCAGATACTGCGTTTTGAAGTTTACCGTCGAAAGTAATAGATTTAACTTCTTTAGTATCTTGCAAGAAGAATGTTTGGCCAACTTCATAAGTTTTATTATCTAAATCGAGAGCTGCTTCATTAGCTACAGTCGGAATAACTGTAAATACTTCGTTTTGATAAATAGCACTATCAACGATAGCATCAGCATCATCGATTTTTACGAAACTAAATTTGTAAGAACGAGGTGCGTGTTTTACGTCTTTAGTATTAACTACTGGAGTTAATTTAAACATTTCTGTATCGACTACAGGAGCACCTGCTGCTACAGTATTAACCATAGCTACATCGATAGGGAATGCTTTTAAGAAATCTTTTGGTTTAGGTAAACGGCCACCGATTACTGTGTCAGCACAGATTTGGGAACCTAATACACGATAAGGCATATCGGCATTTTGCAATACAGAGTATGCACCTTCACCGATAGTTGTAATGTATTGTTTATCTTTAACTTCAGATTCTTTAACGCGAGGAGTTAAATATTGACCAGTAGAATTTGTACGAGGGAATGCAGTTGCAGTTACTGCAAAACCGGAACCTAACTTCATATATTTTTGGAAGTTAGTCATATTAGTATCTTCATAATCTTTATCGTCTTCTTCGAACGCTAATGCAGATGCACCAGGAGTCAAAAGATAATCGTTATGAGAATACATTTTCAAACCAACAGTTACGAAAGCTTCATTAAGGTCTTTATCCATTACAGAATAAATTGGATATTCAGCATTAACGTCTGTATTAATACGCAATGTATGGAAATATTTACCAGTGAAAGAACTGAAAGGTTTAGGAGATTTTTTGTTTTTAATTACATGTGTGCGAACTTCTGTACGGCATGGAATCAAAGAACGTTTGCGGCCGATGAAATATGTACCAGGGAAGATAGAACCCATAGCCAAATCATAAGAGTCGTTACGAAGAGTAACGTCTTGGCCTTTTTTATTTACGATAGAAAGAGTTACGACGTTGTTTAATTGGTGTTTGTTGATATAACGAATTACTTCGCTAATAGTAGTGTCGGCATTAAAACCTGCACCCATCAAACCTAATTGAATGTCGATTTTGATCATTTCGTTTTCATCGTTAACCATTGCATTGTAACGTTCATAAGCAGTTGCTTTAGAAACTGGTTTATACAATGTGAAAACTTCTTGACCAGGAGTATTATCGAAAGTAAAGTATACTTGTTTTGCTTTATTGGAAGGGAAACGAGATTTTACACGCAAACGAAGAGTGTCGTCAGAACGTAATTTAAAATCTTTTTGAGCTTCGGAACCACCAATACGGAAACCATAAAGAGTACGGCAACCAGTGTTATAAGCATCGGATAATGCTGCAGTCAAGTCTACTTCACGTTTAGTTGTGCGATCATAAGTATCGCCATAAGTATATTTAGCATATGTCGGATCATAAATAGGTACTGGAACACCGTTAGGACCATCAAATGCTGTACCGATACAAAGAACTGCGTCAGTTGTACCGAATTGAGAATCGTCATAAAGTTTCTTCTTTACAGAATTGACTTCGACGAATACACCAGGAAGATCTCGAAGGATTTCCTCTTTAAAGGTGAAAGCCATATTTAAACCTCTTAAGAAATTATTTACCAAGATTTAGTAAACGTTCGATAAGTTTGCTAGTTACAACATACATTTTATCGATGTTTAAAGTATAGCGAACACTTCTAATAGAATATTTTTCACGATACATAACGTAGGATTCGTCAGTTAAGCGTTGATCGTAAAGTAATTCAGACACACCACGCATTTTTAAATAACCAGTGTAGTCCACCATAAGTTCTTCAAATTCTTTAAGAACTTTATTAGCTTGATCGTATGAAGTTGCGAAGATGTCAAATTGAATGACGTATCTAAATGCATGACGATACACATCGACACCTTCTTCTTCAATATTTTCTTTAACGGGATATTTATCGTCAAGACGATAATCAGGATTTCCTGGAGCACGACGAATAGTCGTTTCCATTAATCTTGGTTTTAAATCTTTAGCAGGTACACCGCTAATAATTTTAAAGAAAATATAAGGATGATTAATTTCCTGATCTCGGTCGTTAATCGTAACGCCTTCATCAGGACTCATCTTTACGTTATCTTCACGAAATGCTTTCTCTACGAGTTCTACGAGTAACGTAATAAATTCGTCGAAACTAATGGAACTGTCAGCCCGTAATCGGTCGAGACGTTTTCGACTATTCAGTATCCTACCGGGATTAGTGACTGCAACCAATTGTTCTTTTTGACGCCGTACTTGGTCGAGTACAAAACGTTCATTAATTTCTTGTGTCATAGTCTTTGCTCCGCAGTATAAGATTCTGTTGTAAATAATGGATATAATGTATATCGTAAAATGATGTCCACACCATATCCATGATTACTGATTTGTTCTTCAATGCTGTCGATATGATAATCGTAAAGAACAAAGCCAACATTATCTTTAAGTAAATTATCTAACCGTTCTTTTATTTTATTTAAATAAAATTTACGGTAGTTCTTACCTATATATTCTTCGAAATCCATTTCTCTGATTAAGTAATTAATAATCCGCATTACCATAACAGATTTATTAGGATTTTCGTCAGATAAGTTAACTAAATTTTCAATAGTAGTACCAGTCCGATAGTTATTTTTGAAATAACAAACATTAGGAAGCATATCTTTATAATCTATAATAAAGTCAGTATCCTCATCATCGAAATCGGGGTACTTGTTGATAGGCGTGGCTGCTAATTTCGCAGCTACAACTATATTACAGAAGTGCACATATTTCAGGTTGTTACCGACAAAAATTATATTATCTAAGTATTTGTTCTTATTGTTAATAGCAGTATACTCTGCTAACTTATTATTATAATCTTTATTAAATGCATCGATATCTTCGTATAATGAACTATGATTATCGGTAGCAAAAATAAAACTTCTATTCTTTACACAAGAAGAAGATAATAAATTTAAATAATGTTCGGTTAAATTCTTATTATATCGATCAGTATATTTATCGGAGAATTTAATCTGAGTCGGACAAATATAAGCGAAGTCGTAATCGATAAGTTGTTTTGCTATATTTTGAAAATCAGATATCGTTCTCATATTCACTAAATATATGGATGGCGCTCCATAATTTTTAGCGATAGTATATGCTTGATATAAATCAGAATCTTTGCCATATTCTTCTTCGACTTGTGATAATAAATCGAATTTCTCGATCTTACAAGTTTTATTCGTATGTTCGGAATTGCCGATAATTAATAAGCTAGTATGCTTATCTTCCATTATCTAAACACCTCCGATCAATGCTTTAAAGTTTTTCATAAATGCTTCTGGATTTCGTTTATAATCGACACCATTAGCTTCATAATAAACACAGTCCATAGTATTAGAATACCAGTCCATTACGTATGTAACGTTTATAATTTTATCCTTGAAGACAATAATGTCTCCAGGGAAAACTGGAAATTCATTTCTAAGATAAATATCGTAACCACGCATTAAAAATAATTTATTGTCGGCACTGTCTGTCGAAAATAACGGTTGAAGATGTGCGCGTGCTTCCCGTATCGTTATTTTATGTCCAAGACCTAAACAATTTTCACAAAATGGATCACCGTGTTTTGAAACCGGGTCCATACATGTGCAATTAATATGTTTATTTGCTTGAATTAACCATACAGGAACTTCCATTAATTGGATTAAACCATTAATGCGTTCATCGAGGTTTTTCATTATGTTTTCCTCAATGCTTTAAGAGAACGAGATAAATTATCTAACAAGTCTGTCGGGAATGTATGTAACTTACGTTTTTCAGTATAAGAACGTTTTCCGACACGAGGTTCAGCTCTACCCATAGTAAGATATGTAGGATCGACAATTAACTTTTGGAAAATCTCCATCTCAGCTTTAATCATTTTAATTAAATCAGATAAAGATGGAGCTCCACTTCCGCTAGAACTAGAAGAACTAGATCCACCAGATTCAGTCGAACCAAAACTAATATTACCGATATGACCGGATATCTTACCGGATGTCGAAGTCGTTACAGCATGTTTGCTAACAAGACTTAACGTTGCTCTTAATTTACAAAATTGTTGTAAAAGATAAGGCAAATCGGCTCTATTTTCATAGCCAGGAATTTGATCTAATAGAAACTGAGCAAACCGACTTGCTTCTTTTAATGCGTATAATACTTCTGTATCGCTAGCATCGAATACATTGATTAGATAATTAACGTCGCCGAGCGTATAAAAATTACTAATTTGTTCTGATGCTACCGTATAGACTTTATACTTTAATACTTTTTTCCCGTCGACAGATTCTAATTTTTTAATTCTAATTTCGTATAAAGAATCAGGCTTAGTCCCGCCGACAGGTTTAAGTTCTAAACGATTACCAAATATCGTATACTCAAAAGGTTCTGCCATTAGAAATCCTTTCTGATGATTTCGATATTTTGTAGAATACCTTCATCTTTAATTTCGGCATCGAATTCAAATACAAATCCATCGTCAGTACCTTGTCTAGGACGTTGGATAACTTTTAATTCTTGAATAATTACTGGTTTAATATCTTGATCGGCAGGAGTTTCGTCGACTACGACGCCAGGTTGACCAGCAGTCGCTCTTGTTATAATAGTACCGTCTGCTAATTTAATAGTTGTCGCCGCATTATTAGCATTGCCGTCTTTCATAATCTTTTCGATTGTTTCAGGCGTTAATGCTGTCGTCGATGTATTCCTAGATGCATTTGTTACTTCATTAGATAATCCTAAAGAAGTAGCATCGTTAATTTCGTCTTTTGTCATAGAGCCAGAAGGCGTAGGATTTTGATCGAGATTAACTTTATTATTATGCATATTACGTTTGTAATTATATGGCGCCCAAATAGATACTGGATCTATTTTATGAGGATTTTCTTCGGCTTTTTCGAGTCGATCTTTAATACGCTCAGGGCCATCATAAGTAAACGTAGCCAATTCAGACCATGCACCAAACTCACCGTCTTTTTCGACACGTACTCTAATATAATATTGTTGTTGTTTATTTAATTTAGGAAAACTAATCTGTTGTTTTTCGACTACTACTGTGTCTATTTCAACAGGGTTAAATAAACTATTGTCGGCAATTTGGAGCCGATATTCTAATACAGGTTTTCTTCGTTTGTCTCGAAGTATTTCTTGCCATTGGCAGTTAAAAGTGCCATCGACTAATTCATAATTAGCCGGGCTAAGAATTCTTACGTTAGAATAAATACTTGTATTAAAATATACGTGTCTAATTAAACTGGATTGTAATGGTGCACCAGTAATATCTTTAATCGTTCTATTAATATCGAGACGATATTCTTCATTGGGAAGTACGTCGTCCAATACAGTAATAATAACTAATTTTTTACTTGTACGATATTTTAAACGATAAATTTTTTGTGATTCAGCATGAACCATAGCGATTGTATCGCTACTAATAGTGTCTGGATCGACATTGCCAGTAAAGAAAAGTTTGATTTGCTTTTCAATAGGATTAACGGCCATGTCGACCAAAGCAAATTCTTTAAACATGCTACACCTTATTTACTAGCTTTTTTGCGACCACGTTTTTTAGGTTTTTCTTCGGAAGTTTCTTCAGTAGTTTCTTCTTCGTTAGATTCTTCAGGCTCAACAGAAACTTCTTCTGTAGTTTCTACTGGAGCAATAGTTTCTTCGGCTTTTGCTTCAGGTTCTACTTGCAACCCTTCTTGCCCTTTTTCTTGCAAATCATCTTCAGTCACCTCTTCTTTTTTAACTTCGGCAACAGGTGCTTCTGTTTTAACGACAGGAGCTTCAGCAATAATACCAGCACGCTTAGCTTCTTCTGCTACTTTTTCTTTAGCTTCTTCTGGATTAACGAAACCAGAGGAAACGATATCATAGTTAGTAGATTTAACTAATTTACGAATAAGTGGAGAATATGTACCTTGCTCTGCTGGAAGGATTCCATATACTAATACTAGACGACCCATGCGAACGGATTTACGAATATTAGTTAAATCCATCTTTTCATGGATGAAACCGTAAGGCTCTTTGCGAGATAAACGCATACGAGACAAGCGATCCCAATAGCCAGTTTCTCCAGAGGCCAATTTAACAATGGCAATTACTTCATGTTGTTGTTTCATATTATATAAATTCCTTTTATTTAAATTAAAAAGGAGGAGCTCCGAAAAGCTCCTCCAGTTAACTACTATTATTCAGTTACACGAACAACAGTTGGACGTGGATAGGATGGCATTGCGGAAATATTTTTAGCAACTGCGATACCTTTACCGTTATCCATGATGCCGATACCATAGCGTTCTTTAGCTTTGATAATACGAACATCGATTTCAGGATTAGTCCATTTTTCAACGGACAAGTCTTCACGTTGTACGATCGCACCAATGTTGTTGCGGTCGATAACATACATATCAAATGTTTTGTTTTGTTTGTCGAATTTAACGCGTGGGCTCAAGATTACGTTAATTGGCATTGGCAAATTGAAACGTGCTTGAGATTCGTTCAATACGAATTGTTGAGGACCCATATTGTTAGATAAACCAGCGAAACCACCAGTACCTTGAGTTGTGCCGAATGGGTTAACATTCATAGCACCCATAGCACCGAATGTTAAGCCTTGACCTACCATTGCGTTACGAGCGAATACTAACCAGCAAAGTGGATGCATGATAACGTCTGTTGGTGTCTTATCGTTAGCCATCAAAGCTAAGCACATAGACATAAAGTCTTCAACGGACAATGTGTTGTTTGGCAAGGAATCTTCGCCAAGACCTGTTGTAGCAGCGTCTGGGTTTTGAGCAGCCAAAGCATTATCGAATACTACATGGCCGTGTTCGGAGAATTCACGAGCACACCATTCATCTTTATAACGAGCCATAGCGCCACCAATACGGGAAAGGTTAGCTTCCATGATGTCCCAGTAAGAGTCCATGATAACTTCTTCGGAAAGAGTTACTTTAAGACCGATTTTTTTAGGACGAACTTCGATGGAATTGTATTCCAAAGTATTGATTTCTACAGCTTCATCGTTGTAAGCGCCACCTTCAGCAACTTCATGAGCTTGCAATTCACCGATGATAGGTACTACTACAGTACCGTTAGTGTTACCAGCTTGAACTTTAGTGAAGAATGGAGAGATAACAGATTGAGTATCTTCAGCTTCGATCATTTTAGATTCGATGATACGAGGAACCAAATCAACTACGTCTGTTGTCATAATTGTTTCTTTGATGGAGAAATGTTTGTCGGACAAGTTTTGTTTATTTAATTTGCCGACCATATCTTTCATCATGTCATATTTTTTTACGGATTCTGTAATTTTTTCTGGAGACAAGCCTTCTTTTTTAGCAGCTTCAACAGCAGCAGAACGCTTCGTATTAACATCTTCCAAAAATTCTTTAATATTGATAGCCATTATTATGCGTTACTCCTATTATTTTTGCAACAATACTTTAACTGCGCCTACACAGCCGTCCCAATCCATGAATGTAGGAACACCTGCAAGACCTTCGCGAGTATAAGAAACTTTCACATCAACAGTTTCTTTAGGACCTGCTTTAATAATAGCGTCAGCTGCAGCACGATCTACAACTTTAAGACGAAGCAAGTTATCTTCTGTATTATAGTGAACTACTTCGAATGCATTAGCGATTAAACCACCTTTTACTACAGGAGTGTAAGCGGAACCGTTAATGGAAATTTGAAGTGTGCCAGGTTTTACAAAACGATCTGGAACTTGGAAGTTGAAATCTAAGTATTCTTTACCAGCTTCAGCAGCATGCATTTGACCTACGAGAACGTCTTTGAGTTCAGTAGATGCAACATTGCGACCATCAGTTAAGCCAGGAATACCGATATATTCATATTTAGCACCCATACGAGAATCGTAAATGTCCAATTTGTTATTGGAAGCATTCATGTTCAAATCATGGTTGGAATACAAGGAATTATATTCGTAGTTATCCATGCCACGGAAGTAAGCATAATCTTCGTAAACATCTTCACCACGACGGTAAGAACGACCATAACCATCAGCTGCATATTGAGCTAATTCTTCTTGATCGCCAATAGCCCATTTCATCCATTTAGTGGAACCTTCAGGTACCAAGTTAGGATTTACTTCGTGTACTTGACCGATAACTTGTTGACGTTCGAATTCAACTTCAGCAGGAGTCATAGCAGCAAGAAGAGTTTCGTCGGATAATGGAGATTTAACGACACGGCCGTTTTCATCAGATTTTACTAGGTCACCAGGCAAGAATGCGCCATAAGCACTACCCCAAGGGTTTTGCTCTGCTTTATCTTTAAATAAGAAATGAGGCAATTCTACCATTACGTCAGTTTTAATAGCACCAGGAGTCATACCGTTCCAAGCGTTTTCATCACGAGTAGCTTCGTTACGGGACATGATACCGATAGGCACGTTACCAGCACGATGAGCCATAGATGGTTTACCGTTTTCTTTTAAAAGACCAGTAACTTTATCTTTTTCTAAACCAGCATCAGTAGCCAAAGCACGAGGACCTTTACCACCAGCAAATGGTTGATAGAAGTCAGCAGTATAAGCTGCAGCATTTACTGGAGTCCATTCAACATCGATGTTTTCCAATGGTTGACCAACGCCGACAGGAGAAACAAGACCAGTAGCAGCATTATAAGTATCGCCAGCTTTACGCAAACGAACAGGGGAACCGCCGTTAGCAAGTGTTAATACGTTTAAGAAAATTTCAGGATTTTCTTTTGCAGATTTTACGTCAGGATCTACGGCTACGATACGACCTTTTGGAATAACCAATTGATTATACATTTCAGCGTAGTTATAACGGAACGCAACTGGCAAACGAGAATCCAACCAGTAAGATACATTAGAAGTGTCATGGTTTGCGGTGTTCAAGCGAACTTGAGTACGTGTTACACGACGTTCTTCATTATTGAAAGCTTTGAAGCCAAGGCCTTTGAATACTTTACCGTTAGAACCAGTGGTGAAGCGATTAGGGCCTTTACTAAGATCAAAATTAGGCATTGTAATAGAGCTCCTTATTATTTAAAATATTTGTAAAGATCGGATAAGGATTCAGTTACTTCGACAACTGGCTTAACCTCAGTTTTCTTTACAGGATCTTCGACTTTGGAAGTGGAAAGTTCAATTGTTTTAATTTTTTCTTCCAAGGATTCTTTAACGGCTGTTACATTGTCTTGTAAAGCTTTTTCGCTTTCAGAGCGCAAAGTTTCAAGACCTTCTTTAACAGTTTTTACAGAATCAATTGCTTCTTGCAATTCTTCTTTAGAAGATACAACAGCTTGAAGTTGTTCACGAACTTCATTTTTATAAGCTAAGAAATCAGAAGCTAAATTTTTATAATCTTTTTCTACTTGTTCTTTAGCTTCGATAAGCTCTTGAACTTTAGCAGATAATTCTTCGAATTTAGTATCTTCGGATTCTTTAACCTCAGTAGGTTCTTCAACTTTAGCTGGAGTTTCTGTTTCTTCAGCAGGAGCTGGAGTTACTTCAGCAGATTCTTTTGCTTCGACTTCTGCTGGAATTACTTTAGGTTCTTTTTCCATGTGTTCTTTAACGACAATTTTATTGCCGTCATGTTCTCCTTCTAATGAGCTAATAGGAAGAACCGGTTCAACTTGAGCCGGCTCTGCATTATCATCATATACTTTAATATTCTTAGCATATGCATCAGATGGAACAATAACGTAAGATAGCTCTTTAGGTTCTAATTTCTTAAAATCCCAATAGCACATCTCGCCGTCATATTTAGTTCCTCGAGCATGCTCACATAGACCGTCGTTCGCTAAATCTTGTCCACAAATAGAACAACGAACTTCGTCGCCGCGAGCGCCAATGCTTACAGTATCTAACAAACCATTTTTAACTTCTTCTTGAGCGTCAGGCGTTAAAATGTCGGCAGTTAATACTAATGCTTTCGTACCAGGTAATCGTTGAGATTCCTTAATCTCGGCATTAATAACGCGACCAATTGTTTCACCGTCTTCGTCGTTATGATGTTTAATAACTGGAATGTTATAAGGATAAGTCCATTTATGCAACGACTCTCTCATTGCAGATTCGTAATAACGTGTATCATTACGAGTAGCATACGGATAAAAATGTAGTGCTTCTATTTCCACTTTTAATCCTTTAGCTTTAACGTTGTTAGATAAAGAATGAGAGTGTGCGACTGCGGACTCTTTTACGTCTACAGGATTAAACCCAAGATATTCACGGAATTCCATGTTTATCCTTTCATTATAGGCTTAATTGAGCACTTACAATATGGAGTGTAAGCTGGAATATCTTCGATAGTAATCTTATCGATATCGAAATGGGTCATGCGGCCATTTTGATGATCGCTATTTTCGAATTGAATTTCGATTGTTTTTACACCGTCGGTTTTACATTGTTGAACGTAATTCCACCAGTAAGCTTTCTTTGTGAGATAATCACATAAGAATCTTAATCGATATTCTGTTTTCGAAAGTTGATTATCGATGTATATTTTATCTTTATTGTTTTTTGTCGCAGATTTTAAATCTTCGACTATCTTATTAATTTTTTTTGAAGAATAGTCTTCAAATGAATCGACTATCGGATCAATTATCTTTCCATTAGTTTTATTGTTCGCATGTGAATCGTTAACACCACGCCTTGCGGACTCTGTCAAATGTTTATTTAACTTTTTCAAGAGTTCGGTAACTACAGGCTTTGTAGAGCCACGACTCGCCAATATATTACCTAGTCGATTGTAACTTGCGTGTATATCGCTAAAATTTTTCTCATAATCTTTAATATTATCTTCTAAAGATTCCTTCATTACGAATTCTTTCGCAATCGGATTATCTTGAATTGTATTTTGATTTTGAGGATTTGCATCATTCGAGAAGTATTTATTCGGAGTCGATTGTTTCTTTTTCCCGTTAAAGCTACGTTCATCTAAACCGTCTTTACTTGTTTGCTGAGTTGGTTGTAATTGCATTGTTTCTTTTGACGTTTTAATAGATGCATCTGCTTGTGCATCGATTTGTTCTAATTGAGATTCCAATGTAACTTTAAATGCATACATGTCCGTTTCAGATACTTCATTATCGAAGCCAAGTTCACGACGAGCTTCATCAAGAGTAATAACGTTACCTTGATATTTTTGAATCGTATGAGATTCAACTTTAATTTTTGTATCGATCGATACTTCGTTAAAGTCGAAGAATACATAATCATCTTTATTAGTTAATGGATTAAATCCACCTTCTAATAATAATTCAGTAAATAAATATTTTTCGATAAAAGAAGAAATTACATTCTGGAACGCTTTTACTTCGTCATGCATTAATGCTTCCGTATTGTCGGCTGAGGACTGTCCACCACCTCGACCCATCGAAGATTTTGAAGCATTGAGACCGGTAAAAATACGTTGCTCCACGTACGATAAGAAATTTAATAAATCGTTAGCTTTCATATCGGGAGTAACAGACGTAATTGTCGTTCTTTCGTTCGTTACGATAAAGCCGTCATTAGGCATATCTTGGAAAGCATTTCTTGCGTCGTCAATTTCTTTTTGAGTAGCATATTGACCTTCGGCTGTATTACCTACTTTTATATGCAAAATAGGAGTGGCGAAACGATATAATATCGTCATAACCAATCCTTCAGCTTTCCGCAGCATAGATGCATCTTCTAGAACGGTAAACATTCTAGAGGTGCCATACTCGGCATTATTCATTTTGTCGATGTACAAATGAATTACATCGTTCGGAGAATACTCTTCTCCATCGATTAGGTAATGATCAATTCTTCCATCGTCTCCTCGCTGTACTGTAACATTACAAGGATCTGCTAAGAATAAACCAGAGATCGAACCGCCTTTATAAATTTGATCTGCTTTAACTCCAAATTTTTGCGTATCATTATCTCTAGTTTTAATTATATACGAATTTGAGAAAGTATACAAGTCTTTTGCAATAGAAGTTATTAAAACATAAAAAGGAATTTTAGAACGAAATTCTATAATACGCAATCTATCATTAATATAATCAGCTGCGGCTTCATTTTTAGATTTAATTTGATACCCGGCTTTTGTAATAAGCTGAGAGAATTTTCTAATTGCTACCGATAAATATGAATCGGTAAGAATTGCATTTTTAATTCTTTCTAAATCGTATGTGCGAGAACCTGGATTAGATCCTCGTCGATTAAACTGACCGAAAGCTATCGCCTTGGCTTTAATAAGATTTTCCTTAACAGTGCTAACTGCTCTGCCAAGTACAGAATCTTTTTTCTTTTTGGGCTGTTCAGCCTCATAAAAATCTGATATTTTCATTTACTTTCCTTGTAATGAAATGAACCCGGCGTAATTTGTCCAACCACCCATTTCGTGGAAGTCGCTACCATGAACGCCTTTATTTTGTGAAGATGAGTTACCATAATAACCGCCTTGTCCGTCGGCAATAACGACATGGTTATAACCTTCGGCATCATTATGATATACTATTATATCACCTTTTGCCGGTGTTCCGCTAGTCACGTGTTGTAATCCGGCGGCTCTAGCATTTTGCATCAATACGTCGACGTTAACGGTTCCTTTCGACAATTCATCGGCTAAGAATTTAGAGAAATAGGAACCGAACTTCGTCGCGAATTCTACGCAGCCAACTGATCCATTTGCCATAGTAGAACCGACTAAGCCAGATGCAACTGCTTTTGTAAAATCTGTATCAATGACTCCAGTACCTCCGCTACCATTTATAATTCTATCAGATAATGAACCAGGTTTCAAGTTACCATAATTACCGGTACTCGATAATCCGTTAGCACCGACTTTACCAGGATCAGGAGCTAAATTATTTAAATAAAAGACTGGATCTGGTTCTGGCGTTTTCTCAAATGGATTAATACCGTTATTAATTAAAACGCCTTTAGCAAATGCACTATTAACAGTTAAATCGAATACGTCTTTCGTCAATTCTGTCGACGACATCAATAATTTATTATATTGATATACACTATTAACATACTTCTGATCGTACACAGCACGATTCTCTCGCAAGAAATCATTTTCATATTGACTTAACATTGTCGGGCAATACGATAAAAATTCATGATTATAATACTCTTGACGAGTTTGTGCCGCCGCTTCGATTGCTCGCATAAACTTAATTAATTCGTCGGCTCCATATAACTTAGCCATCATCTTCGCCTTTTCACGAATCATTAAATCGTTACGGACAATACTATCGTGTGCTACTTTACATTTCTTACCAGATACAGTTTTAACGGCTAAACCATCGAATACTAATAATAATATCGTTAAATCTTCAGCTCCACATAATTGTACAGCATGGAACATTTTAGATAAATAATCTTGAAGATAATCTTTTAACTTATCGATCCAGTGCTTTTTAATCCTAACCAAATTACTCTTTGTCCATCGATATACAAGTTTGTCGATTTTTTCAGATGGTTCTTGTTTAATATCGACAATCGGAACATCGGGGAACCCAAATGGATCGTCATGATTAGGTTCTGGTTTAGGAGCGACTGGTTTCGGCGTTTCTGGAATTTTAGGTTCTACCGGAATAAAAACATTCGGGTCTTCTGGCTCCGGAGGAAGAGGAGTTTCCGGATCTGGAGGATCAATACGGACAATCGTATCGGTCGTAATTGTTACAATCATCGTCTCGATAATTGGCCTAATCTGAATCGGAAAGTATGGTAACAAATTATATACCGTCTTTAAATCGGCTAATAATTCATCGACTTCACTTTTCTTAACTTCTTCTGTTGGCGTCCAAGGAATAGGATCATTGAACACTCTAGAAGGAGTTTTTTCAAAAGTAGCGTCACTTTCATAATGTCGCTTAGGCTGTATATCGGGACGATAAATAATTTTATTATTGTCTTCCATATTTTCCTAAAATAATGTACGACTAAATTTATTTCGTGTATGAGATAATCTTCTCGATGGACGATCGAACGATTCGCCAGGGCCTAACTTACGCCAAGCTTCATCGAAAGACTCATACGTTTTCTTTTTATCTTCCCAAGGATTATCTAAATCTCGTTTTTCGTATGTCGGCAATACAGATCCTCTATTGATAGAGTATGCTATATCATGAGACGCCTTTTTAACAAGTTTAGTTAATTCAGGGAAATGTTCTACGAATGCTAAATAAGCAAGTCCTAATGCGTCGACAAAGTGTTCATTATTACTATTATAAACTGGAACACCGGCCGCCGTAATTTTTTCGACACGATAATCGATTAATTGTTTAAAAATTACATTATCGTAAGGACTCATAATTAAGTTACCACGTTCAATAAGAATAGATAACTGATTCACCATAAACGGTTTTAAGTGTTTCTTTTCGAGAACGCCGGTAACAGGATCTTGTATATCGATCTTTTCTGAGAACATCCATCCCTTAACTTTTTTATCAAGTCCAGTTTCTGGATGTTGTTTACCGTAAATCTTTAAAGATTCCATCTGATACTCCAAATTGTTATCCTAAGAGCTTTTTATCTCTTAGTTCTTATAGTTTCCTATAAGTTCGGCATACTTTTTTACAGTATTAAAATACAACTGTAATGCGGACTCTTGGCAAGATTATATCTTTTCACTTGCTATGCTCTGCCCCTGACTTAACTTAGCTAAGCCTTCGGTTCGAGTTACCATATTAATTAATTAACTTAGGCTTCTCGCTTAATTCCGCATTGCTATGTATAAATATATGTATTTTCTTTATACATGGGCGAGTTTTAAAAATTTGTTATATTTTCTTTCAAGATAAATTGTAGAATTATTGTAAATAGAATTTAATATTTTTATAGCATTTTTACCAGAATAAATAGAACGATATATATTAGATTTACTAAATTGACACAATTTATTAAAATTATTTTTTGTCCAATTTTGATATTCTGTTAAAAAATCTTTGGTCCCTAAAATTTCTAATCTAATTTTTGCTGTAGATGAATTTGTTATACATCCATCACCATCCATATATCCTCTAACAAAATGATGTATAAGGCTATCTGGAACCTGTTTACTATTTGGAAATTTTAAAACAAAAGTTTTATTGTTTACACATCCTAATTTTTCTAGATCTTTTTTAATTTTTTCAGAATCAAAAGAAAAGGAATATGATATATATACTTTATCATTCATTTTTTTCTTTTTTTCTTGAAAAGATTTTTCTTCTAATTTTAAAAAAGATCTGAATTTTTTTAAATGATCAATATCATCTTTTTTTAATGATAATGATATTGTGTTTTTATTTGCTGATATATATCCATCAGCATATAAAAAGCCTAACCAATAAGCTTTTTCTTCTGTGTCAATTTTTTCAAACAATTTTTCACAATAAGTATAATCATATTTTCTTAATTTATTTGGATCTATTTTTCTAACATATTTTTCATTGCTAGAAAATCCTTTTAATTTTAAATAATAACTTATTGTTTTTCTATTTACGTTTAATTCTTTTGCAATCTTAGTGTAATTATTTTCTTTTTTATATAATTCGATTGCTTTATCTATCCAGATAGGATAATTCATAAGTATCACGACCTTTCATGTTATATATTACATAAAAAATTGTGAATTCGTATTATCCACGGAATAAAATTTTTATTTCTTCACCAGATCCCCTATCTATATAGATATAACTAGGATTATAGATAGCGTTCATGTCAATAATTTTTTTCACCGCTTTATCAAATGTAAATTCAGAAGACTCAATTTCGGTACGATTAATAATTCTAAATTTATTAAATGAAGGATCATACTCTAACACCAGAATCGATGTTGGAGCTTGACTTTTGTCCCAGTCCACACCAATAGTTCTGAATGGATTGGGAGTATACGTTCTTTTTCCAGGAGGAAGAATATGAACTTTTTTTACATTAGAATCGTCTAAGTCCGGCCAAACCGGCTTATAAAATTCTTTATCGAAATAAGTATAATTATCTATGCGAGTAGCTGCTTCTAATTTGTTTTTATCGAATACGCCAGCTTCTTCGACACCGAACTCTGCTAGTACTTCGTGTGCATATGCATTTTGATCGTATGTATTTCTAAATTCTTCTTCCATTGCATCCGACCACATAGGATTATGTTGTGTCGGGTGGTAATGCTCATTGAAGCCCAAAGAGCGATTCGTACAAATTTCGTAGAACTTAGAGCGTTTACCAGTCGGTGTAGATGAGCATGTTAATCCGATATTATCACGTTCCATACAAAGAGCGTATACGGTATCAAAGTCACCTTCGCCTAGATAATCCATTTCCATTTTGTTCATATTGATTCGCTACATCAATATCGTTAAATTAATAACTGCTCAATATTACTATTGAGATCAGACTATATCATCAATGTTACCTGCTTCCATTGCCAATAACTTGCAATGTACTCCCATAACGGGATAGTCGTTGAACGTCTCTTTAAAAAAATAAAGATTTCGCTGCTGATTACCCATAAGGGCTTTCCAGCAATTCAAGTAATTTATACTGGACCAAATGTTAATCCAGTGAAATCCAGTCAGCTCTCCAGCCTCGAATAGAAGCGGCGCTCATACCAGAATTTGCACCTGTCGTAAAGCCAACAATTTTGGAGCCATTTGAAAATTCAAATAAATATGGATTTGTCGTTGCTCTTGTTACTTCTTTTTTAATAAGAGCAGAGCTATCGATCTTCTGACGGATATTATCGAAAATCATTCGGATCTGTGATTGATATGGCGTTACAAACATATGAATAAAATTCTTACGAGTAAAAACATTGTACAATGCTTCAACTACCATCGTTTCTGTTTTGCCGGTATTATGTGAAATAATATCGTTAGCAATAAAGTTACGGTAGCGTGGTACGGATACATCATATGTTTGTTGTTCACCAAGATATTCGATCGATACAACCGGATCCCAGAATATATCGCCATTAAGAATATCTTCGATCGATTCAAAACCTAAATGCTCGGCAAGTTCTTTTGCCTCAGCCTTATTAATAGTTTTAGATTCTAAATATTCTTCGAGTGTTAATCGCCCTGTTTTTAAATATTCAAAATTAGTTTTTCCTAATTCATGATATTTTAAATACGATAAAAACATCTTATTTAATTTATCGGTCATCGGTTGGAACTTATATGAATAATAAACAGAGAACATATTCTTATGGGAATGATTTTTAATTCGATTATATTTCTTCTTGTCGACAAAACCTAAAAAATAAGAATTTCGTTCTTTAACGATTTTTACGACGATACCGAATCGCATTAATAAGTGAGCTAATTGATATGCTAACTGACCTGATTCGGAACAATATAATCGATTAATCGGAACTTCGTCTTCTTCTTTATAAGCATCTTTAATTAATTCAGAAACAAAGATTGACACCGATTCTTTATTTAAAGAAAATACTTCTTTCGGAATCGACTTATCAGAAGACGTATCTTTATTTAACTTCTGAGCCATTAATCTTAATTCTGATTCTTCGATAGAATCACTACCGAAATAATTAAGATGCATCGGAATAGCGATATTATCACCGACAGTTAAATCTTTTAATTCTAACCATCCTAATTCCGTTAAAAATGGATGGTTATCGGTAGCATCGAATTTACGACCTGTATTTGTCGTAATACGATATACTGGTTTAACGCCGTTATCATATACTTTAGCATTCGGCGCTATTTCGATTTGATAATTATCGTCGAGAGCAAGAATATTAAATTCTTTATCCTCGTCAAATAATTGTTTTACAGTTTTAAATAATCCTGTTTCTGGATCTTGTATTTTAAGATTACCAGTTACGCAACGACGGCCACATCGGAATACTTTACGAAGACTTCGATCACGAAGCATTTCGGCCTGATACCAACGTGGAGTCCAAGGGGCATATTTATCTAAATCAATATTATAGATTTGAATAAATGATTTTGCCCACATAACTGGATCTCGTTTAATTACGACTAGCTTTCCTTTTTCACTGAGCTTAGTAAAATCTAATCTTACTAAGTCTTCCAAAGGCATTGCCATTAATTCTTTTACAGAATAATCTTGTTCTTGTTTCATAATTTTTATTTATGGAATGCTTTACCTTCTTGACCCATCATAGTCGTTTGTAAACTATATTGGGATTGCTGAGCTAAGGCCATTCCTGCCTGTCTCATAGTTGCATATTGTTGTGAATTAACTGGATTAGTCCAAGAGAATGGACGATAGCTTTGTTGCATTTGCTGACGACCTTGTTGAGCTAAGTCATTAGCAATGCCGACTAAAGCTGGTCCACCATAATAAGCAGCTTGAACTGCCATACCAGCTAATGGGCCTAATAATAAATCGGTACCCATACTAAAAGCAGCATCTTGTATTGCGTTAGCCTTAGTGCCACCTTCATCGAGCGTATCGTTATAAGTCCAGACTGCGTTGGCAGTCGCTAAGCCGGCATTAATTTTATTATCCCAAATTAAGTTACCGGCCGTACCCATGCTTTTAATAGCATTACCGACATGTCCGACAGCAGATTTTACATTGCCAGTTAATCCTTTTAAAATATTTAAACCTGCCATTATAATGTACCTGGTGCCTTAATGTTATTACGTCTTAATGCAAAATTAATATCGCCAGATGCACCCATATTATCGAATGCATTTTGTGGCGTTAATCCAGAACTAGCCGATACAACAGGATTAACGGTACCGACCGAAGCGATATTCGCTGTCGACGTCGGCTCCATTGCTGCTTCGATCGTATTATTTGTTGCACCTAATGCAGCAGCACCACCTAATATCGTAGCACCGTATCCTGTTAATTTGTATCGATCTGGAATAGAATAGTTATCCGGATTAGTACTAACAAATTCTTTATTAACTTTAAAGTAATCGTTGGCGCCATCTTTAATAGCTGGAACCGTATTTCGCATAGGACGATATTTAGAGCTATAAGCTTCGACTTCTTCTTTAGAGTATTGACTACCCATATCACCGAGAACTGTTTTTTGTTTCTCCAGATTAGAAACTTGTCTGTTAATAGCTTTATTAGCTCCACTCGTTATAGCATCGTCAGTTTTTCTAGCGATATAACCGGCACCTTCGATAACTTTTTCGCCGGCAGTTTTTACGCCTTTAACTATACCTTTAAGCATAATTAAATACCTGGGATACCGATAATATTAAATTCGCCATTCTTATCACGGTATAAACCGCCACCAGTAGCGACACGATAAGCAACACTACCAGCAACGACACCTTGAACGCCGAGACGAGTCATATCGTATTTAGCATTATCTTTATAAAATGCAGATAATTCTTCTTTAGCAGCTTTAACGACTTCTTTATCTTCACTACCCATACGTTGAGCAAATTCTGGCGACATAAATTGGTTATCGAACATAGCTCTAGACTCTTTATTTAAATAAGAGTATTGTAGGGCCTGAGTTGTATCGAGACCGATCATTCTACTCTTAGCCATTTGACCTAATGTATAATTAGGACTAGCAATTCTTTCAATGGAACCAATTTGATCTAAATTATCATTCATGATTTTCATGCCTGTTGCAAATGCTTCAGAACCAGTCTTACCAACCTCTTTAGCAATAGTATTAGATCCATTAAAAGCTAATTTGCCGATTTCCATTGTTCTACTGATATTATCAGTAATAAGCTCTAATGCATTACTCAGTTTCGCCATAAGCGTTTAACCTCGAATTTCTTTCTTCCTCGATTTGTTCTTGTGATAAGAAGAAATCAGGATCATTAAGACTATTAATGAGGGCAGTGTCATGATTTGCGTCGTCGACATTGTTACGAATTTTATCTTTTCTAGTCGCAGCCAATAACTCAAATACTTTATCGCGTTTTTGTACGAGAGTCGTATATAACTCAATACCTTTAGAAATCATTGGTTGCGTTATTTCTTGACCAGTTTCAGTTATATTGGTAACGACATCGATAACAGGATCATAATCTTTATTATTGATATATTGCATTGCCCTTGAAATCAGGAGGTCTAATGTAATTAATTCATGTACAAGAACGTTATCGGTATAAGACGATTCGTCGAGATTAAATTCTTTTTGGTATTGCATAAATTTTTGAGCGATTAAAGTCGTTTCACAAATACATGGTTCACCGACTTTAACGAGTCCCGCTTTATGCAAAGGATCATTTTTATAAATACAATTTTCGCCTTTACATAAAATCGGCATCTTAGCATAGATCGCATGATCGGTTGCTAACATATGCATTGCTTTATCGAAGATGATTTTACCTTCTTCGCTATAGCCCCAAGAATTATAATCTTGAACGAACTTATCCATCTGCTCGATAAGTTCTTGCTTTCTATTAGAAAGTTCTTTTTTTGACATAAGGAATATCCCTGTTACTTGAATTATAAATATTTACAATAAGATTTGTAAAACCTCGCGGTTTCTACTTACTGCTTCATAGTACATGCTTTTGTAATTTATAAAATTAAATATACTACTCACATTTTTTTATGCACTCCACAGTCATCAATTCCCGACTAACCATCGGTACATATTAATTAATAGATGATCTTTATTTACAGAAGTCCCTCCTAATGCTCTATATTACCAGCATTACGAACTTTCTTGATTCTTTCCATAATATCGTCGACAGTAATTTCTAAATTTTCTTCTTCACGATCGACAGATTTAATCGGTTTAGACTTATCAGGTTCTGGTTCACCTTGATTTTTCCAATCGATCCATGCCGCCATTTTGTCGGCAAAATCTTTAGCCGTTACTGCTTTATTATATAAATTATAATAGATGTGCATTAACGCTTCAATTTTTAATGGTTCCATAGAATCTTTAATAAAGCCATAGATATTTTCTTCGACTTTGTTATCGAAAGACAAATCAGCTGATGTCCATACTGGAGTACCATCATCTTCATAATGGAATTCAGAGATAACGACTTCATGAGTTTTCTTATCTTCTTCAGAAGCAATTTGATTATTTTCGTTTAACGTAAGAATTTCATCTTCTTCAAAAATATTATTAGCACCAAATTGAGGAATGTTAAATAAACCATATGGTTCATATGCATCTTTTACAGATTGTAAATACGGACCGAATTCTTCTGTTTCGATAAACTCTTCATCGAAAAACGGAGCATCTAATTTAAATTTATGAAGTTCGTTCATAAAAAATAATACAAAGTTTAACTTATACATGTTAAGATCTTTGTAATCTGTGCATGCACGTTTACATGCTTTAGTAAGATTGTTAATCATATTTAACCTTTCTTGCGCAGCAAAAAAGACGATATAATAAATAAATACATCGTCTTAATTAAGCATTATTAAATTCCAGTACTGCCAATACCGCCGATGCGTTCACCGTCTGCATCATCGTCGTCTGTAATTAAAAATTTGTGAAACACGCCTTGAGCAACACATTCGCCTTTTTTAATATGAACGACATCATCGTTATGAGATAACAAACCTAAAGAAATTTCACCTTCGTTAGTTTCGTTATTATAAAAGTCGCTATCGATAACAGCGACACTATTAATCATACGTACACCACGTTTAAATGCTGCTGAAGAACGAATGTGAAGATACAATACTTCATCGTCTTCCATAGCTGCTTTAACGCCAGTCGGTAGTACATATAATTTGTTAGGATACAATTCAATGTCTTCGATAGCAAAGAAATCATAACCAGCCGATTTCTTAGTTTTACGTTTAGGAAGTTTAACTTCCATGTCTTTACATCGAGATACTACTTCAAATTTTCTCACTTTTATTTACCTGCGATCTTGTCTACTTCTTTAGAAATCTCGTTCATTAGCAAAGTTAATTCGCTAACGGCAAATTCTTTTGAAATGCATCCATTATTATCTGAACCTCACATGATTAAAATCATATAATTCTAAAAATAACATAAAGTTATCTTATTAAGAAGTTTAATCTTCTAAGAGATCCTTATTCTTTTAGGCGTGTCCAGGGCGCCCCTACTGTATAAGATACTAAGATCTACAACACTACTTTTACGAAGAATATTTAATGCTCCATTGCAATCTGAATTAAAATAATAACCGTCTTTAGTTTTATACAGACCTCTTTTAACACGGCTACCACTAAATATATATTTTTGTGGATTATCCATGTTATAAACAGGTAAGTCGTCATTATCAAAAAAACTAGCTTTAGAAGTATAAGATTCTTCTTGTAAAACATAATTAATATCATATCGCTTACATAAGTATTCTAATTTTTCTCGAATCTTACCGAATGGTAACTGAGTAAAATTTTGATTATTCTTCTTAGACATGTTAGGTTTATATTGAAATGATTGGTTATATCCAATAACTAAAGTTCCAATATCGTTAGCTATACAATAATTAATAATATATCGACAGGTTTTGTTAATATAATCATCGACTCTATTTTTTCTTTTACGAGAAATTAAATATTGTTGTTTTGTTTGCCATTTGATATTTTGTTTATCCTTAATAGATCGTAATCTTGCATTTTGTTTATTAAAGAACTGATTAATAGATTTTAACTTTCTTCCGTCAACAATAAAAGATTTACCTGTGTTAGTAATACAAGTACATAAATTATTTACACCTAAATCAATAGCTAGTGCATTGTTAGTATTTAATTTGATTTCTTCTTCTTGAATCTCATATGTATATTGAATCTCGAAGAACCTAGCATTAAATTTAGGTATAATTTGTATTTCTTTTATCTTTTTATTTTCCAATATTTTAGGAATTTTAATTTGAATTTTTTTAATTTCTTTATGTTTTTTCTTGAAAGCATTAGAAAATGGAATAGTTAAAAAATTGTCTTGTCTAAGTCTAATTTGGCCAATAATCAAATTTGAATATGCATTTCTAGGCAAATACTTTGGTAATCGAATATGTCTAAAATTATATTTATTTTGTTTCGCTAATTTAATCAAAGCGAAAAATGATTTAAACATTGTATCAACATTTTTAAGAGTTTGTTGAGCCATATTAGAATTTAATAATTTATAATTTTCGCAACTTTTTAATTCGTAATAATTCGCTTCATATTTTAAAAATTGTTTTTCTTGAAAATATTGTTGTCTAATATTATAAATTGCTTGATTGGTTAAATTTTTGGCTGTTCGACACAATTCTCTTAAAATATTATATTCTTCTTTTTTTAAATGTTTTATTTGTTGTTTTATTGTTAGGTACATTATAATCACCTCGCTTTCTAATATTATATTACAAGGTTATTATAGTATACTGTTACCAGAAAAGCAATTTTTTAGTAAAAATTTTACAGGACATTTTAGAATCATATTTTGTGAGGTCTCGTTCACATTGAAACGTCACTTTCAATGCAGCGCCATTACGCGCATCTTTAGCTTTCACTAAAGCACAGACTATATCTTATCCATATTATATTTTAAAAAATATAACTTAGGCGACACCACTTCCACTACCATTATAGACTTGTAGTGTACGACCCTCACGAGGTCTAGTCGTTGAACCTTTCCTTAACAAAATATTAAGGCTTGGCTGCTGATTGTCCATTAATCTCGGTACTTAGGATTTAACCATATACCATCTCAGAGATTTATTTCTACTTTCGTAGCTTTATCAATATTAATCAATAAAGCACTCTGAGCTTTAGGAGTTTCCAGCAATTCAGTGTCTTCGTTGGACGGGTAAGAACCGCCACTATCTACTAGTTTCCCAATAGACTTACTATTCTGCCAAAACATATTAATTATTTTGACGTCTTAATAACAGTGCATATGCCTTAACATGATCATAAGATAAGTCAGAACAGAATTGATCGACAATCTTTTTATTTGGCCAATCTGTATCTAAGATACTATACACAATCTTATCTTTAGGATCATCCAAAAAAATTAAGATTTCGTCAGGAGAATACGCTACGTATTTCTTCATTCGATTTCCTTTCGCTAATTAAAATATATATATTGTAATTATATTTTAATTATACACGATTTTTTGATTGTAAGCAAATAAAGGGGAGAAAGGGAGGGAACGGTGCCGCGAAAGCGGTGCCGGATCCTCCCAAATGACTGAGCATTAGTGCTCTTCTTTGGATTCCAACAATCTTTTTGGAACGCATTCATCAGATAAAACAATCTTTTGTTTACCATCTTTAACATATTGAATATCGATAGCTGTATTATGGATATCGACAAGGCCTATGAAGACAGCTGGTTTTTTGCCATGCAAAATAATTTCACCAGGATGTACCTCATTCCAATTAACATTCATTATCTTCCTCGGAACTTATTGTATAAGAACACTAATACATATAATAAAGTAACGACAATGAAAGTATAAAATACAGTTATCAATTGTCCGTTAAATATATTGTATTGTGCTTCAACTATTTGTGATAAACTAATAGCTAAAGATAATACGAATAAGTAATCTTTCATGGTTAACAAGTTGTTAAATAATTCTCGAGCTCTTCGATTGTCTTAAGCTCGACCTGTTCATTGATCCCGTCAAATGCTAATACAACATCTTGATAAATATCGAAATACCAAGTTACATTATTTTTCTTAGCAATGACACGAGTACAATGATCTTTTTCAGAAATAATAGGAGATTCAAAACATTCAATGATTTTATTTAAAGCTAATTCCATTATTTAAATTCTCTTTCTTAAAAGAGTATGCATACCGTGGGCCCATATCTCTACGTATATTCCGACTCATTGTACCGATATGCATACAGTCTTTTATATTACATAAATTCTTCGTATTCGTCAATAGTAATTTTATTATCTTTATATGTGACTTTCCATATATTCTGATTAGAAGATCCTCTAAATTTTAAAGATGGATCTTTTAATTCGTCGATAAATTTACCGTCGACTAAAGCATCGACTAATTTTAATAACTCGACTTTTTTAGGATCCATGATAATCTGATTGATCGTATATCCAGAGTAACACCAGATATTTTTATTTTTGAACCATTCTTGATCTTTTAAATATTTATTAATAAAAGACACAAGACCATCGACATTTTCAAATGGTTCACCACCTAATATGGTTAAGCCAGATACTTGAGGATGTTTTAAATAATCGACAAGTCTATGCGCCGCCACTTCATCGAATAGTTCTCCAGCATCGTGATCCCAATATTCTTGATTAAAGCAATTGAAACAATGATGAGAACATCCTGTTACGAATAACGTAGCTCGAATACCAGGGCCATTTGCAATATCGTATTCACGAATTTGACCGTAATTCATTATTTTTCAACTACTTTCAATAACCCATTTTCACTTCGTACAGAGATATGAGGAACTTCGTAAATTTTAGCTGTATGGTGTTCGATGATGCAACCACGATATTGGTTCCAATCATCTAAAAATACTGCTAAATCGGCATTCGCTAACATCTTAATAGAATCGCCTAAAGCGACTAAAGGTTCCTTACTTTTATTCTTAGGAGAGTAACTTTCGATAATTTCAATATTTGTAGAGTCAAGATATTTAGTTAAAAATTCTTGAACTTCACGAATGTTACTTAAGATTTCTTCATGTGTTTTACCACGCATCGGCTGAGATAAAAATACTTTCATTATTATGTCTCCTATCGAATAATATGTTGTTCATTAATTAAAATCATATCTTCACTTATTAAGTTTTTATCAATATATTCTTGGCGTTTTTCTTCAGCTTTTTCTAAAGAGAAAAATACACCCAACACAGAATTATCATAATCATCAGAATAAGTAAATAGTATATAAACCGTATCAATCATATCTACCATTTTATAATAATCATTAATTGCAGTTTCTAAATCATCCATAATCTTAAGATAATCATCATCAGGAGCATAGCCAGAAACTTCTTTATCTAATCTTTCAAGTTCTAATAAAACAGACATCTTTAGATTATATAATCGATCTTTTTTATTTAACATATTTATCACTCATTAAAATCATTAATATAACAAGTTTTTACATAAATTTGATCTTCGGTATATCCATCTTCCAAGAAGTTCTGATATTCTTCACGAATATTTTCTTCATTATACCAAAGAGATTCGATTTTGTCGTCGACCATTAAAATAAATACTTTTTCAGGGTTGTTCATACAATACTCCACATTCCTTAACTTTTTTCAATATTTCTTTTGCGATCACATCGATATCACGAATAACTTTATGATCGGCACAATTAATCATAATTGTACTATACCGATTAGCTATTTTCTGGTATGCATGATCGACTTTCTTTAAATATTCGATATCGTTTTCATGAATATCGCCAGTATTACCACCAGTCTTGCCTTTCCGTTCTGCAAGTAAATTTAACCGGATTCTAATAGGGAGGCGTAACATAATAAGTAAATCCGGTTTAGGTAATTGTAATAAGCGATATTCAAAATTTTCAAGCCATTGCAAGAACTGATCTTGAGCAGTTGCTTTTTCATAGCGAACGACTTGATATAACTCATTAGATGTTGTATAACGATCGCAAATAAGAATTGCGTCGTCTTGATTTAATAATTCTTTATATTTAGTTTGAAATGCTGCATAGCGATCCATCGCAAAGAAAAGGGAGGCAATTTTAGGATTAACGGCACCATTTCCACCAAACGTTCCATCTAAATACGATTTAACGAATGCTGAATATTCAGATTCATAATCAGGAAAACTAATTAAATGAACATTATAGTTCTCTTTCTTTAAAGACTCATATAATTTATTGGCTTGAGTTGCTTTGCCGCAACCGTCGCCGCCATCAATAACTATTAGTTTCATCTGACATCCTTTTAATAATAGAAAAGGCTCCAAAATGGAGCCTTTATTTAAAATAAGAAATTAAAACTATCTTTTGTAAGATTAGTTTCGTTTAAATTATAGTCGGCTTCTTCTGGATCTTCTATAATAAGACCACCGCACATAGCGATTAAATCTTCTAACATTAATCGACTATCGATAGTCGAATTGATCGCCGAAGAAATTCCTTCTAGTTTTTGATTGTAAGTCGTAACGATTTGATCGCTTAATCGGCTACTGTAGAAAATAAATTCTTTATTGCCGTCTTTATCGGCGCGAATAAGACCGAGCATCACTTCGTTACTTTCTAAAGTAAAATCTTTAATATATAAAGAATCAGAATCAATACTTAAAATAGTATCTTCATCTAACACTTCTTTATCGATAAACCAATTAAAGAATACATTAGTCGTTATATTTTTAAAGCCAGTAAAATTATCGACAGTTATAACGACAGTATCGTCGACAAATTCATCTTTAAAATAAACAGCTTCTGCGCCACCATTAGGTTCCGGAGCGTTTGTAACATCTCCAGTATAAGCAGCAGCATTATTTTTTAAGTCGCAATTCCAACCAATATGTAATCTTTTAGATTCGGCATGTAAATCTAAATCAGTACGATATCCATTTTGATTAAACCAATGAATACCGAAAGAGAATTTATTTGTCGCATTAACCTTAGAACACATCGGAACATTACCGATGAAATTCTTTTCAGATGTCGGTACTGCATATTGAATATATTTAGATAATAAGAATTTCTTACCTTCGACTTTATCTTTAAGATCTTCTCTAATACTATTAGCGATAAGAATTAAACGACGCGCGGCAACCGATGTATAACATCTTTCACCGGATTTCTTAACGAATACTTTACCGTTTCGAATATTATATAATTTATATTCTGACGGCGTTAATTCGCTAAGTAAATAATTATATAAAGAAATTTTCTTAAATAAAGTAACGTTCTTTAATTCTTTTATAATATCTTTATCTAAAACAAACGGACTTACAATGTTATCGAGAGGCAATTGTTTACAAGGAATATTTAATGTTCTTGCTAACTTAGATGCTTTATTGATAATTTTAGCATTAGCTTTACTATCTTTTTTTAGCATAATCCAAAAATCACGATAACGATTAAACGCTCTAGCAATTGTTTCTATGCCGTAATTTTCAACAAAAGAAGCTAAAAGTTTAGAACTGTTATAACGATAGCTGTTAACATTAAAATCTTGTTTATTATATTTACTACTGATTAAAAGAGTGCTACCAGTTTTTTTATAATAAATATAACGAATTAAATCAATCGCATTAGACGGAGTGTAATAACCGGCGTCAATTAAATACGCTTTAATTTCTTTATTCTTAAAATCGTCGATAGAAAATCTATTAGTATAAGACGGAATAATTTCCATTAATAATTCAATAGTTTCTTGTTTTAATGCAATACCAGATACAAGGCCTTTAATTTTCTCTACAAGTTCATCGACCGTAATCGGATAAATGATTGTAAATTTAATAGGATCTTGATCGTTATCTAAACCTAAATATTCGTTAGGTAAATATGTCGACTCTTTATCGACAGGAATAGCACCGAAACAACTTCCGTCTTCTTGATGAGTAAATACGGATAAATAATGTAAGGCTTGATGAAGTCTTAATTCATCTAAGTCCATAAGATCGACAGCTTTAACAGATCGATGTAATGTCGATTTATTAATTTGATCGATATATTGATTACCGTATTGACTTACTAATGTATTACTATCGTTAGCAGTTAAATAATCGGCGGCTTCGTCGACAACGTAAACGCCGCTTTTAAACAGTTTACCTCTTTTAACTGGATTAATCCCGTCTTCGATTAAGATTCGCTTAAACAACTTAATGATTGCATCACGTTTCTTTTGGTTTATCATATTTTCCTCCATATAATAAATAATGGCCGTAATAAACAAAGACATACAAGACTTCATTTATTACGACCATTATCCTAATGAAAATTGCCGGCGAGAAGTAAGATCATCCAATAGCTTTTTATAATAAAAAAGGAACTTCTTTATGCCGGCTTTCAAAATAATAATTAGGCGAAGAGTAATTGTTTTCTTCATTATTCGTAAGTTTAAAAGGAACTCTTTTATGCCTAAACTTATTATATTATATTTAATAGTTAATTGCAACTATTAATTTTAAATATGGAGTACTCTAGATTGAATTTCTTTAGTTCGACCTTCGTTCCAGAAGTTGTCTCCTAAATCCTTTATACCGTCGGTTTCCCGATATTTTTTAGCGGAGTAGACTATACCTTTAGCGCTTTCAGCGCTCTCACCATGGTAGTCGTTGAGGGTTATTCTTATATAATATAAGAAGCTTCCCTGCGGATTATCCAATAATTAACCTTTTTACTGTACCTGAGTAATTACTTCAGCCATTATTATATTGCTATAATAACTTAGTAGTCAATTCTCTAAGGATGTTCCCGCATATAGATGATTTAACGCGAGCCTTTATGTTAACCCGCAAGTTCTACGAATAACCTTAAGTGTGTTATGATCTTGATTGCCACACTTAGGACAAATCCAATCACCGTGACCATCAGGTAAAATTTCACCATCAAAACCACATTTCATGCAATGATCAAGCTTAGTATTAAACTCCCAATACATAGCATGATCATAAATATATTGAATGATTGTTTCCAATGCTTCAATGTTATTCGTCATATTAGGAATTTCACCATATCCAATAAATCCGCCAGTAGCATTTTCTTGGAAAGGTGCTTCAAAATCTATCTTATCAAAGATATTAATATTTTCTCTTACATCAATGTGATGCGAGTTAGTATAATAGCCTTTATCAGTTACATCTTTAATTTCGCCGAATTGCTCTTTATCTAATTTGGCAAATCGATAACATAAACTTTCTGCCGGAGTACTATATAAAGAATAACCATAATTCTCTTGAGTATTCCATTCGAAACATTTATCAGCCATATATTTAGTAATTTTTAATGCTAAATCTTGATGTTTAGTGTTAGATTCACCTGTTAATAATTTAATAGTTTCATATAAACCAATATAACCTAAACTTAATGTAGAATAACCACCAACCATTAAGTCATCGAGAGTATCTTCTGCATCTTTTCTAGCATAACAACCATACATCCACAATAATGGAGATATTTTAGCCTTTACTCCTAATAATCTTTCAGTTTTAAATTTAAGTGCTTTATGACATAATTCTAAACGTTCATCTAGAATTTTCCAAAATTTATCAATATTGCCATCTGCTACGATTGCACACTGAGGAAGATTTAATGTTACAACACCTTTATTAAAACGTCCATCTATAATAGGATTGTTTTCTTTATCATACCAAACTGATAGGAATGAGCGGCAGCCCATTGGACCAAATACCTGGCCATCTTTTACTTTTCTCATAATTTTAGCAGATACATAATCAGGCATCATTCTTTTTGCTGTACATTCTGCAGCAAGTTTGGTTAAATAATAATATTTACTTCCTGGTTTAGCATTATGTTCATCTAATGCATATACTAATTTAGGAAATGTTGGGCTAATCGTAACACCGTCCGGACCTTTCATGCCTTCAATTCTTTGACGAAGAATTTCTTCTGTGATCATAGCACATTCTTCTTCATATTCTGAACCTGGTATAAAATGCATAAACAATGTTATGAATGGTGATTGCGTAGCCATTCTCTACGTAGACTATATCTTCATCCTACTGAATAATAGGATGGGCGGCGCTTCCACATAAGGAATTTCACCTTATATGTACGGATTTCATCTTCTGTTCTAGAAGGTATATCCTAGTCGTTTGACCTTTTAGAAGATTCCTCTTCTAACTTGGCACCGGATTGCTCACGATATTTTTTTATACCTTTTATATAATTTTCTTTGGAATTTTTTGTTTTTATTTTTTGTATTTCTTCCAAAGATGAAGGATTTCCATTTTCAATAATATCTCCATTAGAATCTAGATATCTAAAAATATGTTTTTTATAAGTATATCGTTCTCCTCGACATACTGAACATATTTTAGAAAGATCAAATCCTGGCATATTTTTAGCACATTCAGTTGCGCTTGAGTATTCTTTACCAGTTGTTATACATATAACTGGCTTACTGGTTTTATTCTTTTTGCCAGTTTTACCATACATATGGTTCAATTCTCCACGTTGGGCATTTCCTATTTTCTTTTTAACTTCTTCAGTTAAATATGGATTATGTCCACCGCCCTTTAAATTGTAACCTTTATTTGGATTTGTTGTTTCATAATATTCAATCCAATAAGATTCTTTTTGATCTAATTCTTCTAATGTTTCTGCATCATCAACAATTCTCCATTTAAAATTTTCAACACCATATTTTTTCATTGCTCTAACAAATGCAATGCATTTACTATTTTTGTATTTAATACTATTAATATGTTGTAATTTTCTTTTATGTAATGTTTGAATTGTTTGACCGATATATCTTTTATTATTAATAATATTTAAAGCTTCATATATAATCATGAGTTTCCCGGTTAGCACAATCATTATTCGTCATTTATTACGAAACACTAATTATCGTTGATTGTACACCGTACTTTTGTACGTTCACCGCCTCCACTTACTATATTACTATAGTAAGGGGCCAGATTGACCGTTAACCGTCATGAGTGTATTTATCTGATATTGTAACGTTTGAATGCCATCTTTTAATTCTTTTTTCAACATTGTTGCAACGAGTACATCTTTATTTTGCTCATTACTAAAAATCTCTTCATATTTTTCTTTAGATCTTCTTAAGTAAGGAGCTAAAATTTCTTCAATGTTGTTTGCTGTTTGCCCGCCCAGCTGATTCGATGCAACTCCGGCGAACAGCTGGCTCAACACTGTACATGCAACTTGAAAAGATTTTGGTGATTCAATTTTCTTTTTGTTTACAACAGTTCCATTTGCAAGCATGTCTTTAAAATTAGGTAGTCCGCAGTTATGCATTTTTTGCAATTGGTAGTCCATATCATGCATATGAAGAATACCTTTATCGTGAGCATTCACAATATCAATCGGAATTATTTTTCTTCTAGATATATCTTTAGATACTTCTCCAGCAATTAAATCACGTTGAGTAGAAATAATATAAGCATCTTTATTTGAATTTTCATTAAGTGCTTCTTTATTAGTTGCATCAATTAATGTAAGTATATCATCATCTGAAGTATTATTTACTCGTTGATATTCACGCACTGCTCTATACGCTTCATAAGCACGAGCTACGTCTTTTTGTTTATGTTTAACGAGAAGATCGAATACCATTTTCTCGATACGCTTAATATCCAGTTCCTGGAGCATAAGAGCTTCTTGCGTTATTTCTTCGGCAATAGAATTAGCTATTTTTTCATTATCTTTAAGTAAAGAATGTTGTGCCTTACTTATGGCTACAATAATCTTAGATTTATCGAAATCGACCTTGCGGCCGTCTCTCTTAATTACGATCATTAATTAATCAACCTCATTCTTAATTAACAATTCGAAACCCTCGACGATAATAGAACGAGATCCATTAGCAAACTCGATAGAATACGCATCTTCTACAGTATCAGTAATATCGGTTACTTTCCAACCTTTATCGTATGTATTGAAACGAACAACGTCGCCAATTTGAATATCGGTTTTTTCAGTTCCTTCTGTCATCCAATATACATTAGGAGTAACCGTAACAATTTTTACATCGTCGGCATATAAATGCTTTAACGTATAAACTTTTAAAGATTGTTGTCCTTCGTACTTAAAATGTACATACTGTAGATTTCCGTTTGCATTAGGAATAAGCTCGTCCATACCTTCGATGAAGGTTCCGATCATCCTAGTGTCATTAGGTAGAGATATCCGGTTATCTCCGCCAAATAATACTTTCATATCATTAATCCTTTCTTGTTAATCGCGATAGTTAAAGAAAGTGTTCTATGTAATAGAGCAGAATATATATTACGCATAATATACTACATATAGTATTTAATAAAACATAGAACTACTAAATCTATTATACCAAATCAGTATAAGACAAACAAATGATTTTGTGGTATAGAAAACTCTTCATATATTTTACATGTGCCAAAAAATAAGATATAATAGTAATAGTTAATTATACTTATTTAATATGAGGTATTTTAAATAATATGGCAAATATAAATTATGAATCATTGTTCGCGGCAGAGCCAAACGAAGATTTAGTCTCTTGGTTATATCGTATGTATCTTGCTAAACAAGAAAACAATAAATTAACGGTAAAAAGAATTAGTGCTTTGGCTAAGACTTTTTTTGAAATAGATCTTGATGTTACGACGATTAATAGTTACTTCAACGATTTTAAAAAGAATCTAGCGCCAGCATCGACCGACGATAAATTAACATCGGCAGCTGTAGATATGCTTCTTAATGCACATGCTAAGAACGTAAATAGCAAAAACCGATCTGAACTCAATAAACATTTAAAATCGATTAGCGATCAATTCTTACTAAAAGAATTAATCGTCGAGGCGATTTCTAAAATCGAACCTCTTAAATACGAATTTAAAGATCTTCAAAGCGGCGAGTCTGAAGCTGTATTGTTATTAAGTGATTGGCATCGTGGACAAGTAAGCGATAACTTCTTCAATAAATTTAACAATGAAATTTTCGATGAACGTGTCGAAAAATTAATGAATAAGACACGAGAATATTGCTTACTAAATAATATTAAAACTATTCACATTTTAACGTTAGGCGATATGATTAACGGCGGCATTCATGTTCAAACACGAATCGAATCTCAAGAAAATCTTATCGAACAAACTATCGGTGTAACAGAAGCGCTAAGTCATTTATTTAACAATCTTAGCCAAGAATTTAATTTAGAATTATATTTCTGTCGTGGCAATCATGATCGAGTAACTCCTTCTAAAGAAGAAGCTATGAATGGTGAATCGTTTAGCGATATCATTCCTTGGTTCTTAAAAGAACGACTAAAAGGAAATGATCGTATTCACTTTAACGAAAATACCGTCGACGATGAAATTATCACGGCTAATGTATGTGGACAACGTATTATCGGTGTCCATGGACATAAAGATAATTTTAATAAAGCTATCGATAACTTGGCATTATTTACAAAACAAATACCGGATTATATCGTAATGGGTCATTTTCATCATTCAAGAGAAGCTGACCTTAAAGGCGTCGAAATGATTATTAACCCATCTTTATGTGGTAGTGATCGTTATGCAGTAGACGGACGTAAATTCTCTAAAGCCGGTCAAAAGCTTTTAATGTTAAATAAAGAAGATGGTCGATACGCCACTTACTTTATCAGTTTTTAAACATCCGATAAAAATAAATTATCATCGCGATAATAAATACTAAAAAGAAAAAATCGGCTATGCCTTTCATATTATTTTCTCCAATTAAAAAAGCCTCCTATTTTTTAGGAGGCTTAATTTTTTTAATAATTTTTTCTAACGTATCAGGATTATTATCTAAACCGAATATAGTATCGATACCGAATAATTCTATTACATACGATACTGCTCCTATTACGATAACAAGAAAAGCAATCGATATTAGCACCGCCGATATTAAAGCTATCGGCATTAATAATATACTAAAAAATGAATTAAATAATTCAAAGAATTGTCCAAGAATTCCGAATCCTAACGTTAAAAATAAATATAGATAAAAACAAAATTGTTTAGTCTTCCTTGTCATAGCCAGAACCTGTACTATTATGTAAACCAACAATTAAACAGCAGATCATAACTGCAAAGAATAAAATTATTAGACTCATTACAATCGTTGAAATAATCATTTAACTACTACCTCGTCTTATTTAGCTAACAAAGATAAAAATAAAAAGACTATACCGGCCAAAAGAATTCCTCTATAGATTTTATTCTTTTTAGGATCTTGTTCTGTAAGGCTAAATAGTCCTTGAACTCCGCCATAAATAATAGCGACGACAATTAATATTAAACTTATTCCAAACATTATATTTGTAAGCATATAGAAGCTCCTTTTATTTAAATAAATAACTAATTAATAATCCAGCTATAACGATAACAATGCCAAAGAACGAGAGTATTAACATGATTAAAGCCAAATCAGGTCCATCTTTAATTAAGTCATTAATAACATCTTTTAAGATGGAAACTAAAATTCCGCCAACGCTAATTAAAAGAATTATTACACCTATAGCGACAATAAATTTTCCTGCATCCATTATTTATAATCCTTATTATTTAATTTTATCCAAAAATAAAAAAATCATTGAAATTAATATAACAATAACTCCAATACCTAAAAATAAATCAGGCAAACTACTATAATCATGTTTTTTTATATCGACAATCATATCAAAAACAGCATCAATAAAACCACCAAAGATAGGAATCATACCTAAGACAATAAATGCTAATCCAACAATAAGTAAAATTTCATATAACGCCATAATTAATTATCCTTAAATACTTCTTCGAAAATCTTCGTTAATTCTTCTCCAGAAATATTCTTTAATCTTTCTTTAAATCTTGCCTTATAGGAGTCAATCATATCATCATGCTCTTCTTTTGCTTCTTGCATAGCTTCTTCATAGCCATTATCATAACCATCGTCATATCCTTGATCGTATACATATTGGTTACTTTTTTCTTCGACATTATTTTCTAACCATAGAGCAAGATCTTCTTTATTATCTTCATTTCTTAAATCATAAATGATGTCTTCAAGTGAAGTATTGTTTGTAAGATTTCTCATAATTTCATCTCCTTTAAAATATAAAATACGCAGCACTTTGAAATGTATAATGTATAAGCAGTTTTATATACGCAGAGAAGTTACTTTTAATACTCACCTTTCTGTAATTAAATAAAACTAAATAGTGCTGCGTATTATAAAAATATCTTATTACAATATATGTATTATGCTTTGGGGAAACATTTTATATAATGCAATAAGATATAATGGTACTCCCACCTGGATTCGAACCAGGGTGAATGCCGGTTATGAGCCGGGTGCTTAACCTCTAAGCTACAGGAGCATAAAAAAAACGACATATAGAATTTAATATAACTCTATATATCGTAAATTAAAAAATGGAGGAGAAGGTGAGATTCGAACTCACGGTACGTTTCCGTACGACAGTTTTCAAGACTGTAGCCTTAATCCTCTCGGCCACTTCTCCGTGGTCGCAGAGAATGGAGTCAAACCATTTTAGTATAGGCGCACTTCCATACTATTTTACTCTGCAATATTGGCTCCCCAGGCAAGGCTCGAACTTGCGACTTACAGATTAACAGTCTGCCACTCTACCAACTGAGTTACTGGGGAACATTATGGGAGCGGGAGTAAGAGTCGAACTTACACTAGACGAGCTTATGAGACTCGTGTCTCTGCCATTTGGACTATCCCGCTAAGGAGCTGCGTATGCAGACCACAAGACAATATATATAAGGAGAAAGGAGTTTATTATCATGAAACGTTAGTTTATTATATTAGAAAGGGAGGCAAACTAAACAGAAGACATGGGGTATGTCTAGAATCACGCTATTAAGAGATTTTTCATATTTAGGAGGTTTGTCTTGTTTACGCACGATCTGCATACGCTGTTATAGAGGAGGAAAAGTATGATAGGCACCATGAAGACTATTACCTTCATAGGTGCCATGGAAGTCCCTGAACACGGGGGGACGCTCAGGGATACTCCTCTTGTATTTAAGATAATGGGAGAACCTTAAATACAATTTTATTATACAGCAATTATTTAAATAATGCAAGTATATTATTTTTTGAAATCGGCAAAATTTAATTGGCTACCAGTTTTCATGTAAGCATTACAATAATCTTGGAATACGCCAGGATATAAATCACCGATCGAACCATATGTTCCGCCACGATTAGGCTCAGACCACACTTCGATATGAAGATGCTCGTCATATGTTGCAGGACCATCAGGACCCATACCACCAATTATGCCTATAGGTTGACCACGCTTAATAGTATCGCCAGCTTTAACGAATATTTGCGCCATATGCATATATACAATAGTCTTATTCGTTCCGTTAGCAGCATTAACCATTACAGCGTTATAGCCCCAGCCAGTATCCATTACTGTACCGTCACATATCGATAATATCTCAGGCTTAGGAGAATCGGGAATAAATACGACGTCCATACCTTGATGTGTATGGCTAGAACGAACTTCACCAGGGAAACCGGATAAACTAATAGACGGAATATATTGAGCCGCAAAGAAGAATCCCCATTTATCGTTATCGAATTCTGAAGCATAAAACTCTTTAGATAATTCTTTATATGCTACACACAATTCAATAAGCTTTTCTAACGAGTTATGCGGATCCATTGGCTCTTCACGCTTACCGGTAACATTGATCGTATATGGTTCCCAGAATTGAGATAGTGTCCAGGATCCTTGATTTTTAATATCGAGATTAAAATACTTTTTAGATTGACCGCCACTATTATTATTACCAGAGTTATTTGTTAATGCATATACAAAGTCTAAACGAGTTTTAAGATCTTCATGTTTTTTAAGTTCGGTCGTCTGATCTTTGGTCGGTTTATCACCGATAATATAAGCTTCGTTATAATAATAAGCAAGCATTACGAGCAAAGGATTATCGATTAAAGATTCTTCTTTAAGCTTCTTAGTAACACTTTTAATCTTATTAATAATACCATTATAATCAGAAGTATTTAATAGGCACATTAAAACAGCTAGTACGACAGTGTTGATATCTTTATGGACACCGGCATTTTTAATAGCTTCTTCCATCTTAACATAAGACTCTTTAGACTTAGCAATATTTTTAGCTTGATCTTTATAGCTACTAATTTTACTTACTGCAGATTCAGCTGATTTTTTAAATAATGGAATCTGTGATTTAAGGCATTCTTCAGCGGTTAAATAAAATAAATTATTAGTGTCGCCAGTCATAGCAGCACCAGCGGCTAACCCTGATCCATACATCGAAGGAGAATTCATCAGTTTAGATCCGTCATCGATAATTGACTGACGCCAGTTAATAATCGGAACTTGTTCTTCGACTGGTACTGGTTTCCAGTCCATCTTAAAACCTTCAGGCCATTCATCTTTAAGATCTTTATGAGGATCGCTTTTAGTAAGAGACGCACCTTCAGCAATATTAGCTAATTTTAACGGCTCTTGATAACGCTTAATATCGATTAAATCACAGTAGTGTTTCATATTGGAATATGATAATTGGTTATTATCGAGAAGAACACTAAGATTAGCGCCGACCTGATTAAGAATTTCGTATACCTGACCGATAATCGGTTCGATACGAGTACTTGTCATATACTGATCAATTTGAGTTTGCATACCGTCGGCAACTCTGTCGTCCGTAAGTTGACGAATAGCTCGATATTTTTCATAAAGAGTATTGCCGCCATAATACATATCGTTAATCGGGATGATACTCGCTAATCTAAATAGGTAACGTGTTACGGTCGACAAATGATTCTCGACTTGAACCATACGTTTCTCGACGTCGCCACCCATCTCGAGAAGAGCTTTAGCCGTGTTTAATTCAAACTCAGTTACCTTAATACTTTCTTTTACGATACGAGGCATATGTAATTCTAAATCTCGGATACGTAAATCTGTCGGGAATGGATCAGACGGATTTGGCACCATACCAGGAGTCGGTACCTTAACGGCATTATCATGCTTAGTCGGATCGAATTGAATCTGACGTTGAGCAATAGACTGCATACGAGTCATCTGATATTTAGCAGCTTCACTACCGTAAGCAGCTACCGACGTAATCGGTAACCCGACATTAAAACAGTCGTCGACATCGATTGTATCATAAGCATACAATGGCGGATTTAATTTCTGAGGACTTTTATCTTGAGCACTTAACGTATTATTTTCAACTTTAGTATCTTCAGACTTCTTATCAGAATCTTCTTTCTTAGCTTCAGGAGTATTCTTATCGTTAGTTTTAGTAACGTCACTTGTTGTATTATTATCTTTAGTGATATTAACTTTAATTTTATCCGGAACGTTATCAGTATGAGTAACGTCTTCTTTAGAATCTTCTTTTTTATCTTTTCCGAATGCAACTTTATCGGTACTTAATGATTCGAAACCAGTTTTACCGTCTTTAAGAGAAACCGATTTAACTTCGGTCGCATCCTTAACTTCTTTATTATCGGCAGTCGTTTTATCTAACGTTTTACCGAGAGCCCATTCTGGTACTTGATTATATACCGATACAATATCGGGATAAACAGGTTGACACGGAGTTTTACCGATCGCTAACTTCTGAGCATTAAAAACATCGTAATACTTAGGAGTTTTCTTTTTAGTAACAAACGTACTTCTAGTGCCGGTATCGGAAGGAGCCGTAGCATTATAAACACCACCGCTACTACTTGCTCCACCTGTACTAGAACCAGAAGAAGCAGGTACTTCACCTAATAGATCGTCACTTAATGGAGTTCCTTTAACGAAATGATCATAAATCATTTGAGCATAGCCTTGACGTTCTGGAACATTAGCGCCACCAGATCGTTCGAAACATTGTTCGAATGCCAATGTCGCTTGTGCAACATCGGTCATCTGTTTAATCTCGGGCCACTTAGGATAACCGTCACCATTAACCGGAGTCCATTCTAAAGGACCGTTCTCTAATTCCCATAAACCGAAGTTTAACTGATCTTCGAGATTATCTTCGTTACCTTTAAACTCGTTAATAAAATGTGGCCAACGATATTTTTTATCCCATTGGCATAAACCACGATGAGTATTATTATCGGCATGAAGATTCCAAGTAGACTCTTGCATAATATTGCCAAACCAAGCAGCTCTTGCTACTTCTGGAATATTTTTAGTGCCGAGATATTTCCAAGCTTGTTCTATTAATTGAGATATTTGAGCCATATACTATTTCCCTTCAAAACATTCGTAAATAATACGATTATATTCTTGGTTTAAACAAATTAGTTCTTTCGGGATTATCTTAACATGATTTCGGCAATGCTTCTTAGTCGTAGTATAATCGAGAGATTGATTCGATATTCTTTCTAGAAAATCTTCTGAGTAGCTACGGTAGTTAGATAATGATTCACTAATATACTCTTTCATATCGACATCTAATCGACTACTATCTCCATCCGTATCGTATAATACAAATTCCGATGTATATCCTAACGGCATTGGTCCATTATATTCGACATAGAATTGACTAGCAAATAGCTCATCATAATCATCGTCTATAACGGTTAAATAATCAGCATATAATAAGTATAATAGATATCGCAGTTTCTTAGGAGAAACGTTTGGCGACTGCTCTTTAATATACTGAATGACGTCTTCTATATAATTCATTAATTTCTCCATAAAAAAAGCCCTCACTCAAGGGCTTTAAAATATTCAGCAGCTTCTTTATATTCTAAAGAGTCCTGATCACATAATAATAAATCAATTAAATAATTGCATGCATCTTCTAGATTCATATGATAATACCTTTAATTTAAATAAGAACTAATTACTAATTAAAGTATATCATAATTTTTTGAATAAAAAAAGAGCATCCCAGCATTTGGTGTGTGTGGTCGAGTTGGTTGCTAGGACACTCTTGTTTTGTAGTCATATCGAAAGAATGTGATAGAGAGGTATCATTTGACTACATCCTTATTATAGCACGATTATTTTTTATCGTCAACTGCGACAAGTTCTCCGCCGACAACTTTCCATATTCTACCATCGGCAGCATCTTTACCGATAATATCTTCTCGAGTCATATAGTCGAGAGAATCGCTAAAGTCGTCATAGATTTCTTCTAAACCATCTTTAACATAATTAATCATGAAAGCATTTTTATCGGGAAATGGATCGACAAAAGCTTCTTCAATTTGACCCTTACGAATACGATTATATTCTTCCATCGTCATAATACAACCGGTATTAACGTGTTCGATAAAGAATTCTGGATAGCGAATTTGATCGCCACTTAAACTCGAATAGAATCGATCGCCTTGCCAAATGACTCTTCGTATTTGATATGCATCACGCATAATATCACCTTTTATTTAAATAATATAGATTTAATTCTGAAACATCTATATATTACTAACATCTTATTTCAATCGATTATTTAAATAATTTAATCGACTCAAATAAGATGTTGTACTGCTAGGCAAAAGGTGTGTGTATGCAAATTATCTAAACACTAGCAGTACAAATCTTAAATTTTTGTTACGTAATATAAATTAAATATTAAATATCATTAATTATTTTTGAGCGCAACTATAGCTATTAAATATTCTATTTTTATGCTATATTAAATAACACTTTATAAGGTTTTATTTTAAATTATATAAATCTCTTAAAAGATGAAAATTTAAATCCTATACTAACTAGCCAAAAGCATTATCAGTTAATTAGGCAGATTAGATTAAGTTTTCTTAAGATCGCAATCAATCCACAAATTATTATTACTTTATCGATCTAAAGATATTTATGTAACGTATGAAACTGTTAAAAATCGGATTACACAAGTATCGTAACTTAATCAGCTTAACTTACTCAATAAGTTTAATTATCTTAAATATCGTAACAGATTATTTATCCTAATCAACTTAAACATCGTAATAGCTTATATTATTTAACCTATCCTAACAGGAAACGTTTGTAAGTACTAAAATTAATCTTATAGATTGAATATTGTATTCCATACAATAATAATCATTCTGCGAGAGAAACGTTAACTGCAGCTTATTAAGGAATCGCCGCCAGCTTATTTTAGAAGATTCATTCGCATTATTTAACCGTTAAGCGACTGGCAAAGGTTTGCAAATTAAAAAGACGTTATGTGTGCAATCATAACATCTCATTATCTAAACCGTTTAAGCTGCCAGTCGAATCAAACGTTCTTAGCGAATGAATCCTAGGATTCAGAATCACGAATATTGTATATAGAATAAGATATTCTATTTTCCTGTTTTATATAGACTAATCCCGTGCGGCAGCACGAATTAGTAAAAAATATATATTATATAGTTTTGCTTCACTAGAAATGATTGTTTCTTTATTACTAAAGCTCTTGATCATTTCCTACGATATTAGTCTGTAGTATATTCACGTATACCTCTAGTCTTTCCCGACATTTAGCGTTTCCGCACAATCGTAGATCCCGTCCTATTGCTGTATTCACCAATGAGGAGTGTCCTCTTATTTTATTTAAGAGGAACGACTAGTCCCCCCGGGTCTTATTTAACCATGGTAGCTTTCTAAACTTAATTAAAATTCTTTATCTTAACTGCAATGTTTTGTGCATTCGCTACTTTAGGCTGTATACGGACTTGTATCCCATTTGCCCGCTGACGTTGATCCTGCTAGTTCCGACTTGAGTACACAAAATTACTCTTGTTGGTCCGGGATATAAACGGTATCGTATAGCTATCCTTCATATCCTATCCAACCACAAATCGCTATCGTTAACGACTGCAGATCCCTCGCTTTATTCATCGAGTATCGGCCTGCAAAATGTAGCTGATCACCGGGTCGATTTTCCTAGATGCGCTCGACCACACAACCATCGTTACGCCTAACCTATATTAACTCATCAGAGCAGGATAGCATTATCATCACGACAAGGCTTTGATATCCTTTATAGGCTCGTAACCCGCGCCATCGGGGTCCATACTATAGAGTTCTTAAATACAGGGCCTCTATAATACAATGCCTTCCATTACGTTTCCATATGTATATTTGCACTCTTACGTTGCAACTAGTGACATATTTCCATCGTCAATCCCTATGAAGACACAAGGTAGTTTCTAAATACGCTTTTATTAAATTGTTATCTTTATTATAATTTATAATTCGACTGTTGTCAAATTATATATTACACTAAATTAAAAACTGGATACAAAATTCTGCAATTCTTTTTTGTACGAATTTTCATTTCGATATAACTTTTGGTTATGGCCAAATCGAGTACGCACGTCAAGAAGTAAATGATATTGGTTATCAAGATTAATCTTTTGTTTCTTTAACGGTTTCTTTGCTAGAATAATTCGATCGAGTTTAAAGCTATCCATATCGACAATCTTTTCGACTTTGTCGGCATATTTATTAATAGAAATGACGTTGTCATCATTTTCATATTCGACTTTATCTAACATATCTTTATAGATAGCATTAGTATTATCTTGGTTGCCACTTACAAGACTACTTAAACCTTCATCGTCAAAATCGCCTTCGAGAACTTTTACGCTCTTAAGCTTTTCGGCCATGAATTTAATTAAGGTTTCCTGAACGGTACCAGCATAATACATATAGTAAATACTTACGTTATTTTTCTGATTTAATCGATAACTTCTTCGAGCTGCTTGACGCATCGTAAAGAAGTTCTGATCGAGCTCATAGAACACGATCGTCGTAAAATCCAATAAGTCTAGACCGGTATCAACCATACCAGGGTTACAGATAACAACACGAACGCCTTCTTCTTTTTTCTTTTCGAACCATTCAATTCGCTTCATCGCAGAAGTCGAGTTTTTAAGAATAGCAGTTTTAATACCTTCCTGTTGCAAACGATCATAGATAATACTATTAATATCGTTATTCGTATCATAATAAGTATAAACTAGAACGCACTCCTGATCATGGTGATTAATGATTTTCATTAATTCATCGAGCTTATGATTATCGCGAACACCAGTGCCACGATATTCGATATAATCGTCGGCAATGAAACATGGATTATCGCTCCAAGCTGCGAGTTTTTTAATCTCTTGATGTTTATATCGAGCCGGAACAATAGCGTTAGATAAATTACCGATTAAATTATTATAGGCTTCAAGATTTTCTTTATTTAACTCACATTTAATAATAGATTCATTATAAGCCGGGAGTTCAGAACTAACATCGTCCATCGACATGAATACACAACAGTTACTTAATAACTTAATAAAGATATTAGGATTGATACCAGGAGCATCTTTCGTTTTAATTGTGCATTCAACGTTAACATTAAGAACGTCTGGTCTATCTTTTTCGATAAACTGAAGATCTAAATATCGACCCCAATTATGACTAATTTTTACATAATCGGCAGCATTTTCAATTCTATGAGTATGCCAATCATAAGGAGTATATTCAACTTCTTTATAACTATAACGATCTTTAAATTGCTTTTTCATGCCGCCACGAAATTCAGGATCTCGTTTCATATATTCTTGATACTCATTTTTAATCTTTTCAGGATAAAAATATAAGAACATATTGTAAAGATTTTCGGCATAACCATTAAATAAAGTACCGGTTAATCCTAGAATCTTTTTAGCACAAGAAGCAAATCGTTGAGCCCCATGACCTTGAGCACTGCCTGTTAAGAACTCATGCATTTCGTCGACAATTAACATGTCGACATTATGGCGACCTTTACGTTGGATATACCAATCAAGACTAGCAAAATTAGAAGCTTCTTGTTCTTTAATATCGAGATCTTCGACATAATTATAGACTTTATATGACTGAGTATTTTTGCTATCAATTTTTTTACTATCAATTAAAGAAGAACAAGCTTTTATTTTTTGTCCAGCTAAGAAATCTTTATAACAAACAAGCTCTTCTTTTTCGCCTTTTTTATGAATACTTCTAGAAAAATATTCTAAGTAATGAAAGTATGCGTGTTCATTTCCGCGATCGTTACGAACAGAAGCATTTTCTTTGCCTTTACTTTTTACATTCTTAGTATGACGTAAACAATCGATGCTAGTCGTTCTAGTTTTAATCACGGATTGTTTAATACAATTAGGATTAACTAGAATATAATTAGTTGATAGTCGTTTAGTAATTTCAGGTTCAATTTGTTCGATATATTCTTTAGTGCTATTGCATTCATATATTTTTGCATTAGGAGCTAAGATATTAATATCTTTACTCCATTTTTTAATTAAATGAGTCGGGCACACAACGAATACATTTTTATTTGAACCATTTTTCCATAGACTAGCAATACTAATAGCCATGCTAGTTTTACCAGTACCTGGTTGAGAAATTAAGAAACCGGCTTTTTCTTTTTTGAGATGTCGGTGCATAGCGTTAATGATATTCTTTTGATTAGTGAATAAATTAAAATCTCGTTTATAGCCGAGATAATCACTTAATGCTTGTACTTCTTTATCGAAGCCCTTGCTCGGATCGAATGTAATATTAGTTGAATCGTTTACAGTAGCCGATAATTCATTAATATTATTACAAATGAAGTCGTTAATCGACATACCTTCATGAATATAATCAGGATTGTCGCCGTCATCAGCTTTTTGAACTATATCGTTAACACTATCAGAATAACAAGTAGTAGATGGAAAATTGAAGATCGTAAAACCAAGTTCTTCATTTTCTTTAATAGAAGAATTACCTAATGCTTCTTCTGTGTTGAAAAATAAATCGACCAAATTTTCATTAAAGAATAAACCTTTAGAGTGTTTATTTAAAAATTTAATATAGTTAGAAACAAGTATTTTTTTATTCTCATGAATATAATCAACTCGAGAAAAATTCTTTTTATATTCTAAGATAATACTTTCTTCTATGCCATCGATTAAAAATAAAACATAAAATTTATTTTTTGTTTCAGCATAGAATCTATGCATTACAGAGGGAAGACCAATTAAACTATTTGTCGATGTTTTTGTGCTTTCTCGTAATTCGATACGAAAATCAGTATTATAATTCTTTTCATAATATTCTAGTGTATCTTTTATTTTTTTGTTGTAAGATTTAGAGCCAGTACTATATAGATCTAATAAGATAAATGTATTAAAATCTGTAAATACCTTGGCCGTTAAATCTTTATATTTTTTATCGAAATTAAAAAAGGCTCTCCCAGATTTTTTGGAGAGCTTTTTAATTTGATTAATATCTATCTTCATTAATACAAATTACCTTTTTCTATTTTATTAACATAGTTGATATATGGTCGGCCAGACTCAACCGATTTAAATTTATTATCACCGATATATTCGAAGTTAGTAAACTTTTTAGAACCACCGACAATATAATTGCCAGCAATTTTATTTTTAAGTTTATCACTTAACATATACAAAGCAATATATTTCTTATCGACCGGCAATAAAGAATTAAATGGCTTATCTTTAATTTCGCCTGTCGTAAATTCGATATCGATAGCTTCATCAAGATAATCAACATAATTAGCATTGCTATAAATAAATTCTGGAATATCGGTAAGAGAAAACACTTTTATACCTTCTCGTTCTCCGATAAGTTGCCCATTGCTAATATCGACTTTGCTATCGACAAAAATAATAAATTTATTCTCGCCACGATTAATATCTGATGGTTGAGGATTAACCGCAATAATGTTAGGCCAAATACGTCGATCGTGGAATTTATCACAATAAAAACTTGTGAACAAAAGTGGATCCGTATTTTCTTTAATCTTTTTTAGATTTTTAAATAATATAATATCGTAATCTGTGTTAATCCAAAAATCGACAGAAGTCTCCATTTTATTTTTAATAAAACTATATGGATTAAATTTAATGTTTTCATAATCGCAAAAATCTAAAATAATTTTAGTAAAGTCTTTAATAAATGTATTGTCAACATTTGGACAGATATTACTAATTTCAGAAAATATTTCCCAGATTACAGAACGATAGAAGATAAAACGATGCAATGAGTTTTCGCCTAAAAAATTCGAATATAGTTTAATTTGAGTCGCAAATTCTTTTTTGATAGCATCGTTATTAAACTGAGCGAGATAATTCATTAAAATTTCTTCGAATTGCTCATGATCATTATCTTCTTCGTTTGCAAAATTTATTGTTGCCAAATATTCGTATAATTCCATATTATTATAGTCTGATTCAAATACATCAAGACGTTTACAAATTCTATCGACAATAAAAAATCGCGTAAGAACTTGAGAATAATAACGGATACCTCTTTGACACAAATAATATTCTTTAATTTTTAAATCTGGAAAATATTTTGCAAACATTGAATTAAACTGTTTTATTGCTTCTTTCATAATACTTTAAGTATTCCCCCTGCTTGTCAAAATATTCTAAACGTTTATTGATGCCACAAAAATCATAATAGCAATTAACACAGTCTACATTATTTAAATATAACATATCTTCATAGACACCCATTGCTAATAATTTTACGGCTGTTTTTTCTGGTAGAGATTTTAATTTAATTAAAATATCTTTCTTAGTGATCGATTTTATTTTTTGATACGTTTCTTTATTGACTAAGATATCGAAACCAAATATAAGCTCATCGTCGACAAAAACACTATTATAATTACTAGTGCTTTTAACTTCTTTCCAGCGGCGATTGATTACTTTTTCTTCTTTTTCTTCGACTTTAAAGAATTCATCTTTAAAATAATATCGTAAATAAGCTCCGATATAAATCATATAAGCATAAGCAATACCATGACTTTTATTGTAACTATATGACGTTGTATCAAGATAGATGTCGATAAGCTCTTTAATATTATTATCTTTAGCGATCTTCTCGACGCTCTCAAGATACTTATGATCTTTGTCTTTCATTAAACGATATGCGCTTTCTCCTGTTACATATTGTTCCATGATTTGAATAAATTGTTCTTGATATACAACAATTCCGTATGTTCTTACAGTATAATCCCACAAAGGACCCTTTAAAATAATTTTTTGACCGTTTTTTCTTTTTATATACGTATCTTTATGTTTAGATCGAATAATCGCTAGGCTATCGCTAAGCTCTTCAATACTGCAAGTTTTAACTTGTTTAATGCAAGCAGAGCTATAATCTGTATCGATTTGGAATAATCCTTTAGCAGATTGCCATATCGATTTCCATACATCGGTATCGTTAAAATTAATTTTAATATTATGCTTGTCGATAATCTTCTGATATTTACCGACAATAGAAGAACTTAATATATCGTACTTAGGAATGCTCTCAGATTGCAAAATTGCCATCTCTCCGCTAACTTCTTCAGCTTCGTATATATTATGTCTATCGATACAGTAACTCACCGGATTAAGCCGTTTTTTGCCGTTTTTATCGATAGTATATACTCGCCAAATATGACCTTTGTATTTACGATACAAATAACTAATTAATTCTTCTTTTCGATTGGCATCTACATCTAGATCGATGTCAGGCTTATGACCGCCAATAAAACGAGTAAAGCTTAATCCATATTTAATCGGATCGACCTTCGTGATTCCAAGCAACCAAACAACGAGACTTCCGACGCTACTGCCTCTACCATAACCAGTAGCGATCTTTTTATCTCGACAAAATTTACAATAGTCGAATACTATTAATAAGTATTCTTCCATATTTAATTTAAATAATGTATTTAATTCGTCCTGCAAACGATCGACATATTCACCAGATAGCTCTAGTTTGTTTAAACGATCATAGCAGTAATCTGAAATGAATTTTTGAATATCGTTCATACAGGCTCCTTTCTTTATCTAATAAAAAAAAGAGCTCCATAAAGGAGCTCTTATTACATCACATATAAATGTGCGTAAATACTTATATCTAATGATTAGAGTAATTTAGAATCTACATTAAATACATGATATTGAATTTGACCGAGAATTTCATACATTTGTAATGTTGTATCGATATTTTTTGTCGTTACAAGAATATCGCCATTCTCGGTAACTTCAATTGTAAATTTTTTGTTTTTATTTTCTTTTTTAGATTTTTTCATAATAGACACCTGCTAACACTAACAGCTAACATTAGCCGTTAATGTTAGCATTCAATTCTATGCTTATATTTTAATATATTTTTTGTTTACCAGCAATCCGGACAAACAATTTTTTTAGTGTCTAAATCATATACAGCACAATCGTCACAAATTACTTTGCCACATTTACTGCATACCATCTTATATTCTTCTTCACATGGTTGACCACATTGTTCACAACGAAAATATCTTTCAGGAATCGGAGGCTGATCTGATGCGAGTTTTCGCCACCATGCTTTAATCTTCTTAATCATAGGCCATACCTCTTAAGTTCTTTATCGAGAATTACTTTAGCAGCACAATCTTCTTCGACGCTTCTCATCGCTATACTCAGTTGATCTTTGTATTTATTAAGAACACGTTGGCGACAATCTTCATATTCGTTACTAAAATCTTTAAGTATATGCCGATAGTATGGAACTTGCCTATTCTTAATAAGACCAGGCAATTCGTATTTATAGATATTAGCCATATCGGCTAAATCTTTATCTTTATCGAGCCATACAATATCGGGATACAGATCATATTTACCAAACATCTCAATAGCTTGATCGACGTCTTTTTCTCCATGCCAATCTCGATCGTATACAATAACGGGCTTTAAACCAGTTGATTCAATCAGATTAACATGTTTATCGTCTAATATGGTGCCCATTGTACAAACACAATTTTGTAATCCATATTTAGTCGCTAGTATAACGTCGAAACAACCTTCTGTTAAATAAATATAATCGAGGCTATAGTTAATTTTATTTAACCCATATAGATAACGACTCTTAGTAAAGAACTTATTCTTATTGTCGACAAAATACTTATTAGCAACTTCGTCGTCGATAGCTCTTTTACAGAAGCTAACTAAATGATTATATGCATCGTATAATGGAATCGTAATGCGGCCACGAGTATCGTAACCTAAATTCCATTCACGAACATCACTACCGATTAATCCACGACTTAAGATATACCTCTGAGCTTTTTCGCTATGCTTAAGATTTTCTATATAGTCTTGATTTTCCTTTTCATTCGATTCGAGATAAGCAGTTTCTTCGTTCTGAGGTTTTAATCCAGTAATCTGAATTGCTTTCTCGATAGCATCTTGAAAACTTGCTTTTTTGTCACCATGGTTCATCATCCACCAGATGAAGGCAATAGCATTAGAACCGAATAACCTTTTTTCTGTGTTCTGCTTACCGACATGACAACCGAAGCAAGCCCAAGTTTGAGCGCCATGTTTATTCCAAATTTTAAAACTCGGAGTTTTATCGTTATGATCGGGATGAGGACAAGAAGCTTGCCATAGATTACCGACTTTTTGAACTTTGGTATACTGATTGGCAAGCTTAACAATGTCTATTTTTTCATTCAACTTACGGATAAACTCTGTAGTATATTTCATTATTTATCCTTTAAATTATTTAACGTAGAAAGCATCGTCACGATCTTCATATCGAACATTAGTTAATTCTTTACCATTAAGCAATACTTTACCATCGACAAATTCAAGATCTTTTTTAAGATTAGACCAAGAGAATTTCGTAACAGTTTTAAAGTATTTCTCATCGTCGATACCCTTAACTTCTTTTTCAAGTTCGACATCGTCGTGATCGATAAGTTTTTCTTGTTTACGATAGCCTGCCGTGCCTTCGATAAACTTAACAGATTTTTTACCGGTTTGTTCAAGACTAGATTGAATATACGGTTCTAACATTTGTTGTAACCGTTCAATTTCAAAGTCATAAGAACTACATTTACTATCGACAAACATTTTAACTTTATCCTTGTAAAGCTTTAACATTCTTTCAGCTTCAGCAATATCGTGTTCTTTTTGTTCTTGAAGCTCTTTAATACGTCTAATCGTATAGTTCGCTTCATCGATAGTACTAACGACAGCAAGATTTCTATTTTCTTCGTCGATGAAGTTCTGAAGCTCTTCGGTAAAACCGAGCTCAGAATTCTTCTCTTCTTCGATAAGATTAAATCCTAACATATTAATTATCCTTTCTGATAATACGAGAATGATATCCTTCTTTTTTATTCACGATCTTTAATGCTATTTCATCGTAACTGTCAGTCGCTATTAACTGATATACAAATACTGTATCGTGATTGCTGCTAGCTCTTTCGATACGTCCATGACGTTGAGTCTGGATTAAATAGCTGTCGGCAGGTTCCATCTCAATGAGATACTTGGCCGATGAAGCGTTGAGGCCTTCGCTGGCTGCGTTAGAGGCAATTAGGACATTGCATTCTTGTGTATTATTAAATTTTTGTAATTGATTGTATCGTTCTTCACTTGAGTGAGAGCCATTAATAAAGGCGATCTGAATTCCTTTAAAACGATTTTCTAAATACGTTTTAAGAATTCCTTGTGCTGTTCTATACTTACAGAATACAACAACTTTTTCGCCTTCACTTAAAATACTCTCGACTAAGTCTAAGAACAATTCAATCTTTTCAGATTTTTCACCAGTCACGTATTCTTGCGCCGCCTTACTATCGCTTAGCAACAATAACTCATCACTAATCGTAAGTTCTTGAGCAAATGTTTGTTTCATTAAGATCATATTATCGATCTTATTAAATTCTTCATTTTTTCTTGCTTCCTCGATTGAATTAAATCGCTCAAGCATAACTTCTTGTTGTGCTTTAAGGTCTTTAATTTCTTCGAGAAGCTGATCGCTCATAGCTTGCGTTTTTCTGCCTAAAGAGCAGAATTTTTGAGCAACGACAAGTTTAGGTAAGTGACTACTTACTTCTTCTTTTGTTCGAATAATTAAATTATGTTTAATTTTATCGGTTAACTCTCGTTCATTACGAGAGCCGATAATGTATCCAAGACTATTCTTTTTGACATACTGCTTATCAAATTTGTTTACATTGGTAAACAAATCTTTTTTAATAAATCTATATATGCTAAATATATCTCGAGGATTTTTTTGAATCGGAGTTGCTGTTGCTCCGAAAGTATACTTTACATTATTAAATTTATATAGGCTTTTACTTCGTTTAGCTTGATAGTTCTTTACGTACTGTACTTCGTCGGCAAAGATATATTCTAATTTCATTGCCAATAAACGCTCTCGAACTTTTTCGTCGTTAAGCGTTTCGTAGTTACAAATAAGTAAATCGCCGACAAACTGATTATCGAAGTTTTTCTTAGCCTTTGCTGAAGTTTCTAAAATACTCGGTATAAGATCACTAAACTTTTGAACTTCATGGTACCACTGAACCTTTAAACTACTTTTAACTACGATCAAACCTGGACCTTTTATTTTCTTACGATCTAAAAGTTCCAAGTATAAATCGATAGCTATTAATGTTTTGCCAGCCCCGCAACTTGCGACGATTAAGCTGCCTTCATCGATATCGAGAAGTTCTTTCACGGCTGTTTTTTGATAATTATAGAGTTCATATTTACATTTACCGATACCTTCGATGCTAAAATTCGGACAATACAATAGCAACCGATGAATATCGTTAACCTTCCATTTACCTTGTTCGATAAAGTCGGATGTCTTTCCAAGCCCATAAAGTATTTTATTTAAATCTTCTTTATTAATATTTTGAGGAACGACAACATTATTTAAAGTATCAATTATCAGATCATATCACCACCTTTAATAATATATAATACTATTATACACTATTTAGATCTTGATCTTCAATTGGTTTATTGAAATTTCAATACCGGCAACATTAAGCTTTATACCGTCTTCTTGATGTTTCCGGTATGTATACCTTTTCCAAGGCTTTTTCAAGCTTTTGTAATTTTTCCATGTTTTGTTTGATGCATTCATGATCTGTATGTACCTTCAACAATCTTTTAATGCCGCCAATATATGACATAATGTCAAGAATTTGTTGCCGAGTCGTATAATATTGGTTCTTCAACATTGTTTCTTCCTCGGCAATAAACTGACTAATTTCGTAGTTAATGTCTCTTGTTAACATAGTCGTTATACAATTCCCTTAACTGAATGATATTACAATTAGGATCATAATTCATTTCTTTTAAAAACTGAATAAATAAAGAATCTTGTTCTTTGATTTTATTAAATAATTCCGGAGTCTTTTCACCGATACGTTTATTAATATGATCTAACTTGGATAATTTAATATCGTCTGGCATGGATTCATCGAATAAAATTTCCTTAAATGATTGGAATGTTTTTCGACGACGTTTCCATGTATTATAGTGATCACATTTAACTTTGTACATTTTGCCAGCATTATCTGTAATTACATAGCCTTCAATATCTTGCATACCGCCAACAAGCTTTTCGACACCAAGTTCAAACTGATATGGAGCATAAACTATTTCTTGTTTAACGAAACTAAAAGTAGTTTCATAAGCAAGATTAATGTTTTTACTTAACTCTTCTTTTAACGCTTCACTTAAATCTCGATCGATATTTCTACCGTTGGCTAAATGTAAAACATTCGGCACAAAATCTAAAAGATACATACGTTTTTGACCATGATAATTAACGATATGAGGATCGTCTGGATGAATTACTTCGAATACTGCAGAACAATTACTTTTCTTAAGAATTCTAATAATTTGTTCTTTAACCTCTTCTGAGATTAAATTCCAAACATCTTTAATGTATCGAGCATGATCTTTTTCAGTCGTCGATTTACTTGCGATAATCAATTCGTCTCGACGATGATCCCAGCTGATAATTCCTAAGAAGCCGTTTTCTTTCATCGCAAGTCTTACAGGATATTGTAATTCTTTAATTTCGTCTTCTTTACTATTACGTTCGCCAATATTAAAGAATTTATCATAGCTTCTTGCAAGAACTTCGCCAGTAATAGAATCGACAAATAAACCTCGAGCTTTAATAGTGATATCATTCCAGATAGAGTGATGGAATACTTCTTCACTAAAGTTAAGACTTAAAATATTATTAGGCAACTTTTTAACTTTTACATGCCGGCTATTAGCAATAGCATTCACTTCGAAGTCATCAGTGCTATAATATTCACCTTTAAAGTCTTCAAAAAGCTTTTGATTTGTTTCGATATAATTTTTATCGTAAACTTCGTTTCGAATGCCGCTGTATTCTTCGCCGTCTTTACTTAACACAAAATATTTCAAGTATCCGCCGAATTCGACTTGACCTTCTAACGGAATATTATGTTCAGTACGTCTTGCTCCACGATGGCCGAAAATTTGATTAATCTTAGTATCGCTTCTTTCATAACATATTTCATAGAAAGACGCTACATCACTTTCATAAGCACCATGACCATTAATATATTGTTCAGCCGCCATAAGATCGATTGGTTGAGTCATTAAACCAGCATGGTTAACACAATATTTTTTGTCGCCAAACCTAAAATAGAATGCCGGGATCATATCACGATATAAGATTCTTAATTTTTTAGATAATTCTTTATCGCTAGTATATTCCTTTTGCCATTCTTTTAAAGTCGTTAACTTAAAACGTGTCATTCCATTATCCGTTCGCTGATCGGCTTCACCAAATGCCCAATCAGCCCAATGTGCTTCATGATTACCTTCTAAAAGAATGACATTCTTTTTATCTTGAATTTTAAATAAAGTATTGAGTACTTCTAAGTTTTCGATGCCACGATCGAAATAATCGCCGACAAAAATATATAAGTTTTTATCGTTATCGATATTATATTTTTCGTCGTAAATTAATTTTTCTAATACAGTGTTGCAACCATGGATATCGCCGACAAAAATAATCTTATCATAAACTTCTGATAAGTCTTTATTTAAACCTTCAAAATCACTTCGGAATCCTAATGTATCTAACTTAGTAATACCAGACGGCATCTTAGTATTAACCCAGTTATTATACATAGTCCTAATAATATGTTCAGGAGCATAATCTAAACTAAATCGTGTTTCATTTCTTTGAAGATATACTTCTAGATCCTGACGTTCTGGCTCCCAGTAAAACAATCGATATTTATAACGTTTAGCTAATTCCTTATACCGATTAATCTGTTTCGAATGCCATTTCTGAGAACTACAATGAGTAGCATCGATAATGGTCGGAGAACCAGTTTTCATTCGATTAACAAGCATTCTATCCAAAAGTTCGAATACCAAAGCATTATCTTCTTGGCTAACACTGACATCGCCAGCGATACTTAATTCAGGAGCTCTTAACATTAATCGAATACTATCAGGAGATAAAGTATATGCTTCAAGACCGGCGGCTTTAATAGCTGAGCTTTTCCCAGATCCGGGACAGCCACGCATAATAATTAAATCTCGCATAGTTATTTAAAATCCTCTAGTTTCCAAATTTGTAAGCCTTTTTTTACAGCAAGTTCCATTTCTTTCATACATCCATTGCTATGAATATAGTCACCACACATGATAATCCCATCACAGCGTTCAAGAAGATCGAGGCAAATTTTCAACCCATCTTCATAATTTAATTTGCCATCAAGAGTGCCAAAATTATGAATCGGGCTAATGAAAATAAATTGATCTTTATATCTTAAAACCAAATCTGATAAAACTTTATTAACAGCATTTAAATTGTCTTTAGGACTTCCATGAGTCAAAAATGGATGACTAATATAGACTAAAGGCTTTTTTGAGTAATTAAAATTCATTTTAGAAATAGATTTTTTTAATTCACTTTTAAATCTTATTTCATCTTCCCAAATACTTTCCATTTATCCTCCATTATTTAAAAGAATTCAAAATAGATAGCATCATCATCTTCAATTTCTTCATTGTTAATAATAACGCCTTTTTCAATTCTTAATTTATGAGCAAAACATTCATTCCAATCGATAATGATAGTATTGAAATCTAAATTATATTTTTTAGATAAAGCAACAAATGCTTTTGTATCAATATCATATCGATGAGACATGATCATGCTTATATAACAAATATCTTCTATATGATTATAGGAGACATTAACCTTGTAAACATTGTTAGGAGGGAATGCTTCACCAACATTTAAAATGTCGAGACATGATTTCTTATTGCGAATATCTGCTTTTTGTAAAAATTCTGCAATACCAAAAGAATAATCTAATTCATAATTGTGTTTTGTTTCAGATTTTATGCTGCCATCTTTATTTTCGATAATTATATTATCGATAAAGTTTTCTTGAACGAACTTATTCATGTTTTCAAAAGATCCACGAATATTCATTTTTCCGACTGCCCAATTTGCCATATGTTAATTTTCTTTCCTATATGTAATAATTTGATATTCCACAACATTATATAAAACATCTGGTGTTGTGCTTAGAATTCTAGTTGATTCAATTATTTTTCTATTAGATACAAGATATCCTTTATGCTCCATGTCTTTAATAGACTCATCAACAAAAGAATCTGTTTCTTTATCCATATCGTATTTAACAGTAATTTCAACTGCATTATTAGACTTATTAATAATGTCAGTATTGCGAGCATTTACTACTTTACTTAATGGACTTTCGTATACAACAGGATCAGGTGTATCTTGACCACAGCCTATAGATATTAAACAGATTGACAGAATTAAAATATATTTAATTATATTTTTCATAAGCATTTTTCAAATTTTATTTCTTGATGGCATCAGCAATAATATTTACATAATCATTTAAATTAGCTTTAAACGCTTCGTTTGCAGCACTAATATTATCTGGTGTAACATAGCTAGAGGCAATTATAGTAATCATCATTTCTTTAGAAGGAATAAAGATAATGCAAAGAAAACTAAAAATAGTTAGCGCAATTAAAGGTTTTTTAAATTTATTTAAAAAATCCATTTCTTTTTTTGCACTTATATAAAGTTCTTCTTGAGTTTTTTTATAATCACTTGTAGATTCAGGATAAACTTCAATATATGAATCATATCCGTTAATAGTGCCCTTAACTAAAATAAAGTCAATAATCCAAATAACATTAGCAATCATAATAAAAATAAAAGCTCAGTGATTAAATTCATCTAAATTAACTAATGCTTGCAACCAAAATATGGTCCAAGGACTAATAATAGGATCCATTATTTAAACCTTTCTATTTCTTTAAATTTAAATCAGTAGGATATTTACCATACGTATTATTCCAATCTTTAATTTTTTTATTTAATTCTGCGAAATAATGACAAGGATCATTATATTCTTCAAGATTAAATTCTAAATCTTTAATATTTGTAATTTCTTGGTCCCAAGAAGAGATAATATCAGATTTTAATTCATGAGCATATTGTGGTTCTACATTATAAAATACATATTCATATATTTGAATAAAATCTTTAATAAAAGATGTCGGTAATTCGATATCTAAGACATCTTCAATTTCGTCGAGAATATATTCACATTCTATGTAAATTTCACGATCGGTAATTTCGATGCCATTAATAGAACCTTTGAATTTTTGAATTATTTTTGCGTCCATTTATTTGACCTTTCCATCTACAACTGAATAACCATATTCATTATAATAATGTTCGACATCAGCAGATTTGTCAGGATGAACAGTTACGACATATAAATAAGTAACATCGCTACTATAATTAAAAACAAAAATACGATTATTAAAATCTTTTTCGTTGTAAGCAATTTCTTCTAAACAGTCTTCATTAAAATTTTTAAGATCTTTTTTTATAGCTTCTATTGCTAATTTTTTGTAATGATCGTGTATAAACATAGTTAATCCGCAAATTTACAAATGCTTTCATCATTTGCATAGTCCACAATCCAAATTTGATATGTTTCTCTATTAATTAAATGACGAACATATTTTTCGATAGAACAAGCTTCTAAGAAGCCTTTTTTAGATTTCCAGATGATATTTCGAATATCTTTTGTTTTAGTATCAATAACTTCAATTCTAAATTCTAAAAAATCGTTTTCATACAAAGCTAAAAGATCTTCTTTAATGTGTTTTTCGAATTTAGATAATTTAATGTTTAGGTCATCATTTTCATCGATAAGATATGTTTTATATAATCCAGATACTCCATCATGTAAATTAATAACAAACATAGATATCTCCTTTATTTAAAACAATAAGCCTCCCAATTAAGGGAGGCTATAATTAATTATTTATTAGTATAAGTTTTAGTACCGTAATTATCACGTTTCATATGAGTGAATGGATCGTCGTTTTTGTTAACACGCAAACGTTCTGTTTTATGAACAGAATTATCTTTACCAGCTACAGTATCGATACGATAACGCATGATTTTATTTACTTCTTCAAGTTCTGGTTCAAATTCTTTAATAGCTTTAGCCATTTGAGCATCGATAATAGCACCGTTATTTACAGCTCTCCAAAGAGCAGCAGCAAATTCATAACGAGTCATTTTAGCATCGCCTTTAAATGTACCATCTGGATAACCATTTAAATAACCTTTATCAGATAATTTCTTAACGAAATCATATGCCCAATGATCTTTAAGAAGATCGCTATATTCAAAGTCTACATCTTGACCTGCTTTTTGAGCAGAAAGATTTTTAACTAAGTTATCATATTTTTGAGAAATAGCATTTAATTGTAATTTAAGATCTTGAACTTCTTTAGCGACAGCTACTTGTTTATTAGTAGTCATAGAGCTATGAGAACCGAA